ATATATTACAAATATTACATTTATATTACATTTTAAGAAAAGACTTGCAATCTATAAAATTTAGGTGTATAATATCGATAGATAAAAAATAAAGGAGTGATAAAAAAATGAAAAAAAGAAAAATGAAAAAAGCAAAAAAAATTAATTTAGAGAAAATACTGTATATTGTTATGATTTTAGCAATTGCAATATTAACAATATACGCATTAGTGAATAGATTTCAAGAAATAAGAACAATGAACATAAGTTTATTTGAATTTTTATTCCCAACTATGAGATAAAAAACGAAAGAAGGATAAAAAAATGGATATACAAGAAATATTAAGAAATATCGAAAATGAAAAATTTGATAATATAGAGAATACACAAGACTTTTACAATAGCACAAATAAAATAAGTGAATAACAAAAACAATATAACAAGTAAACAGAACTTGAACAGATTGAAAAAAAATAAAATAGGAGTGGATAAATTATGGAAAGAAAAGAAATAAATTCAAGTATAAAACTTGATACAATAAAAAACAGACTTGAAAGAATAAACAAGACAACGAAGCAATACAAATATGAAATAATAAAAGTCAAAAAAAATATATTCAATTATGAAATAGCTGGAAAGACAAAACATGGAGCAATAGTATTTCAAAAAAGCTTTATTGATAAAATAGATGTGATAAACTTTCTTGACGGAATAGACTTTCAAAAAAGTATAGTGGAATACAAATATTAATCAAAAAAAGGAGTATGAAAAAATGAAATATATTTTATACAATGAAAAAAAAGAAATAGTTATCGAACAGAAAGACAACGCAACGGTACTTGCGAATTTTACAGCGGACTTATTTAATAAGTACATTTTGAAAAGTAAAGACGTTAAACAAGTACAATATCATTACAATTACAGCGACACGCAAAAAATAACTTTTATATTCAAAAATGGATATAGGGCTATTTATTTAGATATACCAACAAAAACACGGTTATTTGGATAATTACAAGATTACATTCAATATCAAAAACAAATAATAGCTTACATTTTATAGAGTGATGAACCTAAAAATTAAGACTAGTGAATTTTTACTAGTCTTTTTTTGTTTTATATGATTATTTTATACTTTATTTTATAAAATAATGATACAAGACAAAAACTAGATGCAAAAAACAAGTACATTGAAAAATTAATAATTGACGCATAAAAAACCATTTTAAGCCGTTTTTTATTCTAGCTATATAATTATATTATTTTAAAATTTTTATGATATACGGCGAAAATAAGGCTTTCGAAAATCCATTTAAAAGCGTTTTAATATTTTAGCAATATAACTTTATGCCTAAAATTAGACCGCTTCTATTGCTAAAATTGGCGTTCTGGCGTGGAATTCTAAAATTCAAATACTAGAATATTATAACATAAAATCTAAAATCACACAAAAAACATAATATACTAAAATCAAATATAAAGGGATTTTATAATATAATAGTATAGTTATAACATTAAAATATAAACCAGCTTGAAATTGAATATAAAGGAAAATTCCATAAAATGGTAAAATTTTACATAATTTGTAAATAAGAACAAAAGTTAGGTAATAAGAAAATATTTAAAAATTATGTAAACCAAGAAATGGTAATATGAAAAGTCAAAAAATCCACCGACTTTGGGGCAAGGCGAACGAATGGTAATAAGCAAATATAAAAAAATCCCGAGCAGATAAAACAAAAAAATTTTTAAAAATGTTTATAAAATCTATTGACAAGATTTTAAAAATATGATAATATAATAATCGAAGGGAGAGATAAGTCCTATGAAATAAAAAATGAAAGGAAGTAAATATTATGGAAGAATTAATAAAAAAATTAGAATATGCTAAAAATGCAGCACAAAGTTGTCTTAAAAGTGCAAATTGCAATGTAGATATGCACGGCTTATCTTATTGGGCAAATGAAGTAGAGAGATTAAGAAAAGAAATAATAGAAAAATTATAAAAAAATAATGTAGGAGGTATAGAAATTATGACAGAATTAGAAATATTAGCTCAATTAAAAATGGCATATTTGAGTTTAGAAGATATAAGTGAAAATCATGGAGGACAATTAACAGAAAATGAAGGAAAATATATAAGATTATCTATGCAAAATTTAGAAATATTATATGGAAATATTTATAAAAGAATAATGCACAAAAATAATAAAGCTTTATATTACAAAGAAAATATAAAAATAGGAGATTGTATTAATATTGATTATACAATAGAAGATACAGAAATAAAAGAAGCTATAACATATAATGACATGGAAAATGGAGAAAAATGGTGGGAAGATTTTGATTATTTAAGTTTTTAAAAATGTTAAAGTATGGAGGAAATTATTATGGATTTTTTAAATGATAAAGAAAAAACACATGATTTATTATGGTTTACAAGAACAACTTTTTTTGGTCAACATCCAGACGTAACAGAACAAGAATATAATAATACTTTAGATAAAATGTGGGAACAATTAGGCGATATACCAGTTGATGAAAGCGGGACAAAAATTGAAGAACCATTTTATAATTGGGAAAAGGGTGCAAACAAGGAAAAAATATGGCACTGGTTTGATGAAAAATTAGAAGAAGGAATAGGAAAAAGATATTTTAATTAAGGAGATAACATAAAATGGAAAATAATGGAAATATAATAGATTTTATATTTTATAATGAAAATGGGTTACAAATAAAGTTAAAAGGCAAGCAAAAGCCTTTAAAACTTTATGAAAACCTAAAAAATAAAATATTTTTTGTAAATAACGGCAAACAAACTTTATTATTTAAAGATACAGACTTAAAATTAATTTTAAATTTTTATGAAAATATATTGACAAAATGATTAAATAGGTATATAATAAGGATAGAAAGAGAGGTAAAAAATATGGAAGAAGTAAAATTTTATAATGAAAATTTAGAAGAAATTGAAAAAGATATAAATATGATAAATAATGAAGAGAATTTTTTAATTAAATACAAAGGGAATATAGTTAATTTAATGGAATTCCAACAAGATAAAGTTAATGGAGAATATCCAAGATATATTCAATTTTTTAAAAATGAAGAAGAGTATAAAGAACACAAATTTTATGATAGTGGTTGTGTTTTACCAAGTAAAATGATTGAATATATAAAACACATAGTTAATATTCATTTAAAACATAAATATGTAGTTAAAAAAATAAAAAATCAATATATACTTAATAATTATTTTAATGTCAACAAAGAATTCGAAGCAATTATAATACATTATAATAAAGAAAATTTACATAAAAAGAATGAAAAAGTGAATAAAATATTGGCAAATTTTAAAAAAAATAATATTCCTTATGAAATAGTAGTTGACATAGAAAGAAAATTTTATTTAATAGAATATAATAAAGTAAAGAAAGGAAGATAAAATTATGAAATTTAAAAAAGAAAATATTTACATATTAAAAAGAATAAACCATGAAACGGTTAAACAATTAATACCAGCCCGTACATTTGAATATAAAGGACATAAATTTAATTTGCAAGGAGATAGCAAAAGTGGTTATTCAATAAGCGACAATAGAACAGGTGTGTTACTTGGAGTTTATTTTGAAAAATTAAAAGATATTGAAAAATATTGTGGCAAATTAGATATACTTATAGATTGGGAAAATAAAAAATCTCATAATTATATGTATCTAATAGATACTTTTGAAAAAGCTAGAATTGTGGAGGTATAAAAATGGATTGGATAAAAAAGTTAAACGAAAATAAAGATATAATAATAAAAGATTTTAAAGAATATTTACAAGAAAATTATACAGAATTTTATAATAATTTGGATAATTTTGTATTAAGTAAAAATTTTAGAAGTTTTGAAATTGAATTAAAAGCTATTGAATATGTTGATAACTATATAACAAGTCTACATTATGATATACAAGATAATACAGAAGATTATACAGAGCAATTAAGCGTTGAAAATAAGATTATAAAAATATTATTGAATTATTTGGGAGTTGATACAAGTGGAAATTAAAAGGGGCGATATATTTTATGTTGACTTAGGAGAAACAAAAGAAAAAACAAGTATTCAAACAGGAATAAGACCAGCGATTATAATTTCAAATAACAAGTGCAATAAATTTAGCCCGATTTTGTTGGTCGCCCCACTTACTTCTAAAATAAAAAGGACGGATTTGCCGATACATATTGAACTCACAAAAGACATTGAAAACGGACTAGAATTGAATTCTATTGCATTATTAGAACAAATTAGAGCAATAGATAGAGAGAAAATATTTACAAAAATTGGAAGTATTTGTGGAAAAGATTTGGAGAATATAAACAAAGGTTTGGAAATTAGTTTGGGCTTAAATAATGACCAATTCAAAAATTGTTTATAAAATTTATAAAAATACTTGACAAATTGTTTAAAGTATATTATAATGTGTTTAGAGTTGGAAAAACAACAAATAAAAGAAGCAATACCGCTTCTAAAGGAGGATAAAAAAATATGGCAATGTACCAAGATTGGTTTAAAAAATACGATAAAATTATTAAGCAATCAAAAGAAAATGAAAAAAAAATGAAAGAACTTTTAGATAAATTTATGAAAAATAGTGATGAAATTATGGAAAGTTTGAAAAAAGGTGCTGAAATTGTAGTTAAAAAAAATCATGAAGACTTTGTGATTTATCAAAAATTAATAAAAAAAATAAAATAATTTTAAAAAAGTGTTGACAAAAATAAAAATGTATAGTATAATGGAAGAGAGTATAAAAGAGATTTTTAACAATAGTGAAAATATAATAAAAGTAGAGAAATAGAAAGGAGTATTATTATGTATAAGTATAAAATAATTATAAAATATTATGGGGCATTATGTGATAAAGAACAACTTGATGATGAGGAAGTTTTTGATGAAGATGTAATATGTTTTACAGACGATATAGAAGTAGTAAAAAATGAAATAGAATACAAAATCAAAGAGTGGATAAAAAGAGGTTATGTATTAGATTTTCAACAGGATAAAAATGTTATAAGATTATTCAATGGCATACAAGAAAACTGGAACGATTATTTAGAAATATATTATGTTGAAAACAATAAAGCACAAGACTTTTATATTTATAAATTATATAAATTTGGATATGTTGAAACTATAATATATGAAATAGAAAAAACAATATTAAAATTAAAAAACGAAATTGTTAATAATGGAATGAAAAATAATACTATATTAGAGTTGGCTTTATTAATAGAATTAAAAAGATTTTTAGATGACCCTATGTTTTTAAGAAACTCCTTAATAGAAGATGTAAAGTTAATGTGTGAATATAAAGGGGGACTTATAGATAGTGTAGTTAATAGTTATTTTAATGCTAGTTTTGGTATTTCTTTTGATGATTTAAGAATAATGGTTAATAATTTTTTAAAAGATTATAAAAAAGATTAAAAATTTTTTATAAAATCTATTGACAAATGAATAAAAGTGTGGTATAATAATTATAATGAAAGAGAGGAATATATTATGAAAGTTAAAATTGGTACAAGTGGGAATTTATTTTGGGCTTTATGCAAAATTATAGGAGGAGAAGAATGGGATAAAGGAAAAGAATTAGTAGAAAATGCAGAAAAAGATGATGACGGATATATATTCGATATTGAATTAAAAATAGACGGTGTAGAATTTGATTTTGATAGTATTATAACAGGTTTACTTCAAAGACAAAATGAAGAAATAGAAAGACAAGTTCAATATAAATTAGAAGACAAATTTTACGATATAATAAATAAGGCACAAGACATTATTGATAATTTAGACGAAATAAGTGATAAATTAGAAAATTAGATTTTTTTAAAAAAACTATTGACAAATTAAATTTGTTATGCTATAATATAATTAAGTTAAGAGAAAGTTAAGACTTACAGCTTCAAAAAAGTTAGTTGCGAGAAACACTCAACGAGCGATAAAATATAATTATGTAAACCGAAAATAAAATAGACAAACATTAATATTTAAAATCATACTAGGACGCACGAGGATTAGTTTTAAGCGATTTTTATAATTAGACAATATAATTATATATCTAAAAAATTTATTTTCTAAAATTTGATTTTAAAAGCTTAAAAATTTTTAAAAAAGTTTTTAAAAAAATATTGACAGATTTTATAAAATATGGTATATTTATAAATGAAGGGGGCAATTATATGAAAGATATATTTTTTAGAATAACTACAAAAACAAAAAATGGCAAAACATTATATTTAAAAGCTGGGATTGGAAAATCTTGTAAATGGGATTTTGATAAAAATGAGGCTATATGGTTTGAAACTTTAAATCAAGCCGAAAATTTTGTAAATACATATTTCAAAAATTTTAAGAATTACACTATCCAAAAATTTTTTGTAAAATTTTAATAAAAGCATTGACAAACCATTAAATATATGATATACTTAAAGAGAAGTCAGGAACAGGAGGTGAGAGAATGTACGAGATAAAATTTAAAGACTTGAAAAAAGATAAGAATTATGTAGCACGATTTGAAAACCCGTATCAGCTAGAACAATTTAAAAAAGACTTAAAAAAGAAAAAATACATAATTATCGTTTCTGAATTCAAAATTACATAAAGTTTGCTAGAACTTAAAACTAGAAAATAGCAAGTGGGCTATAATATACTCAAAAGGTATATTGTAGCTCTTTTTGCGTTTTAAATTGAACTTTGAAAACATTATATGAGCCACGAAAATCAAAAATAAGGCGATTTTATTATTAAATAATAAAATTATATTATATATTCATTATAAGAATTACATGCTAAAATATTAAGCCTTAAAATCGTTTTTAAGCGTCTTTATATTTTAACGATAAACTTATATTGGTATAATATAAAAGTAGGTCTATGGCGATTGTCGTTTGTCCTAGACATATCTGGTGTTTATTATATAGAAAAATAATATGATAGATTAGAAAATTATGTAAAGTTTACATAATTTTAAAAGATTAAATCAAAAATATTTGGATTTTCAAGTTGGCATAAATTGGTAATATAAGAAAGTGAAAAATCTGGGCGAAATTCTGGGAAATAATAGATTGGTAATAGCAATTTTAAAAAAATCCCCAGCTAAGAAATAAAAATCAAAAAAATATAGAAAAATTTTTTAAAAAATATTGACAAATTTAAAATTTTGTGATAACATATAGAAAAATAAGGAAGGAGAAATATTATGGAAAATGATTTTCAAGAAAAAAATCAAGATTTTGGAATAATTTCTAATAGAATTGCATATTATTATAAAAATATCTTCAATGTTGAAATTGTTTCATTGCTTTACAGAAAGAAAAATTCAGAAAGGATTAAAAGAGTTATGCAAAATGCAGATTGTTTAGATAAGCTAAGAGGAGAAGAATTTGACTTTAATGTTCTTATTAAGGATAATAATAAAAGTTGTTTTAAATATAAACTAATAAAATGCAAATTTGTAGCTTCAGAATATATTGCAAACAATGAAAAATTTGATTTGTTAGAAGCTTTATATTATTTTGTAGATAAAAACTTGAGCGATTATTGTCAAAAACGCTATTTGAATAAGGCAACCAGAAGCAAAATGCAAGAGATGTTAGAAAAAGATAGAGAACTTAATGAAGAATATAAGAATTGGGCTAAAGGTAATAAAGATTAAATATAAAAAATTTAAGATATTAATAATTTATTAATTTTCTTTGCAAAAATAAAAGTAAAAAATGCAATTCTAAAAGTAGATTTTTAAATTGCAAATTTAAGTTGAAAACCTAGTCCGTTAGGTTGAAAAAATAGGGGTGATATTATGGAACCAAAAGAAGAATTTGATTTCTTTGAAATTGATACAAATGATTTTGATTTTATTGATATAGATGTTACTTATGAACAAGCAATTAATATATTAAAAAGTTGCTTGAGTAAGGTTGAAATAAGGGGAGAATTCCTTTATATTGTAAAAAAAGCGATAATGAAAATTTTGAATGAAGGTGAGAATAAAAATTGTGGAGGTTTTAATGGAGAAAACAGCTGATAAAATGTTCAAAGAATTAGGATATGAAAAACATAGTTCAGACACAGATGAAAGATTTGATTTATATTCTTCAAATTATAAACATTTAATAAGGATAGTATTCAATTTTAGAACTAAAAAAGTTGCAATACATTGTTATAATAATGCATTAAATATAAAAGAACTACAAACAATAAATAAAAAATGCCAAGAAAAAGGGTGGATAGAATGAAAAAAATAATTCAAACTATAAAACTTCGCAAATTAAAAACAGAAGTAAATAAAGAATATGTAGAAAAAATGAATGAAGGTAATTATCTTATTTTATTTAAAGATGATACTTGTAAACAGGTTTATACTAAAGATGAGTTAATAAACACTTTAAGTAAAGACCATATAAAACCTGTTAGGTATATTTTTAGTATGGCTGATAGAATATGTATTGATAGAGATGTTCATATAAATATAGAGGAGGTATTAAATAATGGAAATTAATAAAAATCTTATCCCAAAAGATAAGCCATTAAAAGTTGAAATAATGAAACCAAAAAAAATATATGGTAGCTGAGGTTAATGATAAGGAATTAATTATGTGTTTTTATAGCCCTGAAACAGCTGTTGAAGCATATATAAATAAAGAATCAGCAATAAATTTAGCACATATGATTTTAAAAAATTTCAATAATTATGATGAAGGAGAAAATTAAATGAATAATAATAAAATAGAAGAATTGCAAGAGAGATTAGAAGAATTGCATAGAATACAACAAGCTAGGTTAGATGTAGGTGCTGATGATTTAGACATAAGAGAAGAAATTGCAGAAGCGGAAGATGAAATCAAAGAATTAGAAGATGATATAAATGAAAAAAATAATAATGGTAACGACACAAATGTCGGTAGCATAGAAAATAGTATAGAAGAAGATATAACAGAATTAAGAGAAATGATAGACAGTGATATTGAAGCAGCTGGAGGGTTAGAAAATTTTAATCAATATTGGTGTTCAGTAGAGGCAATTACAAGTTGGATTGATAGAGTATTAGATATCGTAGAGAGGATAAATAAAAAATGAATTTAGATGATTTATTAAACGAAATGAGCGAAAAAATGAGAAACAGAGATTTATCTGATGAATATTTAAGAAAACATGATAATTCTACAAGAGAAGAAATTGGAATAGGAGAATATGCATATGGAATCACAATGATACCTTGTAAATGGGTTTATGAATATTTATCAGATTATAAAAGAGTATTAAAAGAGAATGAAGAATTAAAAGAAATATATAGAAGTGAAAAGAAAATGAAAAATGAATATGTAAAACTTTATCAAGATTTATTATTAAAAAAAGAAAGTGAGGAATAAAATAATATGTTAATAATTATATGTGTATTGATTTTAATAATACTTATAATTGGTAGTGCACTTATGCAAGATAATAGAGATAATGTTTGTATGCTTGGAATTGCAATTACAGGATTTAGTGGTTTTTGTTTCCTTATTGCTGGTGCTTATTTATTGTACACCATAGACAATGTAATGGAATTAAAAATAATAGACCAACAAATAGAAATGTACCAAGAAGAAAATAGTAATATTCAAAATTCTATTTCAGAAATAATAGGAAATTATATGAATTATGAGCAAGGAACGTACGCTAAAAGCTTAGAAAGTATGGATTTAAAAAGTTTAGATATTGTTGTGCTATCCCAATTATATCCAGCTTTAAAAGCAAATGAAATGGTTAATCAACAAATAAATATATACCAAGAAAATAACAATAAAGTTAAAGAATTAAAAGAAAAGAAATTAGAATGTAAACTTTCAAAATGGTGGCTATATTTTGGGAAGGTGGATTAAAATGGAAATAAATTGGATAATATATGGATATATTGCTTTGATTTTAGCAATAATAACATTAGTATATTTTATAATTAAAGATATGGATTATTTGACGTTGGATATTTTGATAGAAGATATAACAGAAGCATTAATCTTATCTATTGGCTGGGCAATTAATTTCCCTTTATTGGCTTTAAGTAACATTATAATGGCATTGCTATTTATAATTTTTGGGGTTGGAGACGATGAAGAATAATGAAAAAATACTTGACAAAATTAAAAGTTTATGATAGAATAAGAATAAATAATTAATTAGGAGGAGTTTTTATGAAAAAAGAAATAGACCAAAAATTAATACAAAAATTGCCACAAGATTTAAGAAGTACAGAAAGCTTATTGGAGTATATTGAGGAATTAGAAAATGAAATCAAAAGATTAAACAAAGAACAAGAAGATACTTTTCACATAGTTGTAACATATCAGGGCATAAAATACGATGTAGATACTCAAATAAAGAGAAAATTTAAAGATGGAGAATATGTTTATTTAGCAGATGATGGGCAAAATCCAACTAAAGTAGAAATATTAGGGACAAAAGTATTTTGTACAGGAATTGACCAAGATTTTATAATAACTGAAACAATATATAATCCGAACATTAAGAAAGCAGAAGAAAGATTATACCAAAATCTTTATAAAAAGAAGAAAGATGCAATTGAAGCTTATTATAATTATCATTATGGGCAATTATATCAACAAAGTCCAGCATATAAAAAATATTTAAAAGAAAGTGGTGATGAATAATGGAAGAAAATTTAGAAAATATAGAATTTACCGACCATGTTTTAGAAAGATACGTTGAAAGAACTATGAATAAAACTGGCAATGAAATAAAACAATTTTTAGCTCAAAATTCAGAGCAAGTAAAACAACAAATATTAAAACTATATCAATATTCGGAACCATTTTGGTATGGGAAAAATAAAGACCATAATTATACTTATTTTAGAATTAACAAAAATGGTTGGTTAATTGTTGTAGACAGAAATAAAACAAAATTAATAACACTTTACAAAGTTGATTTAGGATTAGGTGAAGATTTTAACAAACAATATATTTCTGAAATGATAAAATTTGTTTCAGAGAAAAACCACGAAATAGAAAATGATAAAACAATCTATGATACTACTGTTACAGAAACAAATAACACTATTGAAGATTTAAAATCACAAAATAATTTATTACAAGCTCAAATAAATAATCATAATGATACTATAAAATTGTTGGAAAATCAAAAAAATATTATGCTAGATAAAATCTCAATAGAAGAACAACAATTAAAGGCAAAAATAGAAAAATTTATTGGTGCAAAAATATTTTAAGGAGAAATAAATATGTTTATTAAGAAAAGTAAATATCAAGAAAAATTACAGTTAATTGATGGCTTAAAAAAAATGAATAGTGATAAATATGATAAAATACAAGATTTGCAATTAAAAATTTCCGATTTAGAAGGTCAAAACAATAGTTTAAACTCCTATTTTGGTAAATTACAAGAAGAAAATCAAAAATTAATCAATTGGATTGAGAGAATAATTAATGATTTAGGAGCATATGAAGTACCAGAAGATAATGTAATAAGGATTCCTATTTATAAGAGAAAAATGTATGAAGAGACTAATATGGAAGATGTGGAAGAAGTAATACTGCCCCAAGTAACTTATATGTCTAAAAAATTAAAAGGAGTAAATAGTCTATGAATAAAAATGATTTTAAATTAAACGATAATGTTGAGATAACGGTGTATAGTTATGATGATTATGGAACAGAATATGTGAAAAATGTTGCTGGGAAAATTATACAATTAACTAATGATTTAATTGTACTTGACAAGGGAAAATATAAAGAAAGTTTTAAATATTGCGAACTTTCACCTAACAAACCCAATTCAATAATGGGAGAACCTTACGATTTGTCTATTGAAACTTATAAGGAAGATATAGTCAAAAACTGTTTAGAAGATTTAAAAAGAAAAGGTAAAGGGTTTGTATTTACAAAAGAAGAACTTAATGAAGTAAAGTCTCATTTAGAAAATGGCAAATTTATTAGTAGAAAAAGTGATGGCACATTTATTATAGAAAAAATTTAAGAATTTTTTAAAAACACTTGACATTAGATTAAAAAAATGTTATAATTTATTATAGGAAAATGAAAGATTTGTGCCCAGAAATCTAGTAATTTTATAAAAATAAAATAGAAAAGGAATGATTTATAGATATGTTAAATAGTAATTTTAGTGGTGAAGTAATGATTTTTAAAAATGATAAAGGATTTTATTCAACAACTTTATCAAAGAAAAATCAAGATGGAAGTTATGCAAATGCCTATGTGGCAGTTTCATTTAAGAAAGGTGTAGATATACCAAACAAAACAAAAATAAATATTAAAAATGGTTTTTTAACTTTTGACCAATATCAAAAAGAAGGAAAAACAATTACAAATTTAAAAATATTTGTTACAGAATACGAAGGTGCTGGAGCTACTCAAATAAAAATGGCAAGTAAAATTCAAGACGAGTCTGATTCGGATTTACCCTTCTAATAAATTTTAATTACAAATACTGGGCGTTTGTAATTCTATAGAAAGGAAAAACAATGGATATAAATTTTATAGAAATAATGTTATCAAATTATACAACATATAAGATAGAAAATAATAACATAGTCGATTGTTTTTGTGATATTGAGGAAGATAAAGTTAAAGATACAGATATGGTTATAAAAGATATACCAATAGTAAAAAGTTTAATACTTATTATAAAAGATTTATCTCAAGTAATTCCTTATGATAATGATGATTTTGATATTGCTAATGGACAAATATCACAAATAGCGATTTATAAGAAAAACGGAAGTATAATTTCTGGATATGTGGATTTGGGAGAAGATGAAAAAAATTTAAACCAAAAAATATATGAAGATACAAAAGGTAATATTTATTTAACAATAGAAGAAAATTAAAATTTTTTAAAAATGTTTATAAAAACACTTGACTTTTTCTAAAAAGTATGTTAAAATACTATATAGAAAAGGAGAGATAGATATGAAAGAATTAGAAAGATTTTTAAACACAATAACTTCAAAAGGAACAAGAAAGGCATATGAAGCAAATATAAATTTATTTTTAGAATACAAAGGCATAGATAATTTGGAAGATTTCAAGAAACTTACAATGGATGATTATTATGAGTGGAGAAATTATTTATTATCAGACAAAAACAACACAGGGAACACTATTAAACCTAAATTAAGTGCAATAAGCTCTTTTTATAGTTATTTGATGGCAAATCCTACTTATGGAGTAACTTCAAATCCAATAATAATAGGAGAATTACACAAAAAGACAAAAGCTCAGGTAAATCCTGAAAATACAACATGGCTTACAAAACAAGAAGCAGTAAATTTTATGAGTCAATGTAGAAATACAAGGGAGACAGCAATGTGCGCTATATTTTTAAATACAGGTCTTCGTGTCAGTGAAGTTATAGGGTTAGAATTAAATAAATATGAAAAATTTCCAAATGAACATGGCGAAATATGTTCTCATATATTGGTTCACAGAAAAGGTGGAAAATTACAAGTTGTTGAATTTAATCCTTATGTAACAGAGAAGATAGACAACTATATCAAAGAAAGAAAAGTTACAGATTGTAAAAATTTATTTGTTTCTAATAATGGTCAACCAATGTCTACACAAAGTATAGATAGAACAATCCATAAAATCCAAAAAAGAGCAGGTATAACAAAAGATATTTCTGCTCATAGTTTGAGAAGAACAGCAGCAACAACTATGTATAAAATGGGATTTGGAATTAAGGAGATACAAGATGTTTTAGGACATAGTAGTTCAGGTACAACAGATATATATTTAAAAGGATTAGATGGTAGTGCAAACAATGTATTCAGAAACTTTTGTATTAAAGGAGAAAACAATGAATAAAATTAAAATATTATTAATTATATGTGTGAGTATTGGAGTAGGATTATATTTTAGAACAAATAAAAAAGCAGGAATTCAATTAACAGATATAAAACCTTATGAAGCTATAAGTAATATAAAAATCAATCAAAATATTCCTATTCCGGAAAACATTAAACAAGAAATGAAAGCAAGAGAAGAAGAAAAGATAAGACTTCAAAAAGAAGAACAAGAAAAAATAAGACTTGAACAATTAGAGAAAGAACGCATAGAAAAAGAAGAAAAGGCTAAAGAAATTTCTAAAACAACTTCTCGTGGCAACATAGATAGAAATATCGAATGGGTAAGATTTACTGCTACTGGTTATTGCCCTTGTAAAAAATGTTGTGGCAAAACAAATGGAATGACAGCTTCTGGTGCAAAAGCTCAAGCTGGAGTAACAGTTGCTATGCCAAAAGGTTATTCTTTTGGAACCGAATTATTAATTAAAGACACAAACGATAATTTATTAAATGGTGGGAAATCTTATATCGTTCAAGATAGAGGTGGAGCAATAAAAAATAAAAAGATAGATATATTTTTTAATTCTCATGCAGAAGCTCTAAAATTTGGGAAAAGAACAGTGTATTTAAAGGCGGTGGAATAATGAATATATCCAACACTTTTTATAAAAACGACAATGATGAGATACAATATAATGAAACCTGTTCAAAATGTAAATATAAATGTAAACAAAGTTTTAGGACAGAAATAATGACTTGTAAATACTTAAAAGAACTTAAAAAGAAAGGAAAGAAAAAATGAGTTTATATTTTGATTATGCCGCAACAGCTCCAGTTAATGCTGAAATATTAGATAATATTTTATCGGATTATAATACAGATGTTTTATTTGGAAATCCTTCAAGCACTCATACGAATGGTATATTAGCGAGAGAGATTTTAGAACAAGCAAGAATAGATATTTCTGAACTTTTAGGCTGTCAGGCTAATGAGATATTCTTTACAAGTGGTGGAACAGAAAGTGACAATATGGCTTTAAAAGGAATTATGTTGAAATATAAAGTAAGTCCATATTATCATTTTGAAAACAATGCTCAACTAATTACTTCAACTATAGAACACCCCGCTATTTTAAATACTTGCAAAGAATTAGAAAAGTTAGGATATACAATACATTATGTAAAACCAGATGAAAATGGTATAATTAACCCAAAAGATGTAGAAAGACTTATTAATCCTGCCACTAAGCTTATAAGTATAATGGCAATAAATAATGAGATAGGAACAATAGAACCAATTAATGAAATAGCAAAAATTGCACACGACCATAATGTTTTATTCCATAGTGATATGGTTCAGGGCGTAGGATTATATAATATAGATTTGTCAAATGTTGACTTGGCTTCATTTTCAGGTCATAAATTTGGTGCAATAAAAGGAACTGGGATTTTATATAAAAAAACAGGAATTGACATTGAACCTATATTAAAAGGCGGAGGTCAAGAAAACGGGTTAAGAAGTGGAACAGAAAATGTTTTGGGTGCTTTAGATATGGCTGATTGTTTAAGATATACTATTGACAAGTGGAATTCTAAAAACAAATATGAATTAAGAGAAAACTTTAACGCATTAGTTAATAAATTATATGCTGAATTTGGAGATAGGGTTTATAAAATATCAAATGATTTTGGTGAACCAAATCTATTAAGCATTGGCTTTGCTGGTATAGATAGTAGAACATTGCAATTGTTACTTTCTGAAGAAGAGGATATTTGTGTATCAGTTGGTTCTGCATGTCATTCTAATTCAGAAGATATATCTCATGTTATAAAGGCTATTAATGTTCCAAAAAAATATCAAAATGGTGTTATTAGAATTACAGCAACACCAGATACAACTGAACAAAGTATCTTAATATTAGGTACTGCAATTTCAAAACAATTAAGAAAAATGTATGAAGGAGAGTAATTATGGAAGAAACAAAAGTAGATTTTGTGCCTGAAAAAGAAACTAAAAATAGTGGTAAATTTCAAGCAAAATGTTTTCATTGTAAAGAAAAAGAAGTTTTAACTACAGATAATGGTATGAAAATTAACTTACCTTATGCTTTAGTTGAAATAAAAAAAGATAAAGAAATGTTAAAAGAATTTAAAGAATATGCAAAAGAAAGTAAAATGAAATATGGTAATGAAAGAGTAATAAAAAGAAGATTAATAAATGGTTGCCCAAAATGTGGTAATACAATAGACATTTGTTGTGCAGATTATGTAATATGTTATTCACCTAAAAAAGAAGTTAAAGAAGAAGGAGAAAAAGTAAATGGATAATTTAGATTTTTATAAAGAACAATTAGAAAGAATAAAAAAAGAACTTACAACAGAAGAATGTTTTAAAGATACACAAAGATATGTTAACTTAACAAGTGTATCAACAAATTTAATTGGTTTTGTTAGACAATTAGAAGGCATAAAAAAAGCTGAAGAAGAAAGAAGAAAAGAAGAAGAAGAAGAAAGAAGAAGAAAAGAAGAAACAGAACAAATTATATCTGAAGCTCAAGCTAACTAAATTGGCGGTGATTATATGAATAATTTTAGATTTGTAGGTACAATATTAAAACCTAGAAACAGAGAAGATATAATAAAAACTACTAATGGTGGAAGAAAGCAATTAAGATTAATGATTAGACAAAACGAGAATAACTCAGCATATGTAAGTATGTATGGCGACAGTTTAGTTAATGGTAAGATACCAGTGTTTTTAAAAAATGAAACTGGGCGCCGAGTAGTTGATTTTGAAAATAGATTTGATACTGAAAGACTTAGTAAAATATCTTATGCTTCAAAATATGTTGTAAATGTAGATAATAAAGAAGTAGAATTCATTTGGAAAGATGATTTTATGGATTATGTTTATGAATTATTAACAACGCTACCAGCAAATACCATATATGAAATTACTGGTGAATATACTATATCTTATGTAAATGGAAAAATGTATAACAATTTTAATATTAAAACATTAAAAGCTAACAATTCTTTAAGACCAGAATTTACATTGAAGATTGAATTATATTATAATTATAAATCATTAGATGAAAGTGACAAAAAAAATAAATTCACATTAAACAGCTTCATTAAACAATATTCTTATGTTTCAAAAAAGCAAGAGTATTATCCTTTAAAAGTTGAATTTATTACAAATAGATTTGATTTTAAAAATCCAGCAGATATTGATATTATAAAGCATAGAAAAGCCAATATGAGCCCAACGAAAGAAGAAGGATATGTAAAAGCATTATGGGAAGCTCAATATGTTAGGGGAGCACAATTAATTTTGCCACCATTAGAAACACTACCAAAAGACATACAATTTGAAATAAAAAATGCTGGGCGAGATTTACAAGAATATATGCAAAATGTAGTTGGAGAAGCTGGAGAATTTATTTGTTTGACACGACCAGATAATACTCTAAGCAAAAACGGAGAAGCATATATTTCTTTAAATTGTACTGATAATGAATTTAAAGCAAATATAAACGAAGATTTTAGAAATCAAGAATTAGAAAGTATGGATAGTATTGCAAAAGAAGAAGCAATGAACAATCCATTTAATTAGGAGGTTATAGAATGAATAAAAAAGTATTAATTGGAATAATTGTGGGAGTAATATTATTTTTTATAATATTGTTTTCAAGTATGACAACAATCCCTACTGGATATGTTGGAATAAAAACAAGATTTGGGCAAGTTCAAAACTCAACAATACAAGAAGGTTTAAATTTCAAAATGCCTTTTGTTGAGAAAATTGTAAAAATAGATTGTAAAACTCAAAAAGTAAGCTATGTTATGGAAGGGAGTTCAAAAGACTTACAAAAAATCTCTAATATAAATATTGCTGTAAATTATAATGTAGATAAACAAAAGGCTAATATTCTATACAGGGAAATAGGTAAGAATTTTGACTCTGTTATAATTGAACCAGCAATATATGAAACAATGAAATCTGTAATTGCTAATTACACAGCTGAAGAATTAGTTACGAAAAGACAAGAAGTATCAAATAAAACACAAGAAATTTTAACTGCTAGATTAGAAGAAAATGGAATAAATGTTACTGCTTTAAATTTATTAGACTTATCATTCTCTAAAGAATTTGATGATGCAATTGAGAAAAAACAAATCGTAGAACAACAAACACAACAAGCTAAATATGAATTAGAAAAAGCAAAAATAGAAAATGAAAAGAAAATTGAAAATGCAAAAGCCGAAGCAGAAGTTATGAAACAACAAAATCAAGAGATTACAGAGAATACTTTGAGACTTAAAGAATTAGAAAATCAACAAAAGTTAATAGAAAAGTGGTCAGGAAACTTACCTACAACAATGACTGGTGAAGCATTGTCTATATTTAATTTAAACAAATAGGAGGAAATTATGGAAGAAGATAAAATAGATGAAATAACTATGATAAAGGATATGAATATTTATAAAAAAATTCAAAAAGTAAAACTTGAGTTAAGCCAAAGAGAGCTAAAAAAATCAGGAGAAAATACTTTTAGTAAGTTCAAATATTATGAACTTGGAGACTTTTTGCCTTCAATAATTGAATTGTGTGACAAATATGGTTTATTCACAAAAATTGATTTTGAAAATGAATACACATTTAGCAACACTGCGGAAGAAACAAGCAAAACAAAATTGGGCGAAATTGCCACATTAACTATTGTTAATTCAGATAACCCAAGAGAAGAACAAGAATATACGAGTAATGTAAAAGAACTAGATTTAAAGGGAGCAAATTCAATTCAAAATTATGGTGGTGTGCAAACATATTTAAGAAGATACTTATATATGAATGCTTTTGATATTGTAGAAGCTGATATGTTTGATAGCCAAGAATTTGAAAAGAAAAAGAAGAAAAAAGCAGAAAAAAATGATTTAGCAGAATTAGTTGTAAGTTGTAAAAAAGCTTTCGCAAAAGCCTCAACTGAAACAAAAACTAAGGTTGGCGATATGATGAAAATTTTGGGATATTCTTCATTTGCTACCTTAGAAGAAAAACAAGAAAAAGAAGATATTGTTTCATTAGCAAAAGCTTTAAAAATTGCAATCCCAGAAGGTTTATCAGAAACAAAGAAGGAAGAGAAGGAATAAAACTTCTCTTCTAAGTAAAGGAGAAAAGAATGAAAAAGAAAGATTTAATATTAGAAGTAGGTAGAAATCCAAAAGATAATACTTCACTTGATATTAGTATTAAAGCTAATACATTTGGTTTTGAATTATATAGAGTATGTCTTGTGCTTTTAGATAAAATGATAGAAATGGGAAAGGCTTCTGGAGATAAAGAGGCAGAAATTGATATTTTCTTTGAGAAATTAAAAGAAAATTATAAAAATTTTTATAAAAAGGATTAGATGATATGGATAATTTGTCAGAGTTAGAAAGTCAAGTTTTATTTTTAAGACAAAAACAAGGCTATACTATTAATGAAACTATAAAAGAACTTAACATAACAGCAAATATTTTAAAAAAAGTCACAGAAAAGCTTCAAAATTTGGGGCTATATAGTGAAGAAGAAATACAAAAAGCAAAAAAAAATAGAAAACTAAGAGAAAGATATGCAAAAACAAAAGGTCAACCAGTACTTGGTTTATCAAAAGAAGAAGAAAATTTTAGACAATTGTGTATTTCTTTTATGTGTGAAAAATATTTAGATTACAACATAACAAAAAAAATGAACCCAATATTAGTTACAAAATTAAAGCAGCTTAACACTTATGGGAGTTATGAAGTTATTTATAGGACTTTACAAACACAAGAAAAAAATCTTAATTATATCAATTCCAACAAAACTTTCCAGAGTGATATTCAAAAAATAAGTTATTTTCTTGCTGTTATAAAAAGCAATATGGCTAAAGTTGAAAATCAATTAAAAACCAAACAGGCAGTAGTTGAAGCAAAAAGAAATTCACCAAGCATGAACGAAGATATAATTGATATGCTTGAAAATAAAACAATTTCAACTCCAACAAAAAGAAGAGACTTGTCTGAATTTATTGATTAAGAAAGGAAAGTAAATGAAAAAAGCAGATTTAACCAAAAATAGAACGCCAATTGAAGGAAATTTTGTATTATCTTTATATAAAAATCCGACAGATTTATATTCTGATTTTCCAATAGACCCAGATAAAGATTTAATTACAGCTGATGGAAAATTTTATTATAATTTGGGCGCTAATATGATAAAAAAAGGAATAAAAACTTTTGATGAAATATCTGTTATGACTTTCCTAAATGATTATCCACAAATAAAGAATGAGTTCGATAGCAAAGGTGGTTGGAAAGCTGTATCAGAATATACAGGATTACTAGATGAAAATAATGCAGAGGCTTATTATAATGAACTTATGAAAAATAATTTGTTGCTAGAACTAGATAAAAAAGGCTTTAATATTGAAGCCAATATGAATGTATTTAATCAATTAAGTACAGCAGATGAAGTGTTTGATGTGTTAGAAGCACAATTAAATTCTGCAGCTTTAAATATAACTCATGATATACAATTGGAAACTTTAAGTTATACACAAAAAGATATAGAAAAAAAACAAAGTGGAGAACAGGTTGGTCTACAATTTAGTGAGAATTGTCCTTTGTTAAATGGTTTTAGTAATGGTATTCCGAGAAAAGGATTGACAATGCTAGCTAGTTATACAAATGGTGGTAAAACAAGTTTTGTTTTTGGAAATATAGTTCTACCTTTAGCAAAACAAAAAATAAAAACTTGCGTAATAAGTAATGAGCAAGATAGTATAATATTTAAAGATTTGCTTTATTTATATGTATTAACTAGCGAATTAGATTATTGGAATATTACAAGAAGTAGTCTAAGGAATTTAAAATTTACAGAAGAAGATAGAAAAATGTTTTCTAAGGCAGACAAAATAGTAAGAGAAAAATATGAACCTTATATTCGTTTCCAAAGAATGTATGATTATGGAATGAAAAATGTAAAAAGGACAATAAAAAAACTTGCTAAACAAGGATTCGAGTTATTTATATATGACACATTTAAGGTGGATAGTACTACTGATATTGTATGGCAATCTTTCTTGAATGATAGTAAAGAATTATTTCAAATATCTTCAAAAGAAAATGTCGCAATTATTACGCCAGTTCAAATTGCATTATCAACTAGAGGAAAACTTAGATGGCTAAATGAAGGTGCATTATCTAATAGTAAACAGATTGCAGAAATATATGAAGAAATATTCATGTTTAGAGATATTTGGAGAGATGAATATAATGGAGAAAATAATGATATAAAGCCTTATATGTTTGAATTAGACAAAGAAACAAATACAAAAATAAGAAAAGAAATACCAATAAGCTTTAATGAAGATGAGAAATATAAAATATTTTTCCATTCAAAAAGTAGAAATGGCGAAGCAGGAAGAACAGTATTATATGAATTTATACCAAGATATAACAAATGGAAAGAAATTGGACTATGTACTGTTGGAGAAGAAAATAGATTATAGAAAGGAGAGATATGGTGAATGTCAGCAGAAAAGTTAAGAGAATATCTTATTCAAAACCCAGAAGAAATTGTAAAGATATTGGAAGTAACTGATTTTCATTCCATATCTTTTTTTGATAATAAAAAAGAAATTAGGTGTGCATATTACGAAGGTGGAAATCATACTTCAGTAGCTATAAATTGTGAAACATTGCAAACTTATGTTTTCAGCAAAGGAATTGGCGGAGATTTATTTTATATCATAAGTCTACATAATAATTGGAGTATGAGTCAAACACTTAACTTAATTTACAAGATTTTAAATATAAAAGATGTAAATGAATTGAATATACCTTTTATATTTGAAGGATTTTATAAAAAAATAAGTACTTTTAATAAACAAGACAAAGAGAATATCTTGCCCGTAGATACTTTAAACAGATTTGTAAATCACCCAAGTGTCAGATTTGCAAAAGATAACATTTCTTATTTGACACAATATAAATTTAAAATAAAATATGATACAATTACTAATAGAGTAGTTGTGCCTTGGTTTAATAAAAAAGGTGATTTAGTTGGAATTACAGGAAGATATAATTTTAATGACATTGGTAATAATCCAAAATGGAAAGCAATAGAAAATTTTCCTAAAGGTAATTACTTATATGGAATATATGAAAATCAAAAAGAAATTGAAGAAATGGATTATGTTATAATAGGAGAAAGTGAGAAATTTGTAATGCAATTAGATAGTTATGGATATCATAATGGATTAGCATTAGGAAATTGCACAATTACAGATAAACAAGCACGAATTATAAAATCTTTGCCTGTAAAAAAAATTATAATTGCACTAGATGAAGGAGTTAATATTGAACATATTTTAGCTCAATGTGAAAAATTGAAGGGTGGAATTTTCAATAATAACAAGGAAATTTGGTGTATTTATGATAATGAAAACAAAGTTATTCCCAAGGGAAGTAAAGCTTCTCCTACAGATTTTGGAAAAGAAAAATTAGAATATTTATTAAAAAATTGTTGTTTTAGAAAGGAGTAAAAGTAATGTTGGACAATGCATTGTTAAAACTTAAACATATATTAAATGGTCTTACAGACCAAGAACTTAAAGATTATGATTTGTGGATAGATACAGAAAATAAAATTGATGCAATCGTAGTAGATGGTGCAAGTATAGTTTTACTAACAGATATAGAAAAATTAAAATATAAGGAGAAAATGTGGTAATTATGGAAGAAACATTAGAACAATTAGAACATGATTATTTTATGTTAGAAATGCAAGACCATTGGGATAGTTCTGATTATAGATATGCCAATGAACTAGAAGAAAAAATTAAAAAGTTAAAGGAGGATAAGAAATGCAATTAGAATGGAATGTATTTTTGCATGATTTTAATTCTAACGAGATTGTTAGTTATAATATATTTTATAAAGGTTGGGAGAAAGAAGCTTTAAAGGATAAGCCACAAACATTAGCAGAATTAAAAGAAAAAATAATAAACTGGGCTAAATATCACTATTGGTGCAAATCAGAATTTGAAATTGCAATTGGCGGGTTATTTAGTAAATATCCAGAAGATTTTGAGAAGATAGATATTTATAGACAAATAGAAATGAACATAGATAGAATAGTTGAGTACGTTGATAGAAATTTAAGTATAGAAGGAGAAAATTAAAATGATAATTCATAATAGAATTAAGTGCAAGAAATGCGGAGATATTATAGAAAGTATGAATAGACACGATTTTAAGTGGTGTTCTTGTGGACAATGCGCAGTTGATGGTGGACACGATTATTTAAAGAGAAGTTATGCAGGGGAAAGTCCAGAAGAAAGTTATGAAGAACTAAGTGAAACGAAAGGAGAAGAATAGGTGAATATCAAAGAAAAAATTCAAAAATTAAGGAAAGAAGGACATACAATTTATTCTATTAGTAGATTGAATGCAGTAGATGAATGTGGGTATTCTTATTGGTTAACTTATCATGAACATATTCCTTCAAACGAAAATATTTATGGTTTTGCTGGAACCAGAGTCCACAAATGTTTAGAAGATATACAAAATGGTTTAAAAGTAAATTTTCCGAAAGAAGTAGAAAATATATTCAATGAAGCTGATTTTTTAGACTTAAAATTTCCAACAGAAAACATAGGAAATAAATGGAAAAATGATATTAGATGTTTTGCAAGAGATTATAAAGCACCAAAATATAACAAAGTAGAAACAGAAAAACTTTTTCTTTATGAATTAAATGAAAAATATTTACAAGGTATTATAGATTTACTTATTTATAACGAAGATGGGTCAGTATCTATTAGAGATTATAAAACAAGTTCAAAATTTACAAATAGCGATTTAGAAGAAAAAGGGCGCCAATTAATACTTTATGGATTAGCAATGGAACAATTAGGATTTCAAGTTAAAGATTTAGCTTGGGAGTTTTTAAAATATGTAGACATTAGTTATACATTAAAAAATGGAAATATAAGAACGACCACTGCTGAAAGGGGTTATATTATTGAAAAATTAAAATCAGATATACAAAAAGAACTTAAAGCATTAAAACAATATAGTGATTTAGAGATAGAAGTTATGCTTGAGACAGCAATAGAAGAAAATAGTTTTGAGCATTTACCTAAAAGTATAAAAGATAAATATACAATTAAAGACTGTGTTGTGTATTATGATTTTAGTGAAGCAAACAAAAAAGAGACAAAAGCTTTTATAAAAGCAAAAATAGATGAGATAGAAAATTTTGTTGATACTGAAAGTTGGTGGGAACCAAAAGAAATAAATGGTGGGTCAGAGTTTTTCTGCACTAACTTATGTGGTTTTTCAGATAGGTGCGAAGCTTATCAAGATTATATTGAAAGAAAAAGAATGTATGAAGATAGTAAATTAGAAGAAGATGCGGATAATGAATTGGCAAAATTTTTATAAAATTTTATGAAACGCTTGACATTTTTATGAAAATAGTATATAATTAAGATAATAAAAAATAAAGGAGGTACAAAAATGAGTGATTATGTTAGAGCAAAAGTTATAAGATATCCATTAGATGATTTTTATGAGAAAATGAAATTTGATAGCGAGTATGAATTAGAAGAATTCTTTGAGAAGATTGACACAAATTTTGAAGCATATTCTTCAACACCAAATACTTTTACTTTTGGATATACTTATGGAAATCATAAAAGTCATATTTATTTGGATTATATTTTAAATTATAAATATGGTTCAGATATGGGCGATTATGGTATATCTTATGAATTGACAGAAGAACAGAAAGAAAAATGGAAAGACAGATTTGGCAAATATTTAAAAGATATAGACAAAGATAAAATTAGATTGGTAGAATATTGTTATTATAATGGTTGTGATTGTCCTGATTATTATGAAATTACACCAAGAGAAGAGATAACCGATAATGATAAATGGATTTTGTAAAGGAGAAGTTATGGAAGAAGTTATAAAGATAATAAAAGAATTGCAAGCAAATTCTGGAAAAAGGCTTCAAGAAATATTAGAAGAAAATAAAGATAATCAAATGCTTAAAGATGTTTTATATTTTGTGTATAATCCATTTATTGTTACTGGATTATCTAACAAGAAAATAGAAAAAGATACAAGTGATATAAAAGTAAGAGGAATAAGAAGATTTGGGAAATTTTTAGAAGAAACTGCATTGCTATCTGATGAAGATTTCGAGAAAGCTATTTTTACTAGCGAAAATTTTGATATAACTTGTATGTTTGATTATTTATTAGACCACAATACAGGCAGAGATAAAGATATAGCTTATGTTCAAGCATATATAAAAGCCCAACCAGAAGAACATAGAGAAATTTATAAACAAATATTTACCAAAGAATTAAAGTTAGGTATCACTGCAAAAACAATCAATAAAGTGTGGAAAGATTTTATACCAGAATTTAATGTTATGTTGGCGGAAAAATATTGGGATAGAATGGATGAGTTGGAAAAAGGAAAGCTAGATATAATTATTACACAGAAATATGATGGAATACGAGCAGTTGCAGAAGTAAGAGATGGAAAAGTAGAAATATTTTCAAGACAAGGTAAACCAATTGAAGGATTAAAAGATATAGAGGGAGAATTAAAAGAATTAGAAGATGGATTTTATGATGGCGAATTATTGTTAGATAAAGAAGACATACCTTCTAAAGATTTATATAGAGAAACAGTTCAAGTAGTAAATAGTAAGAACGAATATAAGAATAATATTGTTTTTAATATATTTGATTATATACCATCAAATGATTTTGTTATAGGATATTCTAAAATGAATTGTCTTGACAGAAAAAGATTTGTTTATGAAGAATTAAGAGAAATCGAGCCCGATTGGTTAAAACCAGTAGAAATATTATATCGTGGAAAATATGACAAGAGAATAGTCCAACAAGAATTAGATAAACAAATTGCATTAGAGCACGAAGGAGTTATGGTAAATTTAGCAAATGCTGCTTATGAAGGGAAAAGAACTAAAAATATTTTAAAAGTAAAAGCAATGCAAGATTGTGATTTAAAAATTATAGGGTTTGAAGAAGGAACTGGAAAGAATAAAGGAACTTTGGGCGCTATTATAGTTGATTACAAAGGATTTAAAGTAAAAGTCGGCTCAGGTTTCACAGATAAAGACAGAGAATATTTTTGGAGCAATCAAAAAGAATTATTAGGGAGAGTAATTACTGTACAATATTTTGAAGAAACTACAAACATAAAAGATAATTCTTTAAGTTTAAGGTTTCCGGTTTACCTAGATTTGCGAGAAGAAGGCAAAGAAGTAAGTTATTTTTAGAAAGGAACTATAGAATTATGAAAAATAAATTACCAGCTATAAAAGTATATGATATTGATTATAGCTTTATAATAAAAAATTATTTAAACCCAGAAATGTGGCAAAAAACTTGGACTTTGTTTCAATATAAAACTTGGGTGATAACTTTTAGAATAGATTATATTTGGTGTAGAAGTGAAAAAATACACTTTATGATAAAAATTAAAGATAATTCGCCAGAAAACGAATACAAATATGGCGACTATTTCGATACAGATAAGGATTATAGCGCAAGTGTGGATTATAGCCTGAAAATAGATAATATACAATTTTTAAAAAGAGAAATAATCAGCAAATCATTTTATATTATAGAGAAGCTTGAAGAAGAAGCAATTATGGCTACACGAGAATATGCTAATTTGACTGAAAGTTATTCAGATGAAAAGGATAAATTAACAAAAATTGCAGAAGATTTTTTAGATGATAATGGAGTAAATAATGAAGGTATAAGAAATGCTTATATAGATAGTTATGTATGTAATAACACCAAACTTGATTTAATGCAAGAAAAACTAAAAAGGGAAATGCTATATACGATTTTCCCAGATTTATATTTAATATTTGCTAATGCAACAGAAGATGATAAAATAGTTCAAAAATGGGAAGAAACGTTAGCAGGAAATAATAATATAGAAGAATTAAGGACAGAAATTCTAGAATATTTAGAATATATGCAAAGTGAAGATTTTGAAGATGATATGAATAGTAATTTGGAGGAAATATAATGAAGAATGAAGTTGTCGTAACTTTAAAAAATGGAAGAACAGGCAAATTGGTCAAAGATATTCATGTAATTTTTGACAATTATGACAAATATTCTTATACGGTTCCTGTTGAAGATATTTCTAAAATAGAGATTGTTAAAGGAGATTAATTATGAAAGAGATACAAATAAAGGCTTATATGTGCGATAAATGTGGTAAGATTTATACAGATAAATATTTAGCAGAAATCTGTTGCAAACAATATTATTGTGAAAAATGTGGTAAACCTACGCCTAAATATTCGTTAGAGTGTAATGAATGTAAAGAAAAACGTATTTATGACAATGCAACCAAAATGACTTACGAAGAATATATAAAAAAATATCCAGGCTACCCAATAGTTGATACTGTTAATGAAAAGTTTTATTGGGAATTGGAAGATTATTTGGACTTTATATATAATGAAACTGAGCCACCTTATCCAACATATTGTTTTGGCGCTTATAAAGAAAGATTAGAACTTGATATAGAAAACCATATAGCAGATATTAACACAGAAGCAAATGCAGAAGATGGTTGTGGATTAGAACCAACCAAAGGTTTAATAGATTTCATAAACAATTGGAATAAGAAAAATGGGCAAAACCTTTATTATTGCGACCAAAGAATTGTGATATTAATAAATAAGGAGGATTATCAAAAATGATAAATAAAATAAAAACAATGTCAGAATTGGAAGATATTTTTAACGAAGCTTTAAAAACTCATGCACAAAGTGTAGCAGTCGAACTTACAATTCCAGGGCAAAGAGATACTGAATTTATAGTAAATAGATATAAAAGTATTAGAAATAAATTAGCTTATTATAAAAGAACTTATGGGGAGAATTTAGTTCATAATAAAGTACCAAGTATTAAAATTTTGAGTGCAGGGTATGGAAACGCTGATTTATGGGAGGATAAAAACAATGGCTAGAATTGTATTAACTTTTGAAGAGCACAAAGAAGAAATGGAAATGATGGAGCAAGAGTATAAAAATAAAATAGAACAAATAGAAGAATATTACAAAAGTATAATAGAACAAAAGGATGATGAAATACAAAGACTAAGAGATGAAATACAAGATATAAAAGATTGGTGTTAAGAAAAGGAGAAACTATGTTTATTAATTTTGGATTTGAAGATTTTGGCGAGCAGGAAATATATACAATAGAAGTAAAAATGGGGAACCAAATGCAAAGACAAAGATTGCAAGGAGCTGGGGAAATGGTTGCTTTACAATTTATACAATTGTTAGAACAGGCTGGCAAATCAAATCAGCCAGTTAGATTAAAGATAAGTAAAGAAGAAGAAATTTGGAACCAATTTAGACAAGAACTTAAAAATATAGAGAACTATATACAGTTCGCTAATAAAAAATATATGGAAAATTTTCCAGAAGAATTTAAGGAGTAAGTATGGGTAAAATTTCAGAAAAAATTATAGAAGATTATAGAAAGAATATAGAAATAAAAGATGTTAAATTTTATGAAATTAGGCTTTGGGACACTTTAATTGTAACGATAATTGACAACAATAAAAAACATTTCAAAAACAAAACATTGAGAACAGACATTTTTTATAATGATAAAATCAAATTAAAAGAATATGTGGAGGAACTAATAAATAGTTATATAGATGACCGAATAGGGGATAAAGTAAGAGAATTACATGCTTTTGAAATTGTTTCAGAATATAAAAAAGAAATGTCAGAGGGTAAATAATATGTTTTTTGAATGTATGAAAGAAATGCCAATTGTTGTTTCAGAAGAAAAGGAAAATAAAAATATTATTTCTTCTACCGTAGAAGAAGTTAAAATTGCTGTTGCAAGAAAATTATTAGAAATGTAGGTGAAAAATATGTTTGGTCAATGGATGGGAGATAATAAGGTCGTTTTGAACAAAGAAAATGACGAAAATTTTACAGATAAAACAGATAAATATGTAAATATGATAGAAGCATTTGAATGTGACTTTAGTTTGGCAAAAGAGAATAATACGCATTATCAAACAAGTAAATTACAAGCTATGATTGAAAGCAGAGATGAAGGACTTATGAAAGATATAAATTTATTGTCAGAATTGTCTTTCAATTTAAGGCACGGCAAAGCTAAAATTGTGGAGGTGAAAAATGATTAAAATTGATGAAAAGTTTTATATAGATGCAGATGATAATTGCTATACATTAAAAGAAAAGACTAAAGTTGAAGATAAAAAAAGCAAAAATTACGGCGAAGAAGTATGGAAAGTTTGTGGATTTTATGTTAATTTAGAAAGCTTATTAAATGGATTTTTGAAAGTTAAGACTAGAGAATTTGTTTCTAGTAATGAAAAGGATATAAAAGATTTAGTTAAAGAGATAAAAGCGCAAACGGATTATATTAAGAAGTTAAATTTGAAGGTGTAATATGAAAGAAGCATGGAAAGATATAAAAGGATATGAGGGTTTATATCAAATAAGTAATTTAGGCAATGTAAAATCTTTAAATTATTTGCATACAAAACAACCCAGATTTTTAAGTATAAAAGCAAATAATAAAGGTTATGTTACAGTAGGTTTAAATAAAAATGGAATGCGAGAAACAAAACGAGTTCACAGATTGGTAGCAGAGGCTTTTATTCCAAATCCAGAAAATAAACCAGAGGTTAATCATATAGATGGAAATAAATCTAATAATCGAGTTGATAATTTAGAATGGAATACTCATGGTGAAAATATACAACATTCTTGGGACAATGGTCTTCAATATGCTACAGAAAAAATGAGAAAAGCTGGATATGAAATGTGTAAAAAGATGTCCATACCTATTATTCAATATACTCTAAATGGCGAGTTTATTAAAGAATGGAATAGCACAGCAGATATTCAAAGAGAATTAAATATATATAGAAGTAGTATATCAATGTGTTGCAAAGGAAAGAAGAAATCATCACATGGATATATGTGGAGATATAAAACAGAAGATTATCCTTTAAAAATAAACAAATATAAAAAGGAGCGAAGAAAATGAATAATTATATACCATTGCATGTTCATACAGAATTAAGCCTTTTAGACAGCTGCACCAATTTTAAGGACTATATAAAATTCTGTGTCGATAATGAAATAAAAGCAATCTGTTTTACAGAACATGGAAATATTTTTCAACATTTTGCAAAAAGACAATATTGCAAAGAAAATGGAATTAAATACTTGCATGGTTGCGAAGTATATTTAACAAGTCAACTAGAACCTAAGGTTAGAGACAACTATCACACAATATTGATTGCTAAAGATATGGAGGGATATAAAGAAATAAATAAATTGGTAGGAATGGCGACAAATAAAGAACATTTTTATTATAATCCTAGACTATCTTTTGAAGAATTTTTCAATATATCTTCTCATGTATTTAAAATTTCTGCCTGTCTGAAATCTCCTTTGGCTGATAAAAAAAATATAGACCCAAATATTTATGATAAATTATGTAAAACTTATGATTATTATGAAATTCAATATCATACAGACAAAGAAAATTTGCAACCACGATATAATCAGTATTTATATGGTTTATCTAAAAAATATAATAAGCCATTAGTTGCCACAGGAGATAGTCATTCTGTATCACAATATAAGGCAGAATGTAGAAAAATATTGTTAAAAGCTAAACATAAAAGTTATGGCAATGAAGATGATTTTGATTTAGTGATTAAGAATTACGAAGATTTTAAAAATGCTTTTTATACGCAAAATGCATTGCCTAAAGATATTATTTTGGAAGCTATAGAAAACACAAATAAAATTGCTGACCAATGTGGAGAGATTGTTGACGATTGTAGTATAAAATATCCAATAGTATCAGATAACGACGAAAAAGATTTAAAAGATTTAATTAATAAAAAATACAAAGAAAAACTAGATAAGGGTATAATATCTAAAGATAAAAAATACTTAGAAAACATTAGAGAAGAATTTAGAGTATTCAAAAAGGTTAACATGTTAGGATTTATGCTAGGAATGGCTCAAATATCAGAATGGTGTGAGGATAATGATATACCTAGAGGATTCGGAAGAGGAAGTTGTTGTGGGTCAACAATAGCATATATAATAGATATAATAGATGTAGACCCAATAAAATGGAATACTATATTCTCAAGGTTTTGCAATGAATATAGAACGGAGGTGCGGAGATATAGATTTAGACTTCGCCCCAAACGACAGAGAAAAAGTATATAATTATATTATGGATAGATTTGGACATGATAAAACTTCTTATATATTAAGTCTAGGTACAATTTCAGATAAGGGAACAATAGATGAAATAGGAAGGGCATTAGAAATACCTTTAAGTGAAGTGAAAGAAATTAAAGATTTGTATGATAAGAACCCAGAGGAAGCAAAAGAAAAATATTCTAATGTATTTTATTATTTTGATGGAATGCTTAATACTGTAATATCTCAAGGTTTCCATCCTGCTGGAATATTGGCAAGTCCTGTTACATTACCAGATAACTATGGTGTATTTCAAGACAAAGACGATAAGACGGTTATTTATTATGATATGGAAGAAGTACATGAATGTGGACTAGTAAAATATGATATATTAGGATTAAAAAATGTTGGGATTATCCAAGAAGTATATAGAATGCTAAATAAACATTATCCAAAAAGTTACGAAATAAATTGGAACGATGAAAAAGCATGGGAAGATATAAAGACTAGTCCTGTTGCTATTTTCCAGTTCGAATCTGATTTTGCCTATAATTCAATGAAAACATTTAATGTAAATAGTATAGATGATTTAACTTTGGTTAATGCCTGTATAAGACCTAGTGGTACGACATATAGGGACAATGTATTTGCTCATAAAAGACATAAAAATCCTTCTATTATAATAGATAGTGTTTTATCAAACAGTTTAGGCTATCTGGTGTACCAAGAACAAACTATTGCTTTTTTACAAGAAGCTTGTGGATTAACTGGTGGTGAAGCTGATAATGTTAGAAGGGCAATAGGAAGAAAACAAAAAGATAGGTTAGATGCTGCAATGCCCCAAATATTAGAAGGATATTGTAACAAGTCAGACAAACCCAGAAAAGAGGCAGAAAAGGAAGTTAAAGAATTTTTGCAAGTAATAGAAGACAGTGCAAGTTATCAGTTTGGATTTAATCATGCGACTGCTTATAGTATGATAGGGTATGTTTGTGCATATTTAAGGTATTATTACCCAGCTCAATTTATCACTGCATTTTTAAATTATGCTGCAAACGACGATGATATTAGAAATGGCACACAATTAGCAGAACAGAAACATATAAAAATTATATCACCAAAATTTAGACATTCAACAAATGCTTATTCGTGTGATAATAATATAATTTACAAAGGTACTAACAGTATTAAAGGATTATCTAAAATAGTTGGCGACAAATTATACTCTCTAAAAGACAAAACCTACCCAACATTTTTTGACCTACTTATCGACTGCAAAGAAAATTCTATTGGAATAGCTGACCTAACTATATTAATAAAATTAGACTATTTTAGTGAATTTGGTTCAATTGGGAAACTACTAAAATTTGTTGAAATTTATAATGAACTTTATCAAAAGAAAATGTTAAAGAAAGATAAAGAATATAGCGTGAAATTATTATACCTTAAGCAATTCTGCTCAAAAGAAACAGAAAAACAATATAGTGGGTTTGATAGCGTTGCTTGCTTGAAATCTTTGTATAATAAATTAGAAAATATAGATATTCCAATTAAAGATAAAATTAATTACCAACTACAATATTATGGTTATATAACAATTACCGACCAAAATTATCCTACTGAATATTGGGTTGTTTCTGATATAACCGATAAAAGCAAAAACAAATTTGTTGAAGTATATCAAATAGCAACAGGCAAAAAAGCAAAGGCAAAAGTCCGTAGCAGTGTATTTACAAGTAAGCCATTTAAAGTAGGGGATATTTTACAAATCTTATCTTTTAGCAAAGAAGGAAAATGGTCATTAAATCAAGAAACTCAAAAATGGGAGAAATCAACTACTGTTTTTGAAGATATATTAAGTAATTATAGAATAAATGAAACATTAGAATAATTTGAAAATCTTTGAAAAAAGTATTGAAAATCTTTGAAAAAAGTATTGACATTCCTCAAGAAATATGTTATTATATATATATCGAAAGGAGAAATGATATGAGAATTGAAAATAATACAATTTATTTTTATGGTAGTTCTGAGCCGTTTAGCAATTGGTATAAATGCGATTTTAAAATAGGAAATGTGACATTTAATTGTTCCGAACAGGCACTCATGTATTCTAAAGCTTTATATTTTAAAGATACAGAAACGGCTGAAAAAATATTAAAAACAAAAAATCAGAGAGAACAAAAAGAATTAGGGCGCCAAGTATCTAACTATGAAGATACAGCATGGTCTAATGTTAGACAAAACATAATGGCGGAAATCTTAAACCACAAATTTAATTCAGAAAAATTAAAATATTTAAAAACAAAATATAAAGGATATAAATTTGTTGAAGCAAGTCCTTATGATAGAATTTGGGGAGTTGGCTTAGACCAAAATGATGATAAAATATTAGATAAGAAAAATTGGCTTGGTCAAAACCTACTTGGGCAATGTATAACAAATTGTTTTAAAGGAGAGATAATATGAGTATGTGGACACATGTAGTTGGAAGTTTTTACATTGAAACATATACAGAAATAGAAGATTTGAAATCACACATAGAAGAACAATTAAAACTTGCACCAAAAATAACAGGTAGCGAGAGTAATGCAGATATATTTGTAAACCCATTATCTGGATACAACACCTTTGTTAGCCCAGATTGTAGCAAATGTGTATATAAAAAACCTGTAACACTATCTACAACCACATTATATATACAATGTGACATTGAAAAAAGACATCATTGTCCTGAAGGGAGATATCAAACATGTGCAGCAATTACTATTGTTGGTGATTTAAGAGATAAAGATGTAAAAACAACAATGTCAGAAATTGAAAGCTTTATAGATTATTTAAATTCTTTAAATTATTATATATACTGTGCAAGTGTAACAGTAGAAGGCAGTACAGAATTTTCTAATATTTGGGATTTAAAATTTAATTCAGAAGACACTGCACATGCACACCCCATTTGGGAAAGGAGAAAATAATGGATATAATTGAAAAGAAAACACACAATGATAAAATTCAAAATTTTTTAGATAAAGGTATTGGAAGATTCACAATAACAACTATAGGAGGCAAAGAATATGATGTTACAAGTTATGATATAATAAAGACTTATATTGAAGAACAAGAGTTGAAGAATAATCATTTAGAAAAAAAGATTTTGGAATTAGAAAAAGAATTAGAAGATTTTAAAAATATATATGAAACAAACAGAAGATTTGATAAAATCTCATATATATAATAGATAGGTAAAAAATATGAATTTTATAGGGAAAATAACAGATTTAAAAATGCCGACTGAAAATACTATTTCCTTAACCGTTACAACAGATAATACAAGTATATTAGAAGAAATTCAAAATTATCAACAAAATCAGAAAGATATGGCGGTCGAAATTAAAAGACTTTATAATAGAAGAACAAATGATGCCAACGCTTATTTTCACTTCTTAGTCAATAAATTAGCCCGCCATTTTAATATATCTGATACAGAAATGAAAATCAAAATGAATTTGCAATATGGAACTATTGCGAGAGACAATAATAATATTTGTGTTGGGGTGAAAATCCCAGCTAATGTTGATATTAAAGAGTATTATGAGTATGCAAAATGGTTTGGAGAATGCGTTGAAGGTGGCGTAAAATTTAACAAATACTTGTTTTATAAACAGACACATACTTTAAATACTAAAGAAATGGCTGATTTAATTGAAGGTGTAGTTCAAGAATGTAGAGACAATGGAATACCTACTAAAACAGATGAGGAAGTTAAAGATATGATTAATAATTGGAAGCCAAAGGAGAAATAGAATGGAAGAATATATAGATAAAATAAAGTATTTAAAAGAAAGGGTAAAAATATCATTAAAAGATGTAAATGGGCAAAATGAAGAACCATTTGATAGTCGAGAAGATTGTATAAAAGAATTAGATAAGCTAAAAAAAATATTAAATGAAATTGATAATAAAGGCATATTTCAAATTTATTCCTCTCAATTATCACTTTTTGAATATGAAGATTTAGATGAAATGTCAAAAATAGCGTCAGAAATTGTTATTGCAGATGATTGTCTTTTATATGATGCTTTAAAAAATATTATAGATAAAGGAGAATAAATTAATGGATGAGTTATTTAAAGAAATGACTGAAGATTTTTCTTTTTTAAAAGAAGTAAATTATTCTTCATGGTGTAAGATAAAGAAAAATGTAAAAAATTGCGACAATAATTGCCCCGAATGTATGGCTCGATTTATTGCTCATTTATATGCCGATGTATATGAGACCAAAAATTCACCTTTTAAAAATAATCAAGAACAGTATTATGAAGATAATAGCAGAATGCAAAGGGCACTTTTATATTGGAGGTATTATACACCTTCAGAACAAGACGAACGATTTGAAGAAATCAAAGACTTTATTTTGGAACTAGTAGAGTATTATAAATTAAATAAGGAGCATTAGTATGGATAATAAAGAATTAATAGAAAAATATTCTTGGCTGCAAATTAGAAATGTATGGACTAATGAAAAGCTAGATAGTGAGTTTACTTGGTTTGATGATTTACCTGAGGGTTGGAAAAAAATTTTTGGTTTACAAATGGTAGAAGAATTAGACCAAATATTAAGAAAAGCTAATTATCAAGACAAATATAAAATCACTCAAATAAAAGAAAAGTGGCGGAGAATTAAGATGGTATGACAACGGAGTTCCAGAAAGTATTTCTGAGGAATATTATCAATGGTTAAATAAGTATGAAGAATTAAGCGTGAAGACTTGCATAATATGTGGGAAACCAGGGAAATTAACAGATAATGGTTGGATAATGCCACTGTGTAAAGACTGCAAAAAATATATGATTAATAAGGAAGGAAATTTATAATATGAAAGATGTTTTAAAATATAGTTTTGTGGGTATTATGCTTTCGTTACTTGTTTTAGCAATAGTTTTTTGTCCTTTTATAATAAACTCATATATAAAAAACACAATGGATAATAAAAATTTAGAAATACACGAAATTACCATAGAAGAAAAATATATCGGAATGGTAGGGCAATATTCTTATAGGACATATTATCAAGTGATAGATGTTAATGGGAATATTTACGAAGTAGAAACTCCTGGTCTTTATATACAAATGGAAAAAGGGAAAACTTATAAAGTAGAAACAAAAAGAAAAAAATCACCAAAATTAATAACAAATATAGAAGGCTTAAATAATGAATTGTAAATATTTGACAACTAGGTCAAAGAATTATAAAAAATACTTCTATTGCAGACACCCAAATATCAAATCAGAAATAGATTATTCTAAGTGCAAAAATTGCACTTTAAAAGAATATAAAGTGCAAAAGTATATTCCAAATAAAAAGAAAGCAAGAACAATTGCTACAAGCATTCCAAAATCTGTTAAAGAAAAAGTATGGGAGAGAGATAATCATAAGTGTATCTTTTGCCACAAAAATGTGCCAGTTGAGTGCGCTTGTTGTCACGAAATTCGCAGAAGTCAAGGCGGAATGGGAATAGAAGAAAATATATTTACAGCTTGTAATGAGTGCCATATGGCACACGATGAAGGAGCAAATCAATTAGAAATGCAAGAAAAAGCAAGGGAATATTTGGCAAGCAAATATCCTAATTGGAAAATTGAAGATTTAATTTATAATAAATATAAGGAGGTGTAAGTTATGGAATTAAAAGATACAGTTGAACTAATGAATAGCAATGACTACAAAGAAAGATTTAAGGCTGAATATTTACAAATAAAAATAAGATGTGACAAATTAGAAAAAATGCTTATAAAATATGAAGCTGGAACTTTAGAGTTTACTCCAAGTTGTGATATAAGTATTTTAGACGACCAACTTTATTACATGCAAAATTATTTGAGAATGTTACGAATTAGAGCAGAAATAGAAAATATAGATTTAGGAGAAATATAGTAATGGAAAAATTATATCGTATTGATTATAATATAAAATTTTATGCAAGTAAATTTTCTCGATTTAATAAAATAAAACATTATAACGTAGAACAAAACCATGTTACAAGATATTTAATTATAGAGAAAAATAAAATAAAAGATTTTTTAAAAGAAGAAGCCGAAAACGACATAAATGAGTGGAATAAGGAAATTAAAGCGAATGGCGAAGTCGAATTATGGGATATCTCTTATGGATATAGAAAAATTGACATTGATGTTTTTAATTATGAAATAACTGATTTAAATATTTATGAAGCAACTATATCTGAATGTATTGAACAATTGACACCAGAACAATACCAAGAGATATATGGTAATATTTTAAATTTGAGGGGAGAATAATTATGGTTTTTAAAGAAGAAGTTAGAGATTTATTTACAGTTCCACAAGGATATATGTTAGCACATTGTATTAGCGCCGATTTTAATTTAGGTGGTGGAATTGCAAGACAATTTTGCGAGCATTATAATATGAAAGAAAGATTAATGAATGGATATGGAACAGATTTTAGTGAGGTTGGAATAAGCCTTCAAATAGACAATGTTCACAACTTAGTAACAAAAAGATATGTAAAAGATAAACCAACATATGCTGACCTTAAAAAAGCATTAGAAGATATGAAAGTTGAAATGGAATTAGATGGGCAAAAGAAGGTTGCTATGCCTAGAATAGGTTGCGGATTAGATGGGCTAGATTGGGGAATTGTAAAAGCTATTATAAAAGATGTTTTTGAAGATACGGATATAGAAATACTTATTTGTGTAAGAGAAGAAGATAAACTATCTTTTGATAAAGCAACAGATTATGAAGATTATGAAAACGATAAAATAGATGAATGTGACTGTCAAGAATGTGCAGAATGTTCGCACCCTTTAACTTTTGTAGATGATAGTAACATACCTACAATACCTACAGATGATTTGATGAGCGTTTATAAAGCCATAAGCGAAGAAATAGAAAGAAGACGTAAAATAAATAGGAGGTAATTATGGAATATAAATACCTTGTAATGGTAACAAGTGATAATCATAATAAATACTATGAAATGATACCAGAAGGAAATTCTTTTACTGTTAAATATGGAAGAGTAGGAGCGAGCCCACAAGTTCGTTCTTACTCAGATTATGAATTTGATAAAAAATATAATGAAAAATTAAGAAAGGGCTATATTGACCAAACCGATTTAAGGAAAGATTTAATACAGGTTTCAAAGAATGAAGGCAAAAGTAAATATGTACCAATAAAAGACCAAGAAATTAAAGAATTAATTGATTATTTACAAAAAGTAGCAAGACAAAAAATCGCCGATAACTATATAATTTCAACAGAAAAGGTTACTCAAGCAATGGTAAATGAAGCTCAAGAAGTATTAAATGAATTGGCGGATATTTATGAAAAAGATATTTCAGACAAACAAAAGCAATTTAATGACTTGTTATTAAAGTTGTTTAATATATTGCCTAGAAAAATGAGTTATGTATCAGAATACCTTGCAAATAATGACAAACAAGAAACATTTGCAAAAATTTATTCAAGAGAACAAGAGTTGTTAAATGTAATGAAGGGGCAAGTAATACAGCAAACAAAACAAGAAGAAGTAGAAGTTCAAGAAGAACCAACTCAAACAATATTAGAAGCAAATGGATTGATTTTGGAACCTATAAGCGAAGAAGATAAGAAAATAATTCTTAAAGAACTTGGAGAAATTAAGGATAAATTTTACAAAGCTTGGAGAGTTACAAATAAGGTCACAAGAGAAAGATTTGAAAATGAAATATCGCACGCAAATAATAAAACAACAAGGTTATTATGGCATGGAAGTAAGAATGAAAATTGGTTTAGTATTATGAGTAATGGGTTGTTATTAAATCCAAATGCAGCAATAACAGGGAAGTTATATCGGAATTGGCATATATTTTGCCCCTAAGGCTAAAAAATCTTTTGGCTATACAAGTTATAATAATTCATATTGGGCTCGTGGAAATTCTGATAGAGCATTTATGGGATTATATAAAATGCATTATGGAAATCCTTATATAGTTGGAGATTTTGATAGTAAATATTATAAATACAATTATGAGAAACTTAGAGAAAATGGAGATTATGATTGTTTACATGCAAAGGCTGGAGTTAGTTTAGGTTATTCTTCGTTGAAGAATGATGAAATAATTGTATATAAAGAAGGACAATTAGATATCAATTATCTAGTTGAATTAAGATAAAATGAGAAAAAAGAAATCATCAATAAAAATTGGGCAAAAATTTGGGAAATTAACGGTCTTAGAATATGCAGGTAAAGATAAATATAAAAATAATTTATGGAAATGTAAATGTGATTGTGGGAATTTTAAAGTTGTAGCAACAAAAAATCTAAACGCTGGAAATATAAAAAGTTGTGGATGTGGGAGCATTGCTACAAGATTTAAAAGACAGGAGGATGGTTTTATCAGAAATATATATGATTTGGTCTCTGATGATTACGGGATTGGATATTATAAGGATAAAAAATTTCTCTTTGATAAAGAAGATTATGATTTAATTAAGGATTATGTTTGGAAAGTATCTAAAAACGATTATGTCAAATCTTATTATAGAACAGATGGAACAAAAAATAAAAAGCCTATTAGATTACATGTTTTGGTCATGCACTCTGACCCAAAGCAATATGATGTAGACCATATTTTTCACAATTTATTAGATAATAGAAAATCGCAACTTAGAAAAGTTTTGCATTGTGAAAATATTATGAATACTAAATTATATTCTAATAATACCACAGGAGTTAAAGGTGTTTATTGGGATAAAAGTAGAAATAAATGGATGGTTTCGATTACAGCATACAAAAGAACCTATCATATAGGTAGATTTGATAAGTTTGAAGATGCTGTAAAAGCCAGACAAAATGCAGAAGAAAAATATCAAAAAAATTTTTATAATAAAAATTTAAGAAAATGATAGAAAGGAATTTATAGAATGGAATTAAAAGATAAAGACATTCAATCTTTAAAAGAAAGATTTATCAATTTATTAAAATGCACAAAAAGAGAAGGAATAGAAGATTTAATTAACTTTTTAGAAAAATCAGATTTCTTTACCGCTCCTTCTAGCACTAGATTTCATGGTGCATTTAAAGGAGGATTATTACTTCATAGCTTAAATGTTTATGATAATTTTATAAAATTAAAAAATAGTGGAATTTTCCCGCTAGATGAAAAAATTGACGAAACAAGTTATATAATTTGCCCATTATTGCATGACATTTGTAAAACTTATTTTTATGTAGAAGAAACAAGAAATGTAAAAAATAAAGTAACAGGACAATGGGAACAAGTTCCTTATTACACAATTGATGATAAGATACCTTATGGGCATGGTGAAAAGTCTGTTTTAATGATTTCAGAATATATTAAGCTATATCCTTATGAAAGAATGGCGATTAGATGGCATATGGGATTTTCAGAACCAAAGGAATTATGGAATGCTTTAGATACGGCTTATGACAAATATCCATTTGCAATGATGTTACATTTTCGGCGATATGTTAGCAGCGCATGTGGATGAAATTGAAAAATAAAATTAAATTTAGAAAGGAGATTATTATGGAAAAAATTATTAGAAATGAATATGAAAAAGGTTTTAATAAAGACAACGAAACGAATAAAAAAATTATTAAAGATACAAATAGAGCAAAAATAAAAGAAGCTTTAAAAATTGCTGGATTTTCTGAAAAAGGAAAAAGCTTATATAAGTATGGTTTTATTGAAGATACGGCAAATTCAAATAACAAAGGATTTTTAGGATTTTCAACAAAAGATGGTATTTATTGTTGCTCAGATGGTTTTGCTTTGGGATATGAAATCACATATGACTACAATCTTAATGATAGTGTAATAATTTCAATTCATGGGCGCCCTGATGTTACTTACGAATTTAGAAATATTAGAGTCCCAGATGAAATTATGCTTGTTGCCGGTGAGGTTAAAGAAAAATTCATCGACTTCTTAGATGAAAAATTAAATACAATAAAAGATAATCTTGATTTTTCAAATTATCAGAAAATTGTGGAAATTTTAAAATAATTTTTAAAATCACTTGACTTTTGTCAATAAATGTGATATAATATTATATGAGTTTAATCTCTTATAGACCTACAAAGAAAGGGTGAAGACATGAAAGTTAGAAAAAGAGATGGGAAGTTGGTCAAGTTTGACCAAAACAAAATTATTAATGCTATTTCTTCTGCAAATAATAGTGTTACAAAAAAAGACAGGGCAACAATTGCTCAAAAAAAAGATATAGTAAAATATATCAAATCTTTAAAATGTGAAGAATTGTCTGTGGAGGAAATTCAAGATATTATAGAAAATAAACTTATGGAATTTGGCAAATACGAACTTGCAAAAAAGTATATACTTTATAGAGAAGAAAGAACTAGCACTAGAAATAGAAACAGTCAATTAATGAAAGATATCGCAAAAAAAATAGATGCTAGTGATGTCCAAAATCAAAATGCAAATGTTGATGAACATTCTTTTGGAGGCAGAGCAGGAGAAGCAAGAGATGAATTACTTAAAGATTATGCTTTAAATTATATAGTATCTGACATGTCAAAAAATAATCATTTAAACAATGAAATATATATACATGATTTAAGTTCTTATGCTATAGGAATGCATAATTGTTTATCTATACCATTTGATGACCTGTTGAAGAACGGTTTTAATACTAGACAAACAGATGTAAGACCAGCTCAAAGCATAAATACTGCATTTCAATTATTAGCAGTCATATTTCAATTACAATCATTGCAACAATTCGGTGGTGTTTCAGCCACACATTTAGACTGGACTATGGTTCCATATGTTAGAAAAAGTTTTTATAAACATTTTATGGATGGAATAAAATACATTGAAGAAATGAACGAATTTTTTGACTTAGAGAGTGAAAAAGAGATATCAATAGAAGATGAGAGATACAAAAAATTCCCAAAATCTTATAAATATGCTATGGATAAAACAAATAAAGAATTGCAACAAGCAGTTGAAGGTATGTATCATAATTTAAATACCTTACAAAGCAGGTCAGGTAATCAATTACCTTTTACTTCAATTAATTATGGAACATGTACATTGCCAGAAGGAAGAATGGTAATTAAAGCATTATTAGAAGGTTCTATCAAAGGAGTGGGTAAAGTTCATAGAACTCCAGTTTTCCCTTGTGGAATATTCCAATGTATGAAGGGTGTGAACAGAAAAGAAGGAGAACCTAACTATGATTTGTTTAAATTAGCATTAAAATCAACAGCGCAAAGATTATATCCAAATTATTGTAATGTGGATTGGAGTATTAATGAAGGATATGATAGAAATGACCCAAGAACATATGTTGCTACAATGGGTTGTAGAACCTACAATGGCTATGATATAAATGCAGAAGAAGGAACTAATCCACAAATGAAAGATGGAAGAGGTAATATTTGTCCTGTAACAATAATACTTCCAACTCTTGCAATGGAGGCAAATAAAAAAACTAAAGCATTTATGGAATTATTATCTAAAAAAATAGAGGAAGCAAAAGACATGCTCATAGAAAGATATAATTATATCATTTCTCAAAATCCTGAGTCAGGAAGATTTATGTATGAAAATAATGTTATGTCTGGATTTGATGGGCAAACGATAGAAAGTGCAATGAAACATGGTACTTTAGCTATTGGACAATTAGGACTTGCTGAAACTTTAAGAATATTGATAGGCGAAGACCAAACTACAGAAAAAGGAATGGAATTAGCGAAAACTATAGAACAATTATTCAAAGATAAGTGTAAAGAGTATAAACAACAATATAAACTAAATTTTGGGGTATATTATACTCCAGCAGAAAATTTATGTTATACTGCAATGAAAAAATTCCAAAAGAAATATGGAAAAATTAAAGATATTTCAGATAAAGATTTCTTTACAAATTCAATGCACTGTAGTGTATGGAAAGAACTTTCTCCTTTTGAAAAAATAGATATCGAAAGTCAATTAACAGGATATAGTTCAGCGGGTTGTATCACATATGTAGAATTAGAAGGAACAGTAAAAAATAATCTTGATGTATTAGAGACATTAGTTAATTATGCTATGGATAAAGATATTCCTTATTTTGCAATTAATATTCCTAATGACACTTGCTTAGATTGTGGATATTGTGATGAATTTAATGAACAGTGCCCAGAATGTGGTAGTGATAATATTCAACAGTTAAGAAGAGTTACAGGATATTTAACAGGAAATTATAAAACAGCATTTAATCTTGGAAAGCAAGAAGAGGTTTTGCTACGCTATAAACACTCTAACAAGTTATCTAATTGGAGAAGATAATATGTTAGTTAGATATGCTGGATTAGATAAAAATGATATTGTAAACGGAAAGGGATTTTGTGTCTCTTTCTGGACACAATATTGCCCACATAAATGTAAAGGATGCCACAATCCTGAGACTTGGTCTAAAACAGGTGGTATATTGATAGAATATGATAAATTACTCTCAGAAATATTAGAAGCAATATCTAAAAATGGAATTATAAGAAATTTTTCTATATTAGGTGGAGAACCCTTATGCGAAGAAAATATAGAATTAACCAATAGAATTATTAAAGATGTAAAAAAAGAATATCCACAAATATTAATTTATTGTTGGACTGGATATAATTTTGAAGATATTGTTAAAAAATACAATTATGTTTTAGAAAATATTGATGTACTAATAGATGGGAGATTTATTTTAGAACAAAGAGATGTAACATTAAAATTAAGAGGTTCTTCAAATCAAAGAGTCATAGATTGTAAAAAATCTTTGGCTGAAAACAAAATTATTTTAAAGGAGAATTAATATGAATACAGGGAAAGTCCCTTTTGGAACAGAAGTATATCTGGTCATTAAAAATCCTTTATATAAAGGAAGATGTCCTTATTGTGGGCATAAAAATTCTGGAGAAGTAGATAAATGGCTAATTGTTAAAGGAATATATAATGACATAAGAATAGATGGAGAAAATTTGTTATATTATGCTGAATATGAAAATCCTAAAACTGGAAAATATGAAACTGTTCTTATAAATAATTGGTATTTAGGTGATATAATAGATAGTGGTTATAACGATAAAAATTACAAACCAAGTGACTTTGATGTGTATAGTAAAGATATTGATATTTGTGAATATTGGGGAGAATTTGATGGAATAAGAGCTTTTCATACTGAAAAAGAAGCCGAAAAGTTTATCAAAGAATTTGGAAAAGATTTTTAATTTTTTTTAAAAAACCTATTGACATTTATCTAAAAATATGCTATAATAATTGTCAAGAGGAATATGAGTGGCGAAAAAGGTAGCCGCATAAGGAGAAAGAAAACTGTGAAATCCAGTTTGATTGGGGCAAAGAATATAAGATTATCTGACCAATAATTCTACATTCTCCAATGTGTTCTTGCTTTGAGTTGTGGTGACTCATGTAAAGTGCAAATCTTTACCTCATATTTTTTAAAAAATTTTTAAAAAAACTATTGACATTCATAAAGAAATATGTTATAATAACTTTAGAAAGTTAATTAAAGCCTCTTACAGCAATCAAAATGTAGGATAAAAGATTTAAAACATGGTTTGGAATTGTTCAAACGATTATGATAATAAGAGTGACAGAGGCTTGTCAAAAAATGCCACGCACAGCAAATTTAAAAAGTTTAATTCAACGCTATGAATTGTATGATTTTTGTGGCTAGATTTTAAAGGACACATACAGCAAAAATAAAAAAGATTTAAAATGGGTTTAAATTAATTGTGTCCTGATATATTGGGTGGTAGCTCAATTGGCAGAGCAACGTAAATTTTCGTGTCTTGTATAAGACAATAGCAGCAATTTTTAAAGATAGCCTTGTAAGCCGTGTGTTGTTGGTTCGAATCCAACCCGCCCAACCAATTCAATTTATCAAAGCTGCTAGATAAAAGAAGGAGTGAATTATATGAATTTATTAGAAGGAATGTTACAAAATTCTACTATTAAAAACTCAAAAGGTGGAGAATATTATGCCACAACTTGTAATGCAAATTTAGATTTATTTAGTGGCACAAATAGATATACAGATATAGATAAAATGAAATTACAATTTAGAAATGCTTATAATGAAAACAAAATATTAGCAGTTGCCAATCTTTTATACTTCTTAGACATAAGGGGAGGAAAAGGTGAAAGATTAATATTTAAAACATTATTCAAAGAACTTTGCAAAATGGATAAAGAAATGGCGGTTATCGTTTTGAAACAAATTGGAAAGCTTGGTAGATATGATTATATATTAGAAGCATTTGACACGCCAGTTCAAAATGAAATGATTGAATTAATATTAACTCAACTAGGAGAAGATATAAAGTCCCAAAATCCAAGCTTATTGGCAAAATGGTTACCTTCTGTAAAAACTCATAATAAGAAAAATCCATTAGCATGGAGAATAATTAAAGAAACAAATCTTAAAGAAAGAACTTATAGAAGATTACTTTCAAACCTAAGAAGAAAAATAAAATTAGTCGAACATAATTTAACCGAAAAAGATTATGATATTAATTTTGAACAAGTTCCAACAAAAGCTATGTTGAAATATAGAGATGCTTTTGAAATACATTGTGAAGAAAAATATACAGAATATTTAAATAAAGTAAATGAAGGAAAAACAAAAATAAACACAGCTGGGTTATTCTGCTATGAGATTATAGAAAAAATAGCCAAAAGAAACATAAATCCAAAATTAGCAAATGCAATGTGGGAGCAACAAAAAGATATTTTAGCAGGCAATTCTGATAATATATTAGTTATGGCTGATACTTCAGGAAGTATGACTTGCGTTAAACACGGAATTGAAACTTCAATAGGTTTAGCTTTATATATAGCCGAAAGAAATCATGGTTTCTTCAAAGATTATTATATGACATTTTCAAGCCGACCATTGTTACAAAAAGTCACAGGTGAGAATATTGAAGATAAATATTTTAATGTTAAAAGAATAATTGAAGATACAAACATAGATAAGGCTTTCGAGTTTTTACTTAATACAGCAAAGCAAAATAATATAAAACAAGAAGAAATGCCTAGTCATATAATTATAATATCAGATATGGAATTTGACTATGGAGTATATTCACAACATGGCACAAATTTTAGTGGTTGGAAAACCGCATTTGAACAAGCAGGATATAAATTACCTAAAATAATATTTTGGAATATTGCGATTAAAGGATTTCCAGTTACAAAATACGATAAAGATGTTTGTATGATTAACGGATATTCAACTTCTGTTCTTGAAAACATTCTAAAATTAGAAGATTTTACACCAGAAGGGGCAATGTTAAAATCATTAAATAAATATATAAAGATTATTGAAGAAGAAAAATAATAAAGTTGGAGGATAGAAAATGGCGGCTATCACACCATATATCATAAAATGTTCCATTACCGGATTTTCGGTACAGCACCTTAAATCAACGAAGTATGGTCAATATATGGTCTTATAAGAGATGCGTGAGTACCGACACGCCCAACCCTTTATTTGCAGATAGAGGCACAAACTCTTCGGAGTGTGGGGAGATGAAAACCTCCCATTTATATGCTCAATAAAATAATGGTAAATATAAAAGTAATTAGATTTAAGAAACCTATTTTTCTTAAGATTTCTATAAAAACGGTTTCACAAGTTGTATTTATAATAAATTTTATTACTTTATATAAGAAAGTTCAAATCTTTCATTGGGCACCATCCCCTTAAAGCTGGTATAGAAGCCGGGAAAGGATATTGTTTGTTTGTTGGTTAATCAAGTAATATCTGAGAAAAAATCAACCTATAATATGCGAGTTCTTTTCTTTCTTTTCTCTCGTGAATAAATTAAAAGAATATAGACTGTTATATGGCTCGTTAGTTCAGTTGGTTAGAATGCTTGACTGTCTATCAGGAGGTCGTCGGTTCGAGTCCGACACGAGTCGCCAAGAGTTGCATACTTAAATTACATGAAGGGGAAATTTAAGGTTTAGAAATTAGTGAAAAACTAAAGGCTTATAAAAAGATTATGCCACCAGTTAATTTATCTACGGGGCGTGGAATTTTACCTTATTAATATGGCTTGATAGCTCAGGTAGTAGAGCAGGGGACTGAAAATCCCCGTGTCAGTGGTGCAAGTCCATTTCAAGCCACCAAAAAGCTATTATATAATATATTAAGCAAGTAGTAGTGATAGTCTACTTAAAATCTATCATTCGTATGACATACCTCCTTTCAGAATTTCCAAAGAAATTCGGGTGCTTATGCTTCCCATAAGATAAACTTGTAGAAAGATATATTATATTTTAGCTTTATACATATGCCTAGTTGGGTGAGTGGTTAAAACCGTAAGGCTGTAAACCTTATCTCTTCGGAGTTCCCTGGTTCAAATCCAGGAGCGCCCACCAAATAATAAAAAGGAGGGAAATTATATGAAAATTCAAGTTAGAAAAGTCTTAGAAAAAATTGAAGAATGGGAAAATCCAATAACTCATAAAGTAGAAAAAATAAAAATACCTTATGAGAATGGTTTTGTAGAAGAAATGGAAATTGGGCTAAGTGACATAAGTGCTTTTACTGGAAATAAATCTACAAGACTAATTGGGATAGGCAAAAACTTATATCCATTAACAATGAAATCTTGGAAAGAAGTTAAAAAAACATTAAGTAAATCTGAAATAGGAAGAAGATTTCATTTAGAAAAACAAAATTAGTTAATAAGGTGTATATGCTTTCAAAGGATTGTATATACACTTTATATATATAAAGGGGTGAGTTATATGAAAACAAATATGATTGACTTAATGTCAAAAATAAAACAAATGCAAAATGATATTACAGAATTGGGATTAGAGTTAAAATTAAATTCTACCAATGAAAAAATAATAGAACTTAATGGAAGTGAACAAATATTAAAAGAAAACAAAGATTTCGATATGAAATTTAACAAATATATTTCTTTATTAGAAAGGGTTTCTAAATTTCAAGGAATTATCGCTACAAGAAATGCTATGTTAAAATTAAAGAATGGAATGTCAATTCAAGAAGCTCTTATTAGAGTAAAAAATCTTAGAACAGAATTTGATATTGTCAAAGTTTTAGCAAGCAGAAAACCTTATAAAAAAAGAACAACAGAGACAACAAATTCTTATTTTACAGCTACAGAATTAGCTTATGATAAAGAAATCATGATAAATAAAAGGGAAGATTTAATTGCCGAAATTCAAGAATTAGAATTTGAAATTAGTCAATTAAATTCACAAGAATTTGAAGTATAGTTATTAATTTTATTAGTTGTGAGATTTTTCATAGCTAATAATTCATATAAAGAAACATAAGTAGGTTAATGAACATTATCAAATGTAAAATGTAAATATAATTAAAATCAATAATAAAAAATGTGTAGTAGGTGCTATAAAACAATTTACAAATCAAGACCTTCGAGTCATTTTACAATTTATAAGCGTAATTACAATTTATAAGTTATAATTGATTTAATCGGCGATTTAATCACGCCTCCAGTTTTTCAGAAATAAAATTTTGAGATGAATTTAAAAAATTTATTTTAACCAAAAAAGAAATAATCAACAATCTTAATATATGTTAATCTCTTATGTTTCTTATATTTTTATTATAGAAAGGAAATTATTATGTCAAGAAAATTTGAATATGTATCAACAGTCACAAATCCAGATTTTAGTTTACCAAAGAGAAGCACAAAATATTCAGCAGGATATGATTTTTTTGCACAGAAAGAATAGAAATTCCACCTTATCATATAGGCGATAATCCATACTTAGTTAAGACAAAAGTTAAGGCTTACATGGAAAATAATGAATATCTTGCTCTTGTTAACCGTAGTTCTAATCCTAAAAAGAAAAAATTAGTTATTCCAAATGGGATTGGTATAGTGGACGCAGATTATACGGACAACTCTGATAACGAAGGTGAATTAGGATTTTTATTTTATAATTTAAGTAACGAACCAGTTGTTCTTGAAAAAGGGGATAAAATTGGTCAAGGAATTTTTCAAAAATATTTAATAACAGATAATGACAATGCCGAAGGCGAACGTGTCGGAGGCTTTGGAAGTAGTGGAAAGTAGGTGTAAATATGAGAAAATTAGCAAGTATTCAAAAAATAGTAGACATTCAACCAATTGAAGGAGCAGACAAAATAGAAAGACTTACTGTATTAGGCTGGCATATTGTTGCAAGTAAAACAGAAAACCATAAAGTTGGAGATTTAGTTGCATATATCGAACCAGATAGTAAAATGCCTGAAATACCTATGTTTGAATTTCTTCAAAGTAAAAAATATATCGTAAAGACAATTAAGCTTAGAGGGCAAATATCTCAAGGGCTAGTTATTCCTTTAAGAGAATTAGAAAAGAACTTTAACATAGATATATCTAAACTTAAAGAAGGTGATGATATTACTGATTTATTAGGCATAAAAAAATATGACCCTGAAGCAGAGGCTGAAAATATGGTGGTTTCAATGGAAAGCAAAAATCCTATTCATAAATTCTTAATGAAATATAAATGGTATAGAAAGTTATATTATAAATTAAATCCAAAACCTGAAAAAGGATTTCCTAGTTGGGTTAAAAAAACTGATGAAGATAGAATTCAAACAATACCAAATGAATTTCAAGAATATGTTGACAAGAAAATTTGGTTCGATAGTACTGAAAAACTTGACGGTCAATCTTCTACTTACTTCATTCATAAATATAAAATATTAGGTATAATTCCTAAATATGAATTTGGAGTATGTTCAAGAAATTTAAGATTAAAGACACCAGATAATTCTTCATATTGGACTATAGCAAGAAAATTAGATATAGAAAATGTTTTAAAATCTTTATTAAAAAAATATAAAGCTGAGAAAATAGTTATACAAGGCGAAATATGTGGAAGTAAAATCCAAAAAAATAAATACAACATTTCAGGTAATGAATTATTTGTGTTTAATTTAATAATAGATGGACAAAAATATAGAACAATGGACATAGAAAGAATATTATCTCCTTATGGATTTAAAACTGTACCTATGTTAAATACTAACGTTGAATTGTTACCAAGTATAGATATGATGGTTGAAGATGCTGAAGGAAAATCTGAAATTTATAATATAGAAAGAGAAGGTAAGGTTTGGAGAAGTATAGATAATCAAGTATCTTTCAAGGTTATAAATCCTAAATTTTTATTGAAAAATGATGAATAAAAAGATTTGGCACTAAGATTAAAATATTTTAGTGCCATTTTTGTATAGATAGGTCTAGGGCGAATGAGAATCGTCATATACGGGTTTTATATAGACAACAAACAAGTTATATTACTTATAATATAAAACAGTTTTAAAATGATTTTAAGACTTAATTTAAGGAGAAAATTATGAAAAATAAAATAATAGTTAAAACTTTAGTAGAAAATAGCATTGATTACTTAAATATAATAGATATATTTATGAAATTAAACAATAGCTCAACCTGCCATTCATACTCAAGTTTTGAAACAGCAATCAATATGGGAGCAATAACCAAAGATAACATAGAAATGTGTAAAAAAAATTTTTATTTTGGTAAAGCATATAACATAGACCATTATAAAGCAAACTTTGTCCCAGAAAATCACATAATCCTAGAGTGTGGGTCTTTTGAAGTATTAAATGAGGGTGACAGTAAAAACAATGGTAAGAAAGAATATATATTTGATTTACAAGTATCATCAAATTATAAATTAAATAATGAGTTAGGAACGTGGCATTATGGAAGATAATAGAAAATGTGTGCAATGTGGTTCAAAAAATAAATTATTTCAACTAGAAAGTGGATATTATGTTTGCAAAAAATGTATGGATAAAGTAGGGAAAGAGCAACTTAAAATACAAAAAGATATTCTAAATTATTTAAAACAATTAGACTTTACCTCACCAAAAGAGCAACTAAATATTTTGGAAGGTATTGCATTAAATATTAGATTTAACAATGGACTACTTGATAAGGAATATATGGATAAAATACAAGATGCAAAAGAAAGGATGGATAAAGCTTTTGAGTAAAATATTAATAGCATTAGACGAAAGTACAGTTTCGACAGGGTATTCCGTATTTAAAGATGAGAAATTAATTGATTACGGAGCAATTACACAAAAAAGCAAAAATGTATTAGAAAGAATATCAAATATGGTACAAGAGATAGAAGTATTGATACAAAAGTATAAGCCAGACAGTTTGGTCGCTGAAAATATCCAAATAACTTTATCAGCTCCGACCGCAAAATCTCTTATGGGATTACAATTATTGATTGAACTTCTAGCGTTTAAAAAAGAAATTCCTTGTACTTTGTATAGAACCGCTCATTGGAGAAAAGTATTAGGATTATCAAATAGCCCTAAAATTAAAAGAGAAGAAAAGAAAAAGGAAGCTATAAAATATGTTGAAGATAAATATGGGATTAAGATAGATAAAGATGATGTTTCAGATGCTATTGCTATTGGGACAGCATTTATTATAGAAAGCAGTGATAAAAATGAGAGACACAAATAGGATAAAACCATAGCTGGAGCAAAGGCAATAAAAAAATAAAGGAAGAGAGAAATCCCTTCCTTTTTACATATATAACTTTATTACCCTTAAAAATAAAATGGCTTAAATTTGATTTTAAAAGCCTATTTTTCTATGATTTCAAAGAATTTTCCAACTAATTTTTTATCTATTCCTCTTAATTGTAAATCTTCTGAAAATAGTTTGTAAAATTCATCTGTTTCTGATATTACATCATAAAAACAATCCTTATACCAAATAGGCTTTTTCTCATAAGCTACATTTATTAAAAATTTTAATTGTTTCATATAAAATCTCCTTTATATACTTTCTCGCCAAGTACCATTAATTTTTATATATGGCGCGCCACTTCTCCAAGTTCCATTTATTTTTATGTATACTTCTCCTTCTCGCCAAGTACCATTAATTTTAATCCACATTTGATTAGACTTTATAGTTACATTACTAGTTGTTAAATAACTTGTATATTGTCCCCAACTATTTCTTAATCTAACTCTAAATTGAATTAAATCATTATTTTTTAAGCTTGCATTAGAATAAGTATAAGAAGTTGAAACACCAGCATAGATTTGAGACCAACCACTCCATGTAGCAGTTATATGGTTATAAGTCCTTACTTCTAAATAATAACCAGAAATAGTACCAGTTCCACCAGAGCCACCGCTCCAACTTACAGTAACTGGGTTTCCTTTTTTTATTCTGGTTGAACTCAATCTATATGAAGTGGGAGCAGTTGGGCTACCAAAAGAAACATTTAATATTGAAGAATAAATCCAACTTGAATTAGAATATTGCCCGTCGCTAGAACGTATTCTATATTTATATTGTACACCAATATAAGGAGTTTGCCCGCCAATATTTTTATTTCTAATTATTGTATCTTGATAAGAAGCTGGAGATTGTGCATTTCCTAATCTTACCCAATCAGTCCAACCACCTGAAGATTTTGAAGATTGTACTTCTATATCATATAATAATATTCCTGTACTTCCTGCCGCTGCTCCACCCCATGTTATCAATGGTCGACCATCTATTCCACAAGGATTTGGAGTAACATTGACCCAAGTAGGAGCACTAGGAGCAGTAAATGCTGGAGCATCTAGTAAAATATTATATTCATCTTGTGGTGTAACTAATGATACTTGCCCTGGAGCGCCAGTAATATTGAAGTACACACGAATATTATTGGCTTGAGAATTTATAGAGTAAGATACTGTTGTAGTTCTACTCATTTCAGCACTTGCTCTCCATGTCTCGCTAGAGCTTTTTATTTCACCAGTTGCACTACCTGTGGTATCTGGCGTCCATACGTTAAAATATGCATAATATCCTGTACCTAACACTCCGTCAGTATATCTAAAACTACATACTGCGTTTGCAACAACCTGAATATCCGCACCTTGTCTAAAAGTATCTATATAAATAGTTACATCCATAGTAGGATTAGCAGTTGTATATTTTAATACTTCCATTTATATTCACCGCCTATTCATATTTGATATATATATTTCCATCAAATCCTATATTTTGGTCTGGATTTGAAGTGCCGAAAAATACAAAAGCTTGTTGTACCCAACTTCCCCATTCTCCAGTATATTCATAATAATTACGAACATAAGTTCTCATTCCTCTTCCAGCATCAAACACTGTAAATGTTTGCTTTACACCGGCATGCTTTTCAACAAATAAACTAAAAGCCCTTTGTTCAGGAACATTAGCTATAGTTTCCGCATCATCATTACTGTTATTGTAGTAAAGTCCACATTTTTCTAAAGTATTATATGAATTCAAGTTAGCATTTCTTGGAATTCTTTGTGGAATATTTAATTTATTGTCTAACGCAGTTTGTGTGGCTCTTGAAATTGGTTTATCTAAGTCCGAAGTATTGTCAACATTTGGTAATCCGACTTGTGCTTTATCCATAGTTAAATAAAAGTTACCGTTGTAAAATTTTACATATACTGGTCTATTTGCCATAAGAATATTGTTTTGTATACTTATACCACTAGCAAATAATATCGGCTTAGCAGTATCACCATTTATGGAGATTTTGGCATTTGCTGCATTATTTACTTTTGGTATAAAACATATTAATCCAATTTTATTCCCTATGGCATTTGTTATTGGAGTTGGAATGCCAGTTATTGTTAAATTATATTGTGTTGCAGTACTAGAACTAGCGACAGTTGCATTTAATACTTGAGCTGGATTAAATGGGTACATTGGTTCATAACCAGCACTAGTTAGAACATGCATTATTATATTTTTTGCCATTGCTTTTCTCCTTTCTATATATCTAATGAAACTTGTTGTAATATATAATTCACTATAATATTATCAACACATTCTTCTATTTTTTCTTTTATAAAATCTTGTGCTATTTGTTCTGCTTCTTTTTTAGTCATTGAAACATATCCTTCTTCATTTGGATTATGGTCTTGAAAGTAAACCAATTGTTCGTCAACATAAATTAAATATGCGCTTACTATTTTGTAACTACGACTATTTATAATATCTTCAGCAGAAACATTATTAATTGGGCTTTTTTTATCCCAAATCTCATATCTAAATCTTTTTGCTTGGGTTTCTGAAATACTATTTCTGTCAAATCTTGAAATTAATTTATCAATTGTCTTTATATCTATTTCATAACCTTTTGATTTTAAATATTTTAAAATTCTTTCACTATCTACCATTTTCATTTCTCCTATCTCGCAGTATCAAACTTAAATCTTTCTACATATCCACCAACCATGGGTTGCATTAAATTTATGCCACCTATAGCATATCCATAGTCTGAGGTTGCTTCACCATTTAAACTATTTCTCGCAAATTGAAGTAAAGATTGATTATCCCAAATATTAGCAGAGGTGTTATATCTAAGAACGGAGTCACTGCTATATAATAAACTATCTAATCCACCAAAAACATATATATATTGACCGTTAACAAAAGATGCTGCATATCCCTTACCTTCAGGCATATCTTTGCCGTTTGACCATGTTTTTGTATCTGTATTATAAATATATGTTGTTTTTAAGATATCGTTAGCATTATTGTCCCCGCCTATTACATATATACTGTTACCAATAGCTTGTATAGCAGGAGAAATAACCAAGGAAGGAATTTCAGTTTCTAGTGACCATGTGTCATTACTTACGTTATATTTATATATTGCTTTTGAAGGATTGTTAGACAGTCCGCAATTTACATAAGCAGTATTATTACATACTACACCACCGTTTACATTGGCGGTTACTACTGGGAAATTATTTTTTTTTGTCCAAACATTGGTCGTAGGGTTATAAGAATAAACCGAATTGAAATATTGAACCGTTCCAATCATGGAATTTATACCCCCAATTCTATAGCCAAGCCCACTTAAAGAAAAGCTCATTGCTCCATCACATATTTCAGGATAATTAGCTTTAATAGACCATGTATTAGTAGTTGTATCATAGGCTTGAGTAAGATTAGTTACTGATAAATCAGCGAGTTGCCCACCTACTATGTATATTATATTATCAATTATAAAAGAGCTTGAAGCAGTAGTAGAATAAATTTGTGAAGACATGAGTTCCCAAGAAGATAATGATACATCTTCTCCCTCTGTGACTTCAAACCAAAAATCCCCTGTACTGTAACCATATAAAGGGGCATTTTTTTGTATTGGTGTTCGTGTAGAGGGCATAGGAAAAGCAATTGGTTGCCAAGGATAGTGATTTAAGTTAGGAACATGCCCTTTGTTATTATCTATAGCCCACCACATTTTGTTTAAATAAACCACGCAATCATATATCTTATATTGAACAGTACTATCCCAGTTTCCTCTATAATTAACATTACTTAATCCACCAAATCCTTGAAATCCTTTAATATCATATGCTTGCCAATAATTTACATTTGTTGGCAATGTACCTATTGGTGGTGTACTTGTTGCAAAATAATGTTTACCTTGATATGTAACAAAATTATGAGCATAATATTGTGTCGTAGAACTAAAAGCTCCTATTTCTTCAGTGTCATCTACTAACTTTTGAAAATCATCTTCTAACTCATCAAGTTTATCATCTATGTCTTTCCCAGGTTGTTCTTCATTTTTATTAATTCTCTCTATTAATCTGTTTATGTTTTCACTGTTTGTTATTTGGTCGGCAAGTTCAGGATTATTATTTAGTATTTGTTGTGCTAGTTCAACATTATTAGCAGACATAGCATTATAATAATCCAAGAATGTACTTTGAGCGCTCAAATGCATATCATCCATTAATTCAAATAAACTTCTACTCATTTCATTCTCCTTTCTAAGTAACTTGATACCATTGGTCGCCAGTTACTTGGTCTGTGGGTTGTGTATCTTGAACTGGTATTTGTTTGGCTGGTAATGCAGAAAGCATTATTTCCCATGCGCTTGAACCTTCAACTGGCAATTGCCCTTGATTAGCTTGTTTTGCAACCCACCATTTACTATTAAATATAACAACATCATTAATATGATATTGCATTGCACTACTCCAAACCCAAGTGAATGAAAGCCCATCACCAGGTTCTCCTCTTTCGCCCCTAATCGTAAATACTCTCCAGTAATTTGTATCAGTTGGAGCTGTTCCAGAAGGTGGAGTTTGTGTGCACAAATACAATAATGTACCTTCGGAAGTGGTATAATTGACAAAATTATTTTTTTCATATTGTACACTTGGGCTATATATACCTTTGAAACTATATTTATTTATAGTTCCTTCCCAAGTAGCTTGTTTATCTGCGATATAATTATATATATCATTTTTGTAAAATCTCTCTAATGCTATTAAGGCGTCCCTTATTTGATTATAATCATTTGCATTAAATATTTTTCCACTCAAATAAGGGTTTGAATTTAATAGGTTAGCTGCTGTAACAAAATCATTATTAAGTATCGCTACCTGTATTTGACCAACCAATTGTGCATCGGTAGGATTGGTTATATTACTTTTTAATTCGATATTGTCTAAAGCATTAGGAAAATTTGTAAAATCTAAATCTTGATATAAAGCTGACATATTATCTCCTTTCTATTATACTATCTCATACCAACCAGAGCCTGCAATTTGAAAATATGGATTTAAACTAGTAGGCGTAACTTTTAACTTACAAGCCAATGCACCATTATTTGTTTGAATTCTAATAGCATTCTCATTTGAATTTGGAATTAATTGTATTGTATCTTCCTCTTCTGTTAAGTTATAACATAGCCCAGTGCACAATGCATTTTGACCAAATGTAGAACTAGGTACATAGGGAATTCCTACTATTGTTCCATAATTATCAGTTCCATTTAAAGCAGTTATTTTCCCAGCTATATAAAAGCTCAAAAAACACAATTTACCAATTCTTTTAAATTTCCCCACTCTTGCAGAATATTCTATGGTAGGTGTTTTTCCTTCAACTGTGTTTAAAGTCGGTGTCCAATCTCCAGAAACAGGCTCTACGGCGACCAGCCTTGTATCTATATCTGACAAACCATTTTCTATGTGATTAAATCTATCTGCGGATAATTGGCTTCCTTCTTGTTCAATAACACCTGGATATGGGGTAAGCGTTATAGAACCGTCTGCATTTGTACTAATTAAAAATGTTAAAGGCTTTTCAACTTTTCTATCAATCCATGTTTGTTTTGTATATGCCATTTTATCTCCTTTCTTAATGAAGATATGGGAATTGAGTTTGAAGTGTAGAATAATTTGTACTTCCTGCATAAACATATTCATTGATTGTATTTACTGGTGTGATTTGTTGCTCAGGATATATTTTTGAAGCAGTTATTGTCATATTAGAACTAATATCTAAAGGTATGCTCAATGTTTGTATTAAATATTCTCCCTCAATTCCTATTTTTTTATTTGTATAATTAATTTTAATGTTTACATCATTTAACCAAGGTATAGGCACAATTTCCAGTGAAATTGTATCATTTAATCTTGCATGTAAATAAAGTTCATATTTAGCTCTATCTTGAGCCAATTCATTATTATAAATTCTCTCATCATCAACTATGTAATTTATTTGTCCAATTCTAGCAATACTAAACGGACTATCCGTGTTCATATCTGATATTTCAGCAGTGACTTGTTCACCACTATCTAATAATCTTCCCCAAACTATAATATGATTTTTAACATTTTCAAAGTCAATATCTATACTATCACTTATAACCATAGGCTGCATTAAACTATCAAAATCAAATATAACTGGTTCATTTTCACCGCTAGGAATTTTTTGCCAATGAAATACTCCATCAACATCAAAAAACATTTCCCAATTAGGATATAAGTCTCTCAATTCAACCAATAAATCATAAATGGTCGCACCCATATCCATTTTTATATCATACGGAACTTCTAATCCTTCATCTTGTATTACATACTTGCTAAACCCACCTAATTGTGTAATTGTTCTTTGGACTACAGCAGCGATTTTGCTACCAGCAGGAACTAATGTTGCAACAGCAGGTAACTGACCATTTCTTCTTCCTGTTAACTTCGCCATTAAATCTAATCCTTCAAATGTAATTGTATGGTCGGTAGAATTATAAACAGTGTTGGGATTGTTTATTAAAAACATTCCCATATTCCACCACACTGTTTTATTATTGTTTCTAGGATTATCTATACCTTGATAAATTTTTATAAATTTATCAAGCCAAATCTCACCGCCAGAAGTTACCATATTTTCTTCTATATTAGTAGCGATTAACCCTAAATTACAAGTTCTTCTTATATCTGCCGTAGCATCAACATTTATACTTCCTGAAATTACTTTTCCTTCTAAAGAGTTTATTGTTTCAAAATTAAAATTTAATAGTTCAACTTTTATCTTTGAATTTCTTGTTTTCATTTGAACTAAATCATAATCTGTTTGTGTAGGTCTTATTCCCATTATAAACTCTCCTTTCTAATTTGCAGAATAAATCATTCCACTTAAATATAAATCTTGACCACTGCCAGCATTTCCAATTTCTGACCAGTTAAATCCAATTTGAGCAAATCCCATTCCAACTTCTGAATAATATGTTATCGGAATATTGTCACTTAATGTTACAAGCCAAATATTTCCATTAAAATCTTTAAGAATTTTAGCGGAAGCTGTTGTTAAAAAGTCTTTAATATTGTTTAATCTTTCTACTGTTGCCTTCCTATCTAGCCCCGAATTATTAGTATATACTTGTATTCCATTTTGTGTATTTGTTGCATAGCCTTCATTTTCATTATATACAAGAATATCACCACTGACAGTTCCTTTTTCATAACTTAAATTTCCATTACTTATAATTATTGGATATTTACTTCCATATGGTTCATAAGTGCCTGTCAATCTTACTCTTTCATTTGAAGAATAAGAAGCATTTTCTTTAAATTTATAAGAAGTTTCCCCATCAGTTATAAATATACCATAAAATTCTGATTTAATACTATTAACCGCATAAACACCTTCGACATTTCCTATTATAGGGACAATCGCATATTCATATTCAGTATCGTTTTGGGCTAATCTATCATAACGTACGAAATCTATATCTGTTATTTTGTTAACTTCAACATTAAATAATGTGTACCAGTTAAATTCGCCCTTTTTTTTTCTTTTAACTCTTATTTGACTAATATTCCCAACAACATAGTCGACATTTCCTGCATTTATGTTTCCGTTAAAGTCAGCATCCATTTGTGTGTTTTCATCCCATGTTAAAGGATATGTTGTAATATAAGGGAAATTCGTATCTTTTGTAATATTAAAATAATCATAAATCCCATTCTCAATTTGAACATTTGTTATATTTGTTAAATTAGTAGGGACAGGTTGCCAAGAATACCTGTCCTGTAAAAAATTATATCCTAAGAATATCATCCTAACAACCTCCTTACTATGTTTCTTCTCCTTGATAATCACCAAGGTTTTCTATTTTTAAATCAAATATGTTATTTTTCTTGCGAACCCAAATAAACACTTTATCTGTTTCTTTTGGAATATCTATATAGTTACTATGAACAAAATATGGCATTACGTTACCATTCCAACATTTTAGTGTCACATAAGCATTTTTAGTTTCTTGTTCGCTTTGACCACTAATATAACTGAAATTAATATTTGCCAGCATATTATTATTTGTAAACACATTTGAAGTTCCTTCATATGTTTTTATCCCATTAAGAGCAGAGACATTTTCTAAAGATAATGCTTCAACTATTGGATTATTTATTATATGAGAAAAAATTAAAGGATTTTCTTCTTTATATTTTGAATTTACCCAAGATTTAAAATCATCTAATGTTGTCCCTTGTGTAGTATAGTTAACAATAATCCTAAAAGGTCTTGCTGTACTACCCGACCTATCTGTATAAAAAGAAGGGATTTTCTTTTGAGCAAATCCGGCAAAATGAAAATAATTAGATAAAGCCAGACCAGTTTTTAAATTTGGTGCTAAAACATTTGGTACGATAACAAACCTATCAATGTCTACCGTAACGTGACTCTTGCTATACCAAGCATTGTCTGATACACCACCATCAAGTTCTATTTCTTCTATATATCTAATTACGCTTGGTTCATTTACATAAGGATAGTAAATCTCTGCCGTAGTGCCTTCATTAATCTGTAATTTATTACTTGTTATATCTGAGCTTGCAGCATTTACTTTTATCTGAACACAAGTATCTGGTACAGTAATTTTGCCACTTGATATATTTACACTAGAAATTAAATTTCCATATTCTGTTAAATAATTCAATTGATATTGAGTATTGCCAGATTGAGAAAAATAATAATCTTGCCCGCCTTTGACATTAGCAATTTGTGTTTGTGGATTTAATAAGTTAAGACTTTCTAAACATATTATATCTTTATAATTACCAATAGCTCTTAAAGGTTGGTCTAATGTTATTGTTGTTTGATTTGGTTTATATACTTCATACTCAGTAACTTGGTCACCAGTTTCTATTTGTATGTTCCAAATTTGAACTTGGTTATTCTCAATCGTATCATTTAATGTAAATTCAAATAAGAAATCATATACATTACTTGGCGCAGCAAATGAACCATTATCTAATGTGATTTCTTCCACTCTATCTCCAGTTTCTTTATTTATTGTATATAACTTAGAAGATAATAATTCTCCATAACTATTATAAGAAATAGCATAATTTTGACCTGGTTGTAAAATATTTGGAAAACCAATTGCAATATATGCGGTTTCATTTGTTCCAGCTAAATTTGCACTTATACCATTTTGAATATAACTTATCTCAGTGTTTTTATTTTCTACATAATATATTTTATCATAATCAAAAATATTCTTTTGAGTAGCTGTTGGATAAATATTGTATAATCCATGTTTTTGATAATCATGTGCAACTCTGCCTTTTTCAAGCTGAACATTTGATATAGAGACATTTACATTTGCCGGAATTAAAGTTCTAACAAATTTTACTGATAATGTTGAATTATTAGGTATATCTTCAGGAACCATAAAGCTTGTATTGCTTCTACCTGTTGATTGATTGTAATATAATACGGCGCCAGTTATATCTGTAATATTATTCCCATTTTTATAGCAAACCGTAAAATAAAGGTCTGTTGAAGCATTATTTATGGTATAATCAAATGACAAGTTATACACAAAATTTGGTTTTAATTTAAATATAGTATCAGTTACTTTAAAATAATCTTGAGTATAAGATATATCAAATAAACCTAAATCTTCTAATAAATTTCTTTGGTCGCCAGAAGAATAAATCGGACTTGGTACACTTGGTGAAGGAACTCTTAATGTAGAAGCTTTTAAAATTGGCAAATCTTCAGTTGCGTAAATGTTTGTGATATCGGCATATGCTGGTTTTAATGTTGACTGAATTGTTTGCTGTTCTGCTGTTAAAGGTAAGGTTTCAGAAGTTGCAAGTTGAGCATAAACTATTAATGGATTATCTGTCAAGAATTGTTTAAAAGCATCTAGACTCTCACCTTCATCATATATGTATATTTTACTATCTATAATTGTAAACCCTTGTGTTGGCTTATAAGTTGTTCCTTTTTGAATTAAAGGAAACATATTGGAATATGCTATAGCTTCATTACTTGTGCTTGAATTTTTGAAAATTTTTCCTATAAAATTTGATAAAACAATAGAATATCTAGGGCTTCCACTTTTTTGTGTAGGTTCTGCTACTAAAGGTGCAGTATTGTCAATGACAATTTTCTCCCAACCACTATGTTCTATATCACTTATATAATCTCCTATTAACATAGGTTTTTGAACGGGCATAATGTAAGATTGCTCTTTATGGCGAGTATATTCTGTCAAATTATCGTATTCAGCCCACATTTGAAATTCAAATATATCTTTATTCAAATTTCCCCATAATGTTGTGCTTATTTCACAATCTTCTGTTGCTGTATAAGTTCTTTCATAAACTTGATTTAAGTTATAAATTTCAATTTTGCCAAAAGAAGGAATTATACCTTGAACTTTATCTACATACCAAGTAAATGTAGTGTCTTGGCTTGGTTTAGAAAACAGCTTAAATCCAACTTTTATAGTTTGTCCTTTTTTTAATTTGAATTTCGTTAAATCCTTTCCACCACTTATTGCTGTATTTTTTATTCCTTTGTCTGTATATTCCCAATTCGTTCCCAAAGAAGAAATCGGCATAATATTTTTATTTTTTATGTTTATTTCTACCGAACCTTGGTTATATGGCGAATATTCCGTTCTTTTATTTCCTATCTCTAATTTTATTTTCTCTCTTGCATAACTTGTTTCACCACTCTTAACACTATAACTTATTCTCATATATTTAGCATTATTTTTAACATCAAATGTATTACTAAATGTTCTGTTTTGATATTTAATATAAGACAATATTTTTTTATCCTTATCATAAAATGCAATATTGCATTGAAAATAATCAGTTGTTGATTCCCATGATAAAGTATATATATTTGCTTTTACTTCTATAAAATCCGTAGTTCTCCACGAATCATTAGGATAAAGATTTCCTGATTCTAGTATAATTAACGTATTTGTTACTGAATTTATATCAAAATAATTTACATTATCCCCAACAGCTTCAACTTCACTTGGTGCCTCTGGACTTGGCATTGCCCTTGTTATATTATAATCTACATTTAAAATCGCAGGATAACTACTTTCATTTGTTATATTAGTTATATCTTGATATATTGTCATATTAGTCAATTGAGCCTGTGCTGTTTTTTGTGTATCTGTTAGAACCAAATCTGTTGGAGTTGCAAGCTTATAATAAACTACAACCGGATTGCCTTCATCGTATTTTGATTTTAACCACGCTTTGAACACATCTACGTTAGAGAAGTCGTTTTTATAAACAGAAAATCTTAGATTTTTACCATTATTATAAACTGTTATAGAATTTGGTTGTACACTTGGTGAATATATAAAATAATTACTATATCCATATCCATCTATCGCACCTAATATATCTAAAGCACAAACAAGTATGGTTTCTGTAGTTGCACCACTTAATGTTATTTTTTCCTCTCCAGTCAAAACCAACTTCTTCCACTCATGATGTTCGACTCTTTTTATATAATCATTGGCTAACATTTCTTGTTGGATAGGAAGAATTATTTGTTGAATTTCTGGTTTTATCCAGTCAGTATTTGTTCTACCACTTTCTAACTGAACATACACAGTATAATCTATATTAATTCCACTACTTAGACTATCACAAAAAATACCAAAGGAAACTGCTTCTTTAGAAGTTGTAAATGAAACTCTCCATGTAGCAGTAGATATATAATGTGTAGAAAAAGTATCATCTCTGTAATAGAGTCTTAAAACAAATCTTCCACGACTAATTGCATTTTGTGAAAAAGTATAAGTGCCGATAGGCAAACATATATTAGTTTTTTTTGTCACTCCAAAAAAGCTAGAAGTTGTTGTACCTTTACATAAAAGTTTTTCACCATCATATGTCGTAGTAATACCATTTTTTGTTACAGAACTTTGGACAATATTAGCTAAATAATTTTTGTTTTGTACATTTACTTGCACAGAACCATAGTTATATGGAGAATATGGCGTTGCCAATGTGCCTTTTTCTAACTTTGGTTTTATTATCTCAATATCAATTGGACTAATATTTGATATATTATCTATTTTTCTTATAAGAACTCGTATTTTCTTAGTATCGGTTGGTAAATTTATTTTCAAATACTTTGCCCCATTTATCGCATTATTAGAACTATAATATTGTCCTATATATGTTTTATCTTCTTTATATAAAATTATATTCAAAAAACAATATTGTGTATTTTGAATAGAAACATAATAATCTTCATTATCTATTATATCTATAAAGTCTTTGGTTCTAATTCTAGTTGTAGAGCTTGTATCTACTCCATTCGAAATCGTTCCTTGTTCCCAATCACTTGAATTTGTAGGAATTATATTTATATTACTTCCAACAGTTTGTATTTCTGAAGGGTAATCTGGAGAAGGGCTTGCTCCGTATTGTTCAAATGGTTTATTTTCTGTACCTTTAATTAACATAGGATAAAAGGTTAAATTATTAACTGTTACACCAGCACTAATTGCCAACCAAATTACTTTTCCTGTCACATCTGCATTTATAGTTGATGTTACTCCTTCTCCTATATCAAAAGTTATATTAGCTATATTCATACCTAACCTATAAGTAGTCTTACTTCCACCTTTAGGACATCCTGTCAATTTATATGTTCCAGCTTCAAAGCTAAAAGAATGACTCCCTTCTTTATTTAAAAAATTAATACTTGCATCTGCAGTTGCAGTTCCATTAGCTGTTACAGAACCATCTTCATTTGTTGTAAATGTTATACCATTCTCTGTTTTTGAAGCTGGGGGTATTAACAAATTATATCCCTCTCTAGTTTTTTGATAATTGTTACCATTTACTACTATATCAGCAGGTTTGCTACTATCAACTCCAGTCAAGTATACTTCTGTACCACTTGCACTTTGTTTGCTACCTTCTTGAGTTTTTTGATATTGATTTCCTTGCACTTGTATATCTAAATACATGTCTCTAGTTGTTTCAGCTTTTATGTAATTTCCAGTTCCTAAATCTACGGGCGCTTTTGATATTTGTTCGCTATTGCCCATGATTTCTAAATCTTCAATGTCTGTTTTAAACCCATTCTTAATTGCAACATTTTTGCCAGAAACAGAAGTGTAAGAAGGTAACGTTTCAATAACATCTGCTATCATCCATTTCATTTCTATTTTATTAGGATTATCTGGTGTGTTTTCTTTGTTAGCCAGGCTGATTATTCTTTCATAATCATTAAAATCTCTGCCCCAAACTCTCATTGTAAAATCGTTATTAATATTAAATCCTTCGTCCCACTTAACCCAACTATCTTTATCTCTCAAATCTACTTCTTTGTCATCTATATAAATAGGTGGTTCGGGATTACTTTTTCCATCAATCGCAACTATATTAGAAGATATTTGTATATATCCATTTTCACAGTCATTTATTAAATCTACTATTGCGAAAGTTGCTGGCTGTGTATATCTAACAGTAAAATACATTAATCCACTTGTTATTTCAGTATTATTTACTGTTTGTCCTTTTAATTCAACATAATATGAAGTGTCATTGTCCATCCCCACAAATGTATAAGCTAAAGAACTATTTGATTGATAATATATTATATCACTTCTGTCTAATATATTTTTATTGCTGTCATATAATATAAATTGATAACTATTTAATTGTTCGCCTTCTGATTGTAAATAGTTACCTTGGAACGCATAGGTTCCATTACCAATAGTCTCTGTTGCCGGTATATTTGTTATCGTTAAGGTTGGCTGACTATAACAATAAAATGGCACTGGTGTACTTGGGTTACTTTGGTTATTCGCATTATCTATAGTATAAATAACTACATTGTAATAATTGTTATTTGATAATGTATTGGCTGGGATTGTTACCGCCAATTTCATAGTTGCCGTTATCTTTTCATAAACAACATTCCCTGTTTGGTTATTTGTTATTACAACTCTATTCCCTGTTACTTGTGCACCACCAATAACTATAAAAGTTATCTCGTGCTCTTTTGTGCTATCAAAAGCTGCAATTGGGTTAACTATTGGTTGTGTTAATTGTTGTATCGCCATTTACTTCTCTCCTTTCTAATAGATTTATATATTTTTTGCTTTTTTAAACATTTCTGTTTGTTTTAAATAATCATAAATATCTTCTATTGTATCACTCTCATTGTATTCTTTTGATATATATGTTGTATTTATAAAAACATTCATTTTTTTATCTATGTCTGTACTTTTATAATACTCTGCTTCTTCCTTTCTTTTGTTTTCAGACACATAAGAAGCAATTTCTATTATTGTAGAATGATTTGTGATTTTATTTATACTAACTACCCTATGATAATTTACTACAATTCCATTATCTAATTCTATTGATTTACTTAACGCCATATTTATCTCCTATCTATATCCAACTACTCTATATATTAATATTGAATTATCAGTACCTGTTCCACCAAGTAAAGAACCATCTGTTCCAAAATTTATATTGCCTACATACGCTTTTGATATACTGTAATTATTTATTAAGACATCGGCTGAAATAAGCTGTTGAACATCTGTATCACTACTTCTCTCAAAAAGTGTTAAGTTACATTTTTTTCCATCGGGTAATAAAACAATTGCACTATTATAGCTATTATTTTTCCCAAAAAATATCTCAATATAGACAAAATTAGAAGCATGAATGGGTATTGTTATTGTTCCTGTAGTTCCACTAGTATTATCATATAACACCATTTGTTTTCTCCATATCATTCCCCAGTCATTCCAATTTCCTTCGATTTTTGCCCTAACCCATTTTCGCATGCCATTATATGCTGTAAACTCTTGAAGTATATAATTATGTTCAAAAACATGTGTAAAAAGATACCCATTGGCACCATTGGGAGTTTTCGCAGAATTGCTAGTATATCTAAATTCTGTCTCAGATATATTATCTATATCACTATCGCTTACATAAATTCGTGTAACTTTATTTATATCTAAATTTCTACCTTGGTTTGCAGATAAGGCATTATCAATAGAACTACTTGTTAAATTGTCTTCTACGATAACTTTTGTCGCCCCATTAGCAATCCCGTCTAGCTTATTTTTCAATGCAGTAGTAAAATTATTGTCGGTATGTACATAGTTACTATCCGCTACAAAATTGCTATCGTTAGTTAAATCAGAAGTCTTTGTGGGTACTGTTATATCAACTGTTTTATTAAATATTGGTAATGCTGTTCCATTTTTTTGTATAGTTGTAATCATGTTATCTTCAATATTGATTATATCTTGTTGTATATCTCCAATATTAGTATCTAGCGCAGTAATTTTGCCATTTAACACTCTACCTTGGTTAGCAGATAAAGCATCTATTGCTGAAGTACTTGTCAAATTATCAACAACCGTTATTCCAATTCCACCAATAGCGCTCAATGTTCCATCTTCAGTTATAATTAAATTGTTTCCAATTTTAATCCCACCTAAAGTAGTTTTACTAGCGATAGGGATTTGTGTCAAAAATTTATTTGTTCCATTTTCCCCATCATTGATAATTTCCGAAGTTTTAGTTGGGACTGTTATATTAACCGTTTTGTTTACTATGGATAAATCAGTGCCATTTTTTTGAATTTTTTCAATTACATTAACTTGTGCACCACTAGCAATTCCATCTAATTTTGTCTTGTCTCCACTAGACATAAGACCATTTTCTGTTGTTGTAGCTACACCATAAGTTGTATCAGTATATTCCATTTTTACCCAATTGCTCCACGCAGAACCATTGAATTGTCTTATATATTTTATATTAGGGCTTTGATTTCCGCCAGTTAGTTCTTGTGTGTAATAACCACTAGCAGTTCTATATACCAACACCCCAAAAGCATCTATTCCACTTGGTTTATTCGTAACGCTATTACTTCCACCAGCATAATAAAAACCAGGAGTTTTTATATCATTTAAGTTTTGATTTGTTAATTGATTTGCAGTAGGATTTGCTGTAATATTAATATCTTTCGTTCCATCAAAATCTACATTATTAATTTTTCTTGCATTTTGTAATTTAGTCGCAGTTCCTGCATTTCCACTCACGCTTGTTTGTTCAGGATGAACATGGTCTCCTCTTGCATATCCACTTTCAGCTCCAGTTGAAGCAATCCCAGCAACTTTAGGCAATGTTGTACTAGGAGCATTAGCAGTGGCTTTCTCAGCAATTCCATCTAGCTTTGTTTTTAATGTAGTTGTAAAATTATTATCTGTGTGGACATAATTACTATCATAGACAATATCACTTGGCAAATTGCTTTTCACCACTATTTTTTCTTCATTTAAAGTTGCTACACCATTTGCAGCCCCTTTTTGCGAATTTGGAATAAAATCCAAACTTGGCAAATTTCTCAAATCAGTATAATTGCCAGTCTTTGATATTTTATGTAAATTAATAATCCCTTTGATTGTTTCGGCATTATTTGTATTTTGCCCTGTTACATTGTTTGTATTCAATATAGGCTTATTAACTAAATCATTATAGTTCGAAGTTCCACCAGAACCGCCACTATTTGGCAAAGTTTCTATGTATATATCTGAAAAATTATTTAAAGGAGCTTTAACTTTTACAATATCTCCTACATTTAAATCTCCACTATAATTTACTTTATATTCTGTTCCATTAATTTGTACTCTATAAAGTCCAGCTTCAATTTTTTCTATAATTTTTGCTCTATAAGTTCTATCATATCTTAACTTGTCTAATTGGGGTTCAATCATATTCTGTATTGCTTGTATTATATAATTTAACCCTTCTTTTATACTAGTTGCCATAAATTAAAACTCCTTTCTTTTTTATTTTCTTTGACTCGATTGTGTTGTCGCCAATCTTGGTAAATCTTTTAATGCTTCTACAAATTCATTTGCATTTGATACATTTGGTAGTTCTATGTTGCTTATATAGATAGTTTGACCACCCGTTGTTAATCCAAGTTTATCATATGAACTATTTGTTGACACTGGTACAATAGTGCTTTGTGGGTTCATGCTAGACATTGCTTGTGATATTTTGTCTTGTGTTGCAGAGCTATAGATTAAGCTATTGCCAGATAAAGTATCAGTTGTCTGTTTTGTTTGTGCCAAAGCTTGTTGATATTTTTCCCACCAATCTGTAGCAATCTTTAAGTTTTCTGCACTATCTAAGCCATACTCTTTCATTTTGTTTATTAAATCATCAAAAGATTGAATTGCCTCACGATTAGATTTATCTATTAAATAATTTTGCTCATCTAAAAAGTTTTGTAGTTTATCTATTTGGTCTTGATAACTATTTTCAATGTTCTCTTTTTGCTCTTTAAGTCTATCTAATTCGTCATTCTTAACCTGTTCATTTAAAGCATCTTGCGCATCTTTAAGTTCATCTTCGGCGTCTTTTATTGCACTTGGGTCACTTACCCATGTCCATCCACCGAGCTTCCTCTGAATACACCTGTAATGTTTTTTGTTTTCTTTGGTTTTCTAACTTCTGTCTTGCTTCTTCAACAGCTAAAAGCTTTTCTTCCATTTCCTTTTGCTTATCTATTGTGTCATTTTGCTTCTCTAAAGCTTCTATTTGTTTTTCCAAAGCTTCCAAACGTGGGTCTTTTTTCATCGCTTCTTCAATGTCAGTAATCTGGTCTTGGACTGCATCTAATTGACTTTGTTGGAAATCGTCCATTAATTCATTAAATTTCTTTAATTTTTCTTCTGGTATATCTGCCAACTGGTCATAATACTTTTTAACATTACTTGTTAGACTTCTTACTGAATTATCAAGTGTCCTATTGTTGTCGTTTAAGCTTTGGATTTTATTTATGATTTTCTCTAAGCTTTTTGCTGTATCTCCAGAAAAATCAGCCAAATGTTCCATATTGTTTATAAGCAATTCATTTTTATCTGAGTTGTAGTCAATTGCAAAACCTTGATTTCTTAATTGATTTATGTAATCTCGAATTTGATTTGCTTGTGCATTTTTTAAATCATTTGTTTTAGCAATTTGATTGTTTAATGCTTCTATTAACTGATTTATATATTTAACTTGTTCTTCATAATTATCCGTATTGCCCACTGCATCAGAAAGTCTATCAACTTCTTCTTTCGCATTATCAAGAGCATTTTCGTATTTATAAAGAGTATCAATTTCAGCTTTGTATTCTTCTTTTGTTGATTTTGTGGTACTTTTTTTTGAAGCTGTAGATTTTGTCGCTGTTTTGCTAGAACTTGGTTTCCAATTACTTATAAAATTATATGTTTTTTTTGCATTTTCTAAAACTTTATTTATTCTATCTTGAGCGTCACTAGAAGCCTCATAGTAAACATCTCCAGCTAATCCTTTTAAAGCTTCTTTGGTTTTTTCTACATCTCCGGATAAATTAATCAATTCTGCCCCAGTATCAATAGCCCATTGTCTTAATTCTGATAATACGTTATTTGCATTTTCTGTGGCTGTATTTGCACCTTCTTGTTGTTTTTTTAAGTCTTCTAATACTATGCCACGAACTTGTTCGGCTGTACTAGCCTGCAAATTAGCAATAGCACTTTCTTTAACTGCCTCTGTGTTATTAATAAACCCATCTTTATTTACTACCAATTTACCGTTAACACTATCTAAATATTCTAATAAGTTATTATCAGATAATTTCTGAAATGTTTCTGCAGTAATATTTCCAGTGTTTTGAATTTCACTCATAGCAGTATTTAAAATATCTAATTGAGAACCATAATTTACCATACTTTCTATATTACTATCTAATGCACTCTTAAAATTATTATAAAGAGTATTAGAATTTTCAATACTTTCAGCCAAACTATCAATATCATCTTTTGTGTCTTTTAAGGTGTCGGCAAAATCAGTCCCTAAAGTTTCGTCTATTTCCTCTATTAAAGCTAAAATAGTTTCTCTATAGCTTTCAGCCTCTTCTCCACCACCTTCTAATGTTTGATACCATTCAGAAAATGTTTTTACATTATTTATCATTTGGGTTGAAAGAGAAGCTTGAGTAGATTTTAATTCTGATAATCTTTCTTTTTCTTTTTCTGCTTCCTTTTGTGTCATTGAACTAGAATTTGCTATTTTTTCTTCACTGTTCTTTATTTCGCTAGCCAAAGCAGAATATCCGCTCATCATATCTCTTGTTTCAAGATTTATATTTTCACTATTATACGAAAATGTTTTATAAAGGTCATTACCCGCATCTTTTAATAATTCTTTTGTTTTCTTTAAGGTTTTTTCTGTATCACTTAAATCAAAGAAATCTCCTAAACTTCCACTTTTAAAATTAAATTGATTTATAACATCTTGCTGAGCTGCTTTTTTCTTTGCTTCAACTATTTGTCCTTCCAGCTTTAAATTTGCTTCTAATAAAGACTTTTCTTCTTTTAAATTTTCTAAGTCTTCTTTTTCAGTTAAAGTCAAAGTCCCCTTTTTCTTTAATTCATCTATTTGCGTATTAAGATTTTCTATTTGTGATTTATATTGTTTTATTTGGGAGGCACTTTTCTCATATGCTTGCGTACTTTCTTCTGTTTTTTTTGTTACATCTTCTAATGAACCACCCATTATATTCGTTGCAACTTTATAGCCACCAATTACTGCAACAACTACTCCAAGTACTACCAACAATGGAGCAAAAGAAGAGGTCAATGCAGCTATTCCACCAGCTGCGGATTTTGCAGAAACAGAGACAACATTAAGTACTCCACCAAATGCTCCGCCTTGCAAAGAACCTGCCTTAAAAGATATAATTACACTTGCAATAGCACTTACTAATCCTGTTTTTAAAGAAGTTATTAATGGCAAAGCACCTGTTTTATTTAAAAGAACTAATGCTGTTCTAAATGCAACAATTGCTATAACAACTCTTCCAATATCTGTATCTGCTAATTTTATAAGGGTGGTTCCTAAATCTAATAAAGACTTGACAACCTGACTATTTATAGTATTTCTTGCAAAAGATTGCCATGCACTTTGCAATTGAGTAAGCTTACCATTTAAGCTGTCCATTCTTTTGTTATTTTCTTCAAGAGCACTGCCCTCACTATTTAATGCTGCTTCTGTTGCACCTACTGCGGTGCTAAAATTGGACATGATGGCGGTAAATAAACTTCTTTGCGTCTTGCCTGCGACCACTTCTGTTAATTCTTGTTTCTCTACGGAAGTTAAATTTTCCCATGCCTTTGATAAATCTTGTAATACATCAAAAGTAGAACGCAACTCCCCTGTATTTTTATCTATTGTACCCATGCCTCCTGTTATAGAAGCAATATATTCATCATTTTGTGCCGTTAAACGTGCTGTTATTGTACTTAATCCATTAGCAACTCTGCCTGGTTGTCTAAGAATTTCCGTCATATTTATTTTATTAATATCGTTTATTTATTAATATTCAACTTATAAGAAATTATTGTCTTATAATTTTCAGAAATGATATCTAAATAAGGAATTTTTAACAATTCTATTTTATTTTCTATACAAAAATTTTCTTTAATTTTATCTTTTTCTCGTTGTAATAAAAATGCATCTATGCTATCTCTCTCATTCCTTCCTCCAAAACTAATTGGCTTATAATGTTGCTCTCCTTGAACCTCAATGCATAAGTTATATCTAGGTAAATAAAAATCAAAAGGCATTTCCTTCTTATATTTACAGCCCTTGAATTTATATTCTTTTAAATATTCAATATTATTCTCATCTAAAAAATCCTGAACTTTCAATTCGTTTTCAGAAATTCTATTAGTACATTTTGAACATCTATAGATTTTTCTATGGTTAAGCTCTTCGAGAGTTCTTTGGAACGTATTTCCACACTCACATTGCCACAATAATGGCTTTTCATATCCATAATATTTTGTGGAAAGCAATTTTAAAGGGATATTATTATTTTTTAAATATAAATCTATATTATATATTGTATATTTATTTAATGTTGAAAATCTATCAAACGTTTTCCCAACACTAAAATTTTGTCTACTTAATTTACCTAAATATCCTTCCTTATCTTTGCACAACATAGCAATATTATTAGTCTTATATTCATCTAATAATATTAAACCTTTGCTTAAATATTCCTTTTTAACTTGCTCGGAAGAAATCCTTCTTTTTATTCCTTTTTCTTTGTTTATGCATTCTGGACACAACCACATAGCACCTTTTCTGGTCATATTTTTCCATGTTCTTAAAAAGGTATGTTGGTTTTTATCTTCAAACAATAGATTGCTATGTGTATTTATAAAAACTTCAGACTTCAAGGTCACTGGTATGTTATTTATTTCTATATATTTTTTTATATTTTTTATAGAAAAAATATTGTCTTTACATACGGGTTTTATATAAATGCTTTTAGATTTTTTATTAAAATTATAATAATAATCATTGTTATCTCGTGCATAAAAATATTTTTCATCTTCGTTATATATTTCGTATCCATTGTTTATTAAATATTCCTTATTCATATAATTCCTTTCTTATAAATCAAACTCATACTTTCATATGAGGTTAGACTATATCTTATACTTCAGCTTTACCTGTTCAGTATGACCCTATTTTGATTTAAGGGGTTTTCACCCACGCACTTGCGCCCTACTCGTATTGTTATATTATATCATTTTTATAAATAAAAGTCAATACTTTTTATAAAAAAAATAATATAACCAAGCGATAGTCGTTGAACCTTCTTCTATTCGGAGCTTGGCTGCTGATTATCCAATCTATATATTTTTTAACTATCACGCTTATGCATTTTTCATCATTACGTTGTAGTTATATAGTTCTAAGGAACTCCCAGCAATTAAAGGTCTTTTTTTATGTATATTTCGATACATGCGAGCACGAAATTTACCCGCAGCTACCAATCCAAATGTTTCTTCTAACGAGTTATTACCAGCCGCCATTGAAGCAGATGCCTTTGTAATTCCCGTTGACAAATCATTTACACTAACAGCGTACTTATTTGATACCTCATTTAGAGCATCGACTATATGAGTACTATCAGAAGCTTCTAACCCAAAGGCTTTCATTGCAGCAATTAATGTATTTGCACTGGCTTCTGCCGTTGCTCCAGCTTCAGATACATTTTTTAACATTATCGCTTGCTCCCCAAGGTCTAATGCATCTTGGGCTTCATAACCAGCTTGTGCAAAAATAGTTGTTGCGTCAATGACATCTTTACCGTGTTGCGCCTATTTGCTCTCCAACTTCAAAAGCATCGTCAGCTAAACTTTGCAATCCTTCTGAAGTTAAATCAGTTACCTTGTCCAATTCGGTCAAGCTTTCATCCAAGTCAAATACCTGCTGTACCATATCTCCAACAGCTTCTTTTGTCTTATTAACAATTGCCGCACCAATTGACCATGTTGTAAACTTTTGAATTATCTCATCTAATCCTTGTGCATGCTGTTTCGCATTTTTAGCTTCATTTCCTAAATCTGTAAGTGAACTTGTTAATTTAGTAATTGAGCTATTGTCTGTTTGTATTTCAAATTTAGTTCCTTTTGTTAATTCTTTTAATTGATTTTGAATTGAACTTAAACTTGATTTTGATAATTGAGCCTCCAAAATTACTTCAAATTTTGTTGCCATTATTTATTTCCTCCTTCCTTTCTAAGTCTAAAAGGAAGTCTATAATCTATCCTATAAAACTACCCTTATATAGTCTTATAGCGGGGATTTCCACCCCATTTTTCTTAAATTCAGTATATAGCCAACCGCCAATTTTATTTTTCAAATCTTCTTCAAAGTTATCCCAAAATGGTTCTCTCGTTTTACTTCCAGGAAAATCTTCGTTTTTAGCCCAACCATTTACGTTTAAATCTTCAGCTAATTCGTTTCTCCTATCTTCATGCCTATAGAGATTACCATGCTCAAATGGGTGTGCAGAAGTTGGTGGTGTTAAATTACTACCATCATAAAAAAGCGAGAAAGTATATCCCCTAACTAGTTCTTTAACCCAAATATCCCATGCTTGGTCTCTGAACTCGTAACTTGGTGTTCCATTCTCTAAATAATACTTGTTTATAGGGTACATAGCAAATGTAGCAGATTTGTTTATACCATATGTATCTGTGTTAATATGTTCTTGTAATAATTTTTTAGCTCTTTCACTAACATTTTCTACTACATTCTCTATTATATCTTTAAAAGTACTTTCTAACTTTTCATAAGTATCTAGCGCCATTTTATGCTCCTGCTATTACTTCTTCATGTTTTGCTGGGGCAGCAATTGCTCCTAATGCTGGCATTTGGTTCCATACTATGCTTTTACTGATTAACTCTAATTTATCAGTTGGTAATTCATTAATTGTTTTTGAAATTTTATCCATACTTTCTTCTAACTCTTTAGCAGTTGGCATTTTTGCAGCTATAATTCCAAAACAATTTTCCATAATATATTTGTCATATTCTTTTTCTAAATAATCTTGAATTTCATAGACATTATCTACATTAGAATATACTAAACTTTCAAGTTCTGTAGAATTAAAGTCTTCTCCGCTTAATTCAGAAATATCTATATTACTACATAGCTCCAAAACATCTCTTATAAATCTTACTCTTAACATTGCAAATTTATCAGAAACCTCTGGGTTATACAATATTATGTTCTTTATATCCTCTGAAATTTTTTCATATTTCTCAAGTGAAATTATCGTGTCGATTTTTACTTTTACTCCACAAATTTCAACTTCTTTTTGTTCTATTTTAGGTATTGAAATTTTTATTTTTTTTGACATTTCATATCCACCTTTCTTCCTAAAAAATAAGAAGAGTAGCATAGAAACTACCCTTCTCACTAGCACATAAATAAATATGTGGTTTATAAATAACTTACGTTATAGTTTCTATAATTAAGCTTCTGCAACAGGAATATCAAATCCTTCTTTAAATGTCTTTCCTTTACTGTCTGTTGCTTGAACATATATTTTATAAGTTTTTGCTTCAGTTAATGGGTCTGCTCCGACTTTTACTTCAGCTGAACCAATAACAAATTTGTCATTGTCTCGACTAGCCTCGCCATTTGACACCAATTCATATGTATATGGTTGTGTTCCACCAATAGCGTTCATAGTTAATACTGTTGCACCACTAGCAACATTTTCATTTCCTACTTGTAATCCTTGAACAATATCAGCTTGAATAGCTGTAATTTCTGGGTCTGTTGCTTTGCTTGATAAGTATTTTACTCTTACAACCATTGTGTTTGTAAAATCTTCACCGAATTGTCCGCCACATCTGAAATGTTTTAGAGCTTCTACTACAAAATAAACCTTAGAGTTTACTTCGGCTAGTGTTGAAACAAACTGTAATCTTCCGTTGTCGTTTTCTACAACTAAATATCCATTTGGTTCAATTTCGGATTTGTTCTCAATTACATCATAACTTATTTCAAATTTTATTTCAGGCAATAATCTAACCCCAGTTACAACTTCACCTGGATTATAAAAATATTGTGTATAGTCTGGTTGTCCCTTTGGTCTTCTGCCATCTGCTAATGTTTCAAAACCATTGTTTAAAATAATAACAGGGATTTGTTTTGTAATATCTGAAATTGTATCAGGATTATAAACAGTCCAATTTCCATATCCCAAATCCTCATTTAAAGTCTCAGCAACATAAATATCACCTGTATGCATTTGTGTTCCTTCAGGAACCATAAAATTAGCTTGCATATATCCAGGCAGTTCTGTTGTTGTTCTACATATATATCTTTCCATGCTTTATCTCCTTTGCTTATTATGCTATACTAACTACCGTTGTTACAGAATTTTTAGTTTGACCATCTTTATCTATAGCTTTAACTACCATTCCATAACTTCCTTTTGTCGTAATATCTTCTTTTGCTACTATTGTATTTCCGCTAATCAAGAATAGTGAATTATTACTTACTCCAGCTGGTAATTCATAACTTATAGGTTCTCTACCACCAGTTGTAACAATATCTGCTATTTTTGTATTAGCAGCAACCGTTGCGGTTAATCCTGAAACAGGATATACTCTTACGTTTGTTATAGGAATATAAGCTTCTGCGACCGTAATAGTTACATTTGATGATTCTGTTTTATTATGACCATCAGTAGCTGTTATTACAATAGAATAGTTACCAGCAGTTAAATTTTCACTGGCTTTTATGTTATTTTCGCTTATAGTAAATTTAGTACTATCTATTCCTGAAATACTGTAAGTATAAGGGGCAGTACCACCAGTAGTTTCTATGGTTGCAACAGTATAATCTTTTGCTGCACTTGCTTCGCCTTCTCTTAAATTTGTAGCAACTCTAACATTTACATTTGTTATGCCAGGATAAGCCTCTAAAACAGAAATACTAAAATCTTTATTATAAGTTTTTCCATAATTGTCATTTGCTAAAATAGTTATATTATAAGTTCCTTCTGTAAGCGGAGCATTTGCGACTCTTATTGTATTAGAACTAACTTTAAATAAATCTTTGTTTTCTCCAGCTAATTGATATATTATTGGCTCTGTCCCACCTACTACAGATACATTCCCAACTATTGCATTAGTAGCAACATTTGTTTCTTCTTCTCTTAAGCCTTGAGTCTGAAGAAAATTAATGTCTGTAATATCTGGCGCTGATAACTTTACTATTCCTGTTGTATCTTTTACTTTTTTATGCTTATCTACAACATGTACGGTTATAACCTTATCACCAGGAATTATAATATCATTTTTTGCTTTTATAGCAGTATCAATTATAAATAATGAGTTATCATTAACCCCATCTGGAAGTATTATAGTGTAAGGTGGAGTTCCACCTAATACTTGGATATCCCCAACTATAGTGTTAGCTACAATAGGAGCAACTAATCCTTCTCCTGGTTTAATCGTTACACTATCTATTTCTGGATAAGGTTCTTTTACATTTATTGCTAAATCATAAGAAAACATTTTCCTTTTGCTATCTATAGCATTAATTGTTATATTATACTTACCTCTTGCTAATGGACTAACCCCTGTTTTTATGCTCATTAAATCTATAGAAAATCTTCGAGCATCTTCCCCAGTTAAATATAATTCATATGGTGCTGTTCCACCATTAACAGAAGCAACAGCTATAAGCCCACCATATTGTGTAGCTTCTTCTCCTTCTCTAATATCCTCTGTCATAGTGACACTTATACTTTTGATAGAAGGGTTGTCTACCAATAAATCTATCATAGCTCCTTTTTCTTTGCCTTCGTTATCTGTACTTGTTATAGCTAAATGATAAATTCTAGCTTCTGTTAATACTTCTTTGTTTGTTATTTCATTACCATTTAATTCAAACAAATGATTATCTTGACCACCATTTGCAAAAGCATATGAATAAGGTTGTGTTCCACCTTTTGTTTCTAATTCTACTACTTTAGTATCTGCCGCCAAATTTGTTTCAAGTCCATCTGTTATCTTAGCAATAATGTTTAATCCACTTGCTCCAGCTGACATTCCTTGTTTTACTCTAACAACTAAAGATTTTGCAAATTGTTCTCCACTTTGTCCACCAAGTCTAAAGAATTTAAATCCTTCAACTGCTAAATAAATTCTTGGTTGATTTCCGTTTAAGCTATCTACATATAATAATCTACTTCCACCATCTTCAGGTATTAAATATCCACCAATTGATACTTCACTTTCTATTATTATGCTATCATAACTAATCTCGAATTTTGTTTCTGGCAATAATTTTACCGCAGTTATTACTTCTCCTTCTGTATAGTAATATTGAGTATAATCTGGCTGACCTTTTGGTCTCCTGTTGTCTGGCAACATTTCAAATCCATTATTAATTACAATAGAAGGTATTTGTTCTCCAACATCTTCAATTAAACTTGGGTAAAAAACGTCCCAATTTTCTTGCCTAAGTTCATTTGTTAGTGTTTCTGCAACATAAATTTGTCCAGCAGATATAATTTCACCTGCTGGAACTATAAATTTATCTTGCATATATGCTGGTAATTCTACAATTGGTCTACATAAATAATGTTCCATGTTTTACCTCTTTCTGATTAATCTGCTTATTTTACGCATCTTGTATCTACTGCAAATCCTATTTTATAATTTCCACTATTTCCTACTTGATAACGAACCATTGGAGCACCATCAAATATTCCAAAGCAATCACATACCTCATATTTATTTAAACTTCCAATTTTTATAGTATGACGGCTATCAGCATAAATTGGTTCAACCGTCCTTCCATTCTTAAATTTATACATAGGTATTTCCTCACTTCCTTCTTCTGGTTCTGGTACAGGTACCACTTCACCATTTATTTTATTATTTATATCTTGTTTTAATTGTTCCCATGCTTCTTCATGCTCAACATAATACTTAGGACAATTTTTACCTGTAACATCATAATGTCTAATTACATTATTTATAGGAATTTCATATTTTTTACATAATTCAGCACATAATTCTACTAAACTATCATATGTCTTTTCGTTAAATTTCCCATCCCAATCTGGGTGACAAACCTCTATTCCTATAGATTTTCTATTCATAGAATAAGAACCAGAATGAAATGCAACTTCATCGTCTGGTATGCAATGTATTTTTTCTCCTTCTAGTCCAACTATATATTGTGAGCTTGCATATGTTTTATGTGTATATCGCAAATTTTCAAAATAATTTCTATTTGCAACAGCTGAACTCCCAGCATTTCCAACCCAATGTAAAACAAGATATTCTAACTTATTTTGTTTTTCTCCACTTCTTGAGTATGGGTTAATTGTTAATAACATTTCTATGATATCCATTATTCGTTAGCCTCCCCTCTTGTATCTTCTTCTTCTAGTTCCATTGTTTCTACTATTTCTTCAAATTCTTCCATAACTCTCACTCCTATTCTTTTGGTTGATTATCTAGCGCACCTTTTATACTATCAAAAACTGATTGTATAAAATAGTTGATTGTGCTTTCATTTAAGAAAATTCTAGCAGGTGCTGGTAATGCTTCAATTATACCTTTGAATACTGCTTGGAATTTTTCACTATTTTTTCCTTTTTCATAAGCATTTTCTGCTTCAACTATTAAATCTATAGCTGTTTGTCTTAATCCTTTTAATTTTATATTACTATATAATTTAAAAGCAACTAATCCTAAAAATATAATTACAACTATAGCTATTACTGCTATGCTTAATGTATCCATAATATCAACTCCTTTATATACTATTGGCTATTTTAAATATAGCTGGAAATGTTTTCCAAACATAATTATCCGAAATAGCCTGAATTTGTATATTTAAATTTCCACTTGTTTGCGTTATATTTTTATCAATTATTAATTTTAATTTAATATAATTATCTGTTATTTCTGGGCTTTCTATTTTTATTTCACTTCTATTATTACCACTATCTACTATAATGATACTAAATTCCTTATCTGATAAATCTTCCCCATTTTCATTTATTTTTGGAATTAAGAAGTATCTAGTCGCAGAATTATCTTCGCCTTGAATGCCCAATATGTCCTGCCCAGTTGGTATAATTATTGTTTTACATATTACACTAATATCTTTAGGAGTACAACCATTGTTGCAAGTAGTTGTACTACCTGTATCAATTAATGGCATTGTATTACTATTACAATTCACTTTGCATTCCTCCATCTATAGACACTAATGTCTGAATTTTTGGTAAGTTATTTTGTATTGTTTCGTTTATCTTATCTATGTCAAAATGCGTTTTGTCTAAATATTCTATACATATAAACCCTAATATATTTCCCTCATTGTCTTTTAAAACAGTTCCATATTTTGCCTCTATATGTCTAGTTATTAAATATTGATACATTGTTATATCTATATCTTTAATTTCTTCTGCATCTTTTATAATACATATTTCTTTTTCTTCTAATTCATGACACCAATAAGATAACAATGACCTAAAAATATCTTTAAAATCAGCCATCATAGGAGCTATTCCTATATTAACGACTTCATTTGTCATGCTCATTTTTAAAAAAGATTTTCCTGTCATGTCTTTATTACCATTATGATACTTTACAATACAAACCCTTGAAGCACCTGTATCTTTTAACATACCATTTATTATATCATTTATCTGCTTTTCTATTTGAATTAAACCTTTGCTCTCTTCATATGTCAAATGTTTTTTAGCCACACCTTGCACTATATCTTTTATCATTGCATTATAATTATCTCTTATTTCATTGTTCATTTCTTGATACTCTTTTCTTTCTGCATCAAATTCCTCTTGTCTTTTTTTATTGCTTTTGATAAATAATATAATCATTATAACCACAGCCAACCCATCAAACAAAAGTTTACTCAAAGCCGTTAATGTTGCTATATCCATTTCTCGCTCCTTCTGTAAAAAAATACAGAGATTAGTAATTAAACTAATCCCTGTAATATTTATTTGTTTCCTGCACATCCTTTATACGCACTTGTATGAATAACTTTAAGTAAGGTTGAACAGTACCTAGAGTACTTACATAGTTCATTACTTTTTTTACATTTTAAAACAACCATTTTGTTGGGTTGTTTCTCATAAAATGCATTTTTACATAAAGGATATTCTACGCAACCCATTACCTAGCTGCTACAGTAACTTTTATTATATCTTGTAATCCTTCATATGCTACTGTAATCTCTGCATTACCAGCTTTTTTTCCTGTGATAACACCATCTGTTGTTACATCTGCTGTATCTTTTGCTGAGCTTGTAAATGTTAATTTAGAATTATCTAATGTAACATTTGAATATGGTAAGCTTCTTACACCTATAACATTTGCTGTAGCACTTGCAAATTGTCCGCCTAATGTTAAATTTAAAACATTTGGTGAAGCTACTATACTTTCAACAGGTATAACTGTTTCTTCTGTTGTAGATATATATTTAACATCTGCATAATAAGACTCTCCACAGTCTGTGGCATATTCTTGAGCTGTACCACCAATACCAAATGTAGATACTGCATCAGAAGTTAAGTTTAATGATATACTTCCGTTAAATTTTAATCTAGGAATTGTTATCTCTAAAAATCCTTCTACTCCATCTTGTGATAATACATGAACTCTCATTACTGCTTTTACTAGTAATGGTTGTGTTTTTGTATCAATTGTTATTTTATCTACTTTTTTATTGTATTGATATACAACTTGTAATTGTCCATTGAAATTAGCCATACCAATATCTATAGCTTTACCAGTTGGAGCTATTGACTTTACTGTTCCATTTGGCATTCTTACATATACATTTCCAAGTGGTGTTTCTGCTGTTGAACCTTTACCAGCTGTAAAAGATACACATTCATCAAATTTATATATTCCATCTAAACCTGTTACTATTGGTGTACCTGTTTGGAATGCTAAATATTCCATTTTAAATGTAGCACTTTCTAATTCTACTGTAACATTCTTGCTATGTTTGATATCGAATAATAATGCATTTAAATATCCACCTCTTTGTTCAATTGATTGAACTTCTTGAGTTATAGTAGAGTTTGTTAAAGCAAAACCTTCACCCATATAAGCATTAGTTGTAGGGTTGAAAAATAAAACTTCAGCTACTGAAACTAATGCAAAACCTTTGTCAATTGTTGCCATTTTATCTATCTCCTTTACTTATATTTTCTCGCCATCTTGAAGAGATGACATTAAACTATTACCACTAACCAAAATATCATCAAATTTTCCTTTTGGCTCATAATGTCTTATCCAGTGTGGTATATCAGATTTCATTTTAATCATTCCGCTTAATTCTAGTTTCTTATACATATAATAGTCATCTTTAGATAATGCTATCTGTAAAAATCTATTAAATCTTCTAATAGTCATTCCTTCCATTTCACTATTATCTTTATGAGTACTATAAGCGACAATTGTGATTAAATCTTCTAAATCTGTATTATCTGTTTTTCTTGCTGCTCTTAGTTTTTCTTTCATTTGATATAAGAATTCTTCTGTTTTTTTATCATAATGTTCTGGCTTTATATCATTCTGCAACATAATTAAATTTCTTATATCATCAAATTCATTTGAATTTATTATTATATGATTATACATTTTTTCTTGTATAGTCTGTAATTGAGTGGCGACTTTTTGAACATTAATATCTCCGAGTTCGCCCTTAACATATTTCTCTTTTAATTCATTATATTCTTTTTCTAATCCTTTATAATTAGCTGACCTTTGATAAACCTTTATACATAGCCTTCCATCTTCCTTTAGTATATCAAAAGGCTGTTCTTCTCCAAATACTATATTTAATATACAAATTAACATATCCCACTTATTTTTAAAATCAGTATCAATTAATGATTTTTCATAAATATATTCCAAATAAGGAAGTCTCAACAACCTTATATCTCTTTCATCCATTCTTGAAACGTCTAAACATTCATCGGCGCAAGCAAAAATAGAATAATATAATAATGTTGCAGGATATAATAGTACTCCTTTATATTCTAAAGGCTTATCAAAAGCCATCTTCATTTTGTTGTCATAACTTATATTCATTAAATCCACACATCCATTGTTAGTTGAAATCCTGAATAGTTATTATTATAACTTACTTGCTCAGCGCCAGCAAATCTATCAATATCGTTATTTACAAATATCTGAGATTTTGTTTTATCCAATTTTACCCCATTCAATGTCTCTACAATAGTTTGCATTATAGCCACATCTCTTTTATCATTCTTTGAAATTGGCGTTTCAATCATCATTTCATTATTATTAACAATTACTTGAAATATTACCCTAACCAAGGCATCTGTTCTCCCCATAGAGCTTACTTTATCTATATAAATTCTTACTTGGGACTTTGCCTTAATCATAGCATCTGTAGTATATCTTTGAAACAATATGTTATATTCATCAGTATTAAAAGAAGTTCTACCTATCATTGCACTTTTTTCTTTGCTGGTCAAATCTTTTTGAGCTAAAGGTTTTTCTGAATATTTTAATAATTTCCAAAATTCTGGAGAATTATCAAATAAATAATTCACTATTATCGTAGGTAAATCTCTGGTAAGAATATATGTGTTATATGCTTCTTTACTAAATCCTTTTTCATCGCATGGTGAATACATTTTACCAATTACCCCCTAGCCAAATTTCTTTATAGTTAGTTTCATTTGTATTATCATTAACATATTGTATTTTAAGTGGATTAATTTGATATTGTTTTATATTTTTTATTGTGAATTGATTTCCATTAATGCTACTGAACTCAAAATATTTATTTGGTACATTACTTATATTTATAGTAAAAGTATCTTCTGTTTTAGTTCCGTTTACATAGTTATATACATTAAATTCTGCTGTTTCATTTAAAAGTATTTCTGATATATCTGGTGTTAATACATTTCCTTGCAATTTAATATCTGGCTCAGATTTTTTATTAGCCGCAATGTTTTCTTCTTCATTATCGGCATTTAACACTGGATTTTTCATCATATATATTTCCATATAATCAGGATTTAATTCATCGAATATTTGTTTTACTTTAAATGACACCTCATTAAACATGAACCTATCATTTACTGTAATTTTTGAAGTATATTTGTTCCTTTGGACAATAACAACTATATCTCCACCATCTTCAACTATGCCTTTACTTCCCCATTTAAAATTTGTATATGTAAGTGCATCTTTAATAGCACAAGGATAACAATTAAGTTCTCCACTACTATCAACCCACCTTAATGAATTATTACATTGTAGCATTCTTCCTTTTACATTATATAAATATTGTGTATCTAAAGAAATTAATATCCACGTTGATAATTCTTTATGGTTAAAATTCCAATGCACATAATCTCCTATTTTAAATTGTGGTGTATCATATGGATAAGATTGTAGATATTTATATCCAACTATTTTATCTTCATCATTTCCTTCATATATCCATGTATCATATGTCTTAATATAATCAAAATTCTTATATACAACTCTATAATCTGTACTAGCTTTGAAATTTTCTTTTGTTAAATCAGAAATCTGGTCGGAACTTTCTGCTGAAGTACCACTTTGAGAATGCAACAGACTATTTATTCTCCCGATACAGTCACTTTTGGTTGATACCTTAATGGGTGTAAGCATACAGTATTCGCCCCCAATCCTGGTAAACCTATAGGAGCAGTACGATATGAATACATACTTATATCTCCTTCAAGTTCTCTTTTCGCTGATTGGTAAGCTGCTGTCAAAGTTTTTAATTGTTCAGCTTGAGAATGCATTTTTATACTTCCACCATAAGTAGCAAAATTTAATATTTTACTATTAGTCATTTGCTCTTCGTAATATGGTATATTCATAGCTTCTGCTAATATCCTTTTTTCATCATATCCTAAATCAGCATTAAAATGTCCTATATCATAGCTATTTATAGTAACATTCTCACCCAAATGTGGAGTATAGTTAGTCAATGTTATAGTTCCATTTATATTATCATACAAATATTCTGAAACACTTCTTTCTGGTTGCCCACAATCTATTTGGGTACTTATATAAAAATTTGGATTATCAATTTCTGGTTTTGGGTCTAACTGAAAAATATTATTTTCTCCATCCCCAACAAAAGAATATTTTGTAAGAGAAAATGGAACCAAATCAAGCAAATTCTTTCTACAATCATATTGGAATAATGGAATTGATAATTGCAAATATTTCCAATATAAATCATATAATAAATAAGATGGTTTATCAGTTAATCTTTGGTCAATCTTTATAACTGAATTTAGACAATAAATTTCTTCAAAACTTGTTGCCATTTTTCCACCTCCCTTACTTATATTATCCCCTTAAATTATCTATAGCTGTTAATGTCATTATACCTCTGTCAAATTCAATACCAAGATATTGTTCAACACCTTTTCTAGTATAATAATCCCAAGTTAATTGGTTTCTTCTAATCATATCGCATATTCTATAGATAATGCAATTTACAATGTTGCTATTTTTCTTGTTTTCAGTGATTTCTGCAATTTTACCAACTATTGTATTAGTATCTCCATTTGTTAAGATGCTTAATAAATTTTCATTTGATAAATCTACAAAATTTTTTATTCCAAATTTTGCATAATCTTCTTTATCTTTAAAATAGCATATTCCATCAATGAAAAGTTTCTTTACAGAATAATTTCTAAAGAATTTTTTCATATCTGCAACAGTAACTGTTTGTTCTTCATTAAATCTTAAACGAATTTCTCCAGCTGTATCTTTTGGGTTTCCCCAACCTATACCTTGAAGTACTCTACATCCTATAACTACTTCATCTTCTTCACTGTTATTAGCCATGGAATTTTGTGCAACCATGTTATTAGTCATCATTGCCATCATTGCCTTTTGCATTTCTTCTAATTGTTTTTTTAATGCAATAATTTCTTCACTTTCAGAAGGATTAACAACTACTTCTTTTTCTAGTTCTTTATTTTCTTCTTTGTTTTCAACTTTTGTTGCTTTAGCATTTTTTGTATTTGCCATTTTATAACTCCTTTCAATAATATTATAATAAAGAGAGACCTAAGTCTCTCTCATTATAACTAAGAATTTGTTCCTTGGATAGCATAGTTAGCTTGTGTAACTATAGCAGCATCAAAACTCATGAAATATTCATAGTTTTGTCTGTATTGTGAACCTTCTGTTGGTTCTTTAACTTTAACATGAACAAAGTTTTCTCTTACTAATTTAACTGGTCTATCACCAACACTTGATAATAGAATTATTCTATCATTTGGAATAGCTCTTAATGTAGTAGCTGAAGCATTTGTGAATGGTTGTGACAAATCTGTGAATTGGTCTATTACAACGTTATCTACACCATATGCTCTTCCTAAAAATCCTTCTCTTATCATTTCATCTTGGCTTTGGAAACCATAGTTAGTTGTAGCAAGAACTCCTATTTTGTTGAATGCTGGTAATGTACCATAAGCTGTTACATCTGCTCCACCATTTAACATTTTTAAGTCTTCTATCATTTGGATATAGTTAGCTGCGTTCCAGTTAGCTTGATATAAAGGTGTTCCTTGGATTGGAGTTACTGAATATATTTCTTCAACGATTAATCTTAATTGTGCATATAATAATCCAGCTGCAACTCTTGCTAATTCTTTACCCATATCATAGTTATTTGCTAATATTCTTATATAATCCATTGTTGTTCCCATGCTATATGGGTGTGGTTTTACTGTGATTGAACTTCTTGAATAACTATCTAAGAATGTTACATTTGTCATATATGATGTTCTTTGAGCGATTGGTAATCCTTTTGTTTCGATTTCATATGTTTTGCTATCACCAACATCAACTTCATCAACATTTGCTAATCTAAATATTTGTTCTGGTCTACTTCTTAATATAATGCTTTCTAATACATCAACAACTATTGAGTTGTAAACTGTAGCAAATACTGGATTTGAGAATGCATTTATAACATCAGCATTATTTCTTATTTCTTTAATTCCTGCTTTGTTTGCGCAGAAAGATAATAAAGCTAATTTAGCTTTTTCATTTATATCATTATAGTTAGATATTTCTTTATCAACTAAAGCAAAACTTTTGTCTGCCATTCTGCTTAATGCTCCATCATGAACCATAGCATATTTACAAACTTTTTCTAAGTTTTCTTTTATTACTTTTACTGTTCCTTCCTCATCTACTGAGAATGTTCTTATTAAATTTAAATTTGTGTTCATCTTCTAATTTCACCTCTCTTAAACTGTTTGTTTTGCTCTAACAACTAATGTTTTAGCAAAATCTCCACCAAATTGTCCACCTAATCTAAAGTATTTAATAGCTTCGATTGTTAGGTAATTTTTAGCTGTAACTGTAGTTGCTTTAGCAGAATATACTAAAACATCTTTTCCATTTGCTGGAATTAAGTTATCTCCAACTGCTAAACCAGCAGCTCCAGAACCTGTATCATCACAAGCATCAACAGATATTTCAAATCTTACTTCTGGTAATAATCTATGTGCTGTTACAACTTCACCTGCGTTGAATGTGTATTGTGTATAATCAGGTTGACCATCTGGTCTTCTTCCGTCTGCCAATGTTTCAAAACCATTGTTTAAAACTAATACGATATCTTCTTTTGTGATATCTGCTACTATTGTTGGTGCATAAACATCCCAGTTTCCATATCCTAATCCTGTGTCTAATGCTTCAGCAACTACTACGTTACCTGCATGGTATGTTTTTCCAGCTGGTACTCTTACCTTAGCTTGCATATAAGCTGGGTTTTCTGTAACTGTTCTTGCAATATAATTTGCCATTTTCTATTCACTCCTTTTCGTTATTTTGCAATTCTAACATTGCTATTTGTAATAATATTGTCTAAACTATTCATTTCTTCTTTTGAAAATTTAATAGTATTGACTTCAAATAATGGATTTATTGAATATTTCATTTCCTTGCTTTCTTTTTTATCTTCTTTTTCTTCTGACTTCTCAGCCATTTTTAAAGCAAATTCAGCAATTTTTGAGTTTAATTTTTCTTTCACTTCATCCATAGACATTTTTTCAATTGAATTTTTAAGCTCTTTAACTTCATCTTCTGACATACAATGAGCGAACTTATCTATTTCGGCTGACATTTTTCTTTCTTCTTCAGCTCTTTTGAATTTGTTTAATTCATTTTTGATTTCAGTGTTTTCGATTTCTAAAGCATTAGCTTTCTTTTTCCAATAGTCTTTATCAGCATCTACATCATCTTCTAGTCCTTCTTCACCTTTGTCGTCTTTGTCGATTTTGTTTTCAACTACTGGGCATTCTTTATCAGCAAATCCAATATCGTCGCATTTGTCAGAGTTTTTCTTTATGTCCTCTTTTTCTTTAACATCATCTTCTTGTGCTTCTGCGTCGTCTTTTATTTTTTCAATGTCTTTATTGTCTTTGTCTAATTTGTTTTCAACAATTTCTTCTTTTTCTTTCTTGTCTAATTCTTTTGCCATCTTTTTCTCACCACCTTCATCTTCGTCATTTATGTCAAGCTTTTTGTATAATCCTTTCACCTTTGTAACAACTGCTTCTTCATTATTAGCTTGAGCATATGCTAATGCACTTGCTAATCCATATCTATTATAAACAGCTTTGCCATTTTTTATTTCCATGATTGGATATTTTAGTTTTGAGCTTGGTGCTTCTTCCCAACCATCTTCTACTATAGCATAAACATCTTTAACCAAAGATTTATAATTTTTTGCGTTTAAGACTTTCTTTCTTAATTCTGTTTTATTTACAGAACCCCAACTTGTTTCAGACATAGCTTCTTTTGATTTGTCTACTTCTATTGTCTCACCTTTACCATAATCTTCTTTTGCAAATATGGCAATATCTTTAGCAGAAAATGTTTTTTCTTTATCTAATTCTTCATATGTTCTATGAACTTCTTTTTTGTTTGTTTCTTCTATAGTAACTTTATTATCTTCAACTGAATATGGTATTTTATAAAGTTTGGCAGTTTCATTATCTCTAACTATTGCAATTTTTTCATCTGCATATATTTCTTCAACATAATATTTTCTGCCTTCCCACTCGCCATCGTGATACTTATACTTTCCTAATTCAGTATAAATTCTATCAGCTATTTCATTATTGCTTAAACTATTCACTAAAATGTCACCTACTCTTTCTTCTTTTATGTGATTAATCCATTTTTCTGTTATTTCTCCACCAAATATATTATATACTGGCGAAAATTCAACTTCTTTTGAATTAATAACTTTTTTCCTAATTTTATCAAATTCTATCTTACTTATAAAACGTGAGTTAGACATTTTTTGTGCCATAGTTAACTCTTGTGTAGTGCAACCTCTTCCTTTTACTCTATAATCTTTTAATGCTTTCTTTACAGCATTGTTTATTTCATTTGGAATTTCATAATAGTTTTCTTTTTTGAAGAAGTTTACATAATATTCATTGGCTTGTTTAAAATCTTCTTCACTTAGTGAAAATCTTAAAATTTCCATATGGCTTCCTTCTATTCCTTCCATAATGCCTTCTCCTAGTAAAACACAACTTAACAATCTAAATTCATTTATATTCAATACTCCCGTTGTCTCGTCTTGTTCTCCATCTATTACTGCTAATTCAATACTTACCTTAACATTTCCTTCTCTTCGATTAAGAATACTCATTATAATAGGGAAATAGTTTTTCCATATTACTACTTTAGCATTTAGATAAGTTTTTCCATTTTCTCTTTCAATATATTTGAATTCTGAACTTTCTGGAATTGTACCAAATGCTATGAATTTTTTTCTCTCTTCTTCAGTATAGGCATGTTCTTTAAAGTCTGTTGACAAAGAAGGTATTATTGAATTATCTAAGATACATAAAAGAGGCTTGTTATAAAAGGATTTCAATGATTTTTCAATACATTCTTCTGTAATATTACATTTATTTCTATTTAATCCTATGTGTAAAAAATCTATCTCTGCAATACTACAATATCCATCATTTTCTAATAACTTGAAATTATCTGGACTTAAATTAAATTGTAACTTTACATTTGAAATTTCTTCCATACTCCACCCCTTTCTTAATCTTCTTTATATTTATTTCCTGTTAACATTTCATATTCATCTTCTAATACATAAAATTGTTCCGCAAATCCATCAAACATAGCTTTATTTTCTTCTCCATAAACCTGAGCTTTATCTCTTAATAAAATAGCTTGATTCATAAATTTATTCCATATTCTCAAAAATTGCTTTAAATCTGCTTCGACATTAAAATCACCATTGTCGACAGCTGTTTGAATAGCAGACTTTATTAACTCATAAGTTTCTATGTGCTCATTTAGATTTGTTTCAAAAAAATCTAACATTCCACTATATGTTCTTGTATCTCTTTTGGTTTCATAATATTTTGGAGCAATATTATATCTTAGCAATATATCTCCTAAAAAATCGCCTAAGAGAGGATAAAGGTGGGCTAATCCACCATGGAAAGTTTTTACAAAATTGTCAAAAGCCCAGTCGACTCCTGCCACTCCTAGAAATCTATCCCAACCGTCTGTTATGATTAAACATTGCCTGTATCAATAAATTTATTTTCTCTTCAGTTGCTTCTGATATTAACATTATTATTCACCACCTTAAATTACTTTGTTAGATGGTTTATTATTTGACCATTGTGTTAACAATGCTGATAACTCTGGTGTCATAATAAATACCCACATTGTGCGGTTTCTTCTTTCTTTATTAAGTTGATAAGAATAAACATATTTTAATCCATTTTGTTCTAAGAACTTACAAAGATTTGGAGACCCACATGTATATTTTTTTACATTTTTTAAGTCTTTAATATTATCTATAACCATTTTATTCTCCTACTCTGTTTTCTTTATATTCTCTACTTTTTTCGCCACTTTCTTGCATATCTCCCACATCTTTTAAAGGTCTTCCACCTTGGTCGCCTTTATTAGACATAGTGTTCATTGATTGTAGTGGTCTCATTTTTGATTTAATATCTAATTTATTTGTCCAATTGATAAAACTTTGAACTTCAAATGGTTCAAATCCAGTATTCGCCATTAAATATTCTACTGGAAAATTTGCGCTTGTAGTTAACTTAAATGCAGTATCTATTTCTTTATCTGAGTTTAATTTATTACCAAAGAATGATACCTTCCATTTATAAGTTTTTGTTTTCTGCATAATAACCCAATTAGCCAAGTTAGCAAATTGAGAATACATATGAGTAGCAGCATAATCAAAACTTATTTGAGAAGATATTTTCAATTGACCAGCATTTTTATTATCTTTCCCAAATAATGCATCTCCCATACCTAATGCACTATATACATTGTTATCTCCCAAGTCTACTAATTTGTCCATAGTATTTACCTGATTAGCCGCAACTTCTTGTGCATCAAATGGTGTTGCAAATGCAACTATATTTTCAGGCATTTGTTGTTTAATCATTGCTATCAATTCAGCAGCTTGGTCATAAGGTATTTGCATTTTGTTTGTTTGTTTATCCATTGGAATTTTCATTGCTATTAATTTCCATAAATCTAGCACTGACTTTTTCTTTAATAAATCTCTGTAACTTAATACATCTAATGAAGCACCCATAGCACCAGTTAATGGTGGAATTTTGTCCGCTCTATTAGGATTAAAAGTTAAACAAAAAGATTTTTCTGGTGGCATGTTGAAATATTGAAATGGAGCTAAAGCTTCACCTTTATATCCAGCCTTTCTTTTTTCAACAAAAACCCTATATGCTTCTGTTAATTCAGGAAGCATTTCTGGTACACCGACCAATCTATCAAAGAATGTTAAATCTATTGCAAATAACCAACCATAAGTCCATGGCGCAGTTATATAGCAATAATCAGTAGGTAATTGTAAAAAGGTTATTGTATCATCTGTTTCTTGTATAAAATAAAATCCAACTCCCTCTTCCATAACCTGTAAATCCATTTTTGGAAATTGATATTTAATATTCATTTTTCTTAATGTGTTTAGAACAGTATTATAACTATTCAAATATTCTTTTGTATCAATATAATCTTTATTATCTGCATCTGCTGGGGTCAATATATAGTTAAATGATTTTTCTGTGTTTAAAAACCATATTGCTCTACCATATTGACCTACAGCATTTTCTAAATATTGACTTAAATGTCTTATGTTCTCATCATAATATTGTGGAGACATTAACCATTGAGAAATCTGGTGAGAATTTGCTCTTTGTGGATTAAAATTTATATCATTAAGATAACTTTCAGATAATACAGGATTGTAACTGCCTTTATTGCTAGAAATTTGTGTTATTAAATCCAGTTGTCTTAATTGTTTTGACAAATCAGCAGAATATGTTTTTACAAAATTTCTTAATGTTTCCATTTGTTCTTCAGTTGCCATCGTAATTTCAGAATTAGATTTATTAACAACTTCTTTTTTTTCACTTTTCTTGCTTTTTTCAGCCAATAATTACACCTCCTACTATTGAAATATACTATTTAATGAACTTGACCTTCTTCCACTTCCTATACTATTCATTTTCGCAATAGTATATATTAAGTCATTATCATCTGTTATTAAATTATTATCATAACTCATAGCCCACCATAACGCATATATTAAGCTAGAGTATCTATCTTTATCTATTTTACTTAAAACTCTTTCAACTGTAACTTCACCATTAGTTAAATGTTTTATTTTCAAGTTTGATATTTCTTCAACTAAAGCATTTACTTGAGCAAATGGTGCGAAATTTTCTACTTCTTCCCTACTATTAGGATTTAGACTATTGTCTTTTCTTTCTTCTAACATTCTTAATTTCTTACCATCAACACAATCAATAAAATTAATAATAGCATAATTATTAATTCTTCCATCTTTTTTTGTCTCATCTATGCTTTGAGCATTTAAAGAATATAGTAATGGTAAAGCATTATTGTATGTGCTTTTTATTTCTCCATTAACACTATCCCAAGCAGAATATGCATAACCATTTATTGTATCAACATTTGGCTTTAACAACTCATCTCTTAGACCAGTTCCCAAACCATTTGTATCGACCACAACTATTTTTGCTTTGTATTGTGCTTGAGTTCGCTTTATTAAGCATGCTTGAGCTGTAAAGTTTAAATCATTCGAAATTAAATACATATTGACTAAGTCTAAATTTCTAATCAATCCATTATCCAAATGATGTACTTCAACAACACTTATAATTGTTTTGTTATTAGCTTTATTAGCCGAACGTGCAACATCGACACCCAGTATTATTTCTCTTGAACCATCTGCATTATCAAATACTGGTTCTGTTAGAACTCTTGTATTAAGTAAATGGTTTATGTCAACTAATTGATTGTCAACAGCTCCTACCCATTTTTCTTCATAGTTTCTCGCAAAAGCTACAGCTCCAGTATCTCTTTTCTTTTTTAGTATTTGTTGTTTATTAGAACCTCTACCCATCCAACAGCCAAGCATCCAACCAGAACCTAAAACTATATCGCCTTTTAAATCAACCATATTTCTATACATTCTTAGACTTCTTTCATATTCTGAACTTCCGTCTAAAGCCTGAAGTTGTAAAAAAATTGACGCATTGGTTAAGTTCTTGTGGGTCTTGAACCCCTAATTTTCCACAGGTTGTTCTACCAACTTCAACAATTGGTTTCAAAGCATCTTCATATGTTTCATTATCTATCAAGGCACTTTCTTCTATCTGTATTCTATTTCTTCTCTGTCCCTTACTTGATTGAGCATTAGCCAATACATCTATCCTTGAACCATTAGTAAATCTAAGCTCAAAATCATCCTTCATTACTTTTGGTTTATACATTTCATTCTTTAATAAAGGATATTGCCTTGTTATTTCATCATATTTATCCTTTAACAATTCAGCGGCATTTGCCTTTGTCTGTGCTGTCATTGCCAATGTAACTCCAGGATAAAGTATTGCAATAATAAACATTGAAATAACTTCTCCCCAAGTATTATGACTTATAAAACCATTAGATACAAAAGAATGAGTATTTGGCACACTTATATCATATACATGTGCTTTGCTATCTTCAATTGAAACTATATTATCAATAAAATATTGTCCATTATGTATTTTTTTATTTGGCATTCTATTTTCATGGCATATATTAGTTAATTTCTTTCTTTTACTATTACAGCCAAAATTTATTTCTTTTTTAAACTTGTTTATATTTTCACTCTGAATTTTAATCGTGTAATATGTTCCCTTTTTGCCTTTGTATTGTCTGCTTACTATTGTAGTCACAATTCCAAAATTAAGCAATAATGCCTGCACTTGATACAACAAAGTTTCAGATTTTGTACTCAATGACATTCTTTTATTTGCCGTCTCTATTATTCCACCTGCATCAAACAAGCCCTGTAAGAAACTTGCTACTATGTTTTTTGGCGCAGTCATAATTTCTTTCGGAATTTTCTTTTCTGAAGCTTCCTTGTAACCATAACCTAAAGCTTTTAACCAATAATATACCCATTTAGATTCGATTACAATATAACTACTTTTTTTATAAAATTCGCCATAACAATGCCTTATATTTAAGTCTTTTAATTGTTTTTTATATTCATTTATTATATATTCGTTTGGGTGTGTAAAACTTACATCTTCATATCCTGTTAATCTACCAGCTCCCAATGTATATCCTAAAAATTTTGCTAACTCTTTCGTTAGTTTCGTAGGCATTCTTTCTATCATTTGAAGGCTATTGGTTTCTAAATTAGATAAATCAATATCTAAATTATCACCCCAAATATCATTTTTCACAGATATTAATACTTTATCACCTTTTCTTAAATCAGAAGCTAACACAAAATCTTGTGTTCCATCTTCTTTTTGAATCATTAATGGATGGTTTTCGCTACACTCTATTCTATACCCATTGCCTGTAATTATCTTCTTTGTATTCTTATATCCATTGTAAACTCCCCTGTCAACCTCTTCATGCTCAAAATTTTTATTTACTATTGACATTGAAAGTTTTTTTGTATAATCTTCTTCACCATTTTCTTCACATTCAAAAAAATCCTTTATAGGTAATACACCTTTATCTGTAAATAAGTATGTATCACCTTTAATACATTTTCCCCAACCTCTAGGGAACACCCCATATACACTCATAAATCTTAATATACACCTTAAAAATACCCTTTGGTCAAAGTGTAAGTTTACTCCACCTTTAGGTTCCTTTGTATCTGGGTCTTTTTCTCTCATCATATCTAAAAACAAATCGGGAAACCAGCGGAAAAAGCTTATTAATTCAGTGTATTGTTTTATATGAGCTTTAAAAAAATTTTCTTGACTAGAAGTTTGTGGCTTTACTGTTGGGTTATCCAAAGGGTCATTGTTGTCCGTTGGCATTTGTTCACTATGTATATGTCTAGTTTCTGGTCGCCTGAATTCTTTGATATATGCCATTATTCTTCACCTTCCTCATAGTACTCTTTTGGAAGTTGAATGAATTTTTCTACCTTTTCTCTATTGCCTTCCGTTGGGTCACCATCAAATATTCCATAAGGGTCTCCTGTTGAAGCTATGTAAGCATCTTTCATTTTATCATAAAATTTATATACATCCTTATACTCAACCAAAGGTTTCCCTTCAAGGTCTCTTGCATAGTTTATATAATTCCATATGCAAAAATCTACCGCATCATTTGGTCTATATCTAAATTGCGGTAATATAGGTATTATATCTACATTCTGTTCAACTGCCTGTGCGATTTCTCCAATTGTTGTTAATCCACCTTGTAAATCCGCTTTACTAAATTGATTTGGGTTAATCTTTGCTCTTTCAGCTTGTTTCATTGCTAAGTCTCCCCAAGTCTTGGCATCTCCTGGTAAGTTTGCAACAATTGCCATTTCTTCTTTCACTTTATATCTTACATATGTAACTAATGCTTCTGTATGCATACTTGTATCGCCAACATAATTAGCTTTTAAAAATTCATATTTATTCCACATTTGAAAATATTCTTCATCACTATATCCAGTTCCAAATAACGCTATCATTTCATTAGTAACTTTGAAATTTTTGAATTTTTGTGCTTCAGTTGTTATAGTCCCAATATTATCTTTTTTTGCACCAGTGCTAGTTTTTGCTGCAAGTCCCATTTGTGGTTTAACTTCGCTTTCTTCTTCATTTAACAAATGTAAATCCCCATTATCCCATGTTAATCCTCTATATTGTTTCATATTAGTCGTTCTTATATATTTACCTACAACATCTCCACCCCTAGCTGTTATATTTCTATATAAAGCTTGTATGTAAGGTTTATCTATTGTTTTTAACATTTCTAAGAATTTTTTCTTATCTATATTTCCATTTCTATCTAAACACATTGCCTTTAAACAATCTTTGCAAAAAGGAAGATAACCACTTTTATCTCTATTTTCATTATAACTAACATAAAAGTCACCCGACCTTTTATATTTGTTACAAGCCATGCATAAAGTTAAGTTTTCACTTTCTATTTTTTCTTTTTGCTTTAATGTATCATTAATCTTTGGCAATGGTTTTCTTTTTGCTCTTTTTTTTGCCATTCAATCACCTTCTTTTATAATATGAAAATAGAGCCCTGCCAAATATTTCTATTTGACACAGCTCCGCAAAGCTTTTGCTTTTCCAACTTGGTTGCGATAGTTGGAGTTGAACCAACTTTTTCTAGCCCATGAAACTAGTGAGATACCGGTTCTCTATAATCGCAATATAAAGAGTTCAAAAGAACTCTTACTAAAAAATATATCCATAAGGATTAACTGGTGAACCATTAATTATAATTTCAAAATGTAAATGATTTCCCGTTGAATTACCAGTAGAACCCATTTTGCCTATAATTGCTCCACAATTAACTTCTTCTCCCAATGAGACTTTTATAGAACTCAAATGTGCATATCTGCTTTGGGTTCCATCTTCATGTTCTATTAATATCATATTACCATAACTAACATTAGAATATTGTGTTTTTATTATAGTCCCACTTTTATAAGCAAAAATATTATCGCCATAACTACCTGATAAATCTATTCCCGTATGAAAATCACCACGAGACCTATTACCAAATGTAGAACTTATTCTATGAGATTTCGTAGGGAAACATGTCTTTATCTTCTTGTAAACACTAGAATAATAATTTATTGTATCTGTTATTTCTTCTTCGGAACTTAAACAATTGTTATCTTCAGTTTGGATTTCAATAACATTCAAAACTAAATTTTCTGTTTCTTCTTGTAATACTTGTTCTTTTTCTTGTGCTTCTTCTAATGTTTCAAAGAATAAATACCCATCATCACCAATTTCTAATTTATAAAAAGTATAAATAATTGGTTGTTTTCTTTCTATTCCACCCCTAGAAGTTACAACAGGTGTTTCTTGTGCATTATATTCTTGCTTTGCAACTATAATTTCTTCATTTTTTTCTTCAGTTTTTGTGTTAGATACATTACATATAGAAAACACACCTATACTATTAATTAATATTGTTAGACACAATAAGATTGATAAGAATACCTTACCAATCTTTAGTGTTACACTTTTCACGCAATCAACCCCCAAAGTCTTATAACTTTATTATATATTGACATTCAATTCCTTCTTTAGGATTTAATATATATAAATTCTGTGAAGGATTACTTGTCTTTCTTAAATTATTTGCATATTCATCAGTTCCAGATAGTGTTCCACTCATAAACACATATGTTCCATGAGTTTCTGTCGCTTCATAATGGTGGCAATGACCAATAAATATTGCATCATAGAATTTTTTGGTCATTAAGCTTAAATTTTGAACAACTTCTCCTATTCTGTCTCTATGTCCATGTGTAAATCCATAATTTCTTCCGTATATTTCTACAGTTCCTATTTCTTCATTTATATCATTGTCCATTATATGAATATTTTCTATATCGTTAAATCTTGCCTGTAAATACCATTTTATAAATAATGAGAAATTATCATCGTTTGCACTATCATCTTTCTCAAATATCCTTCCATGGTTATCACTAACATCATAATAATACACAGGTGCATATAAACTTAATATGCTTAAAAATCCACATAATGCTTCAGACATATTAATTACTTGTTTTACTATTCTTTCTCTATTTTCTACTCTTACTCCATTGTGAATTACGCCACTTAAATAATCTCCCAATCCTAAAACAAATATTTGTTCTACCGAATTGAGTTTCATATATTTTATTGTTTGGTTTAATAAGAAATCAAATCTATCTTTAAACACTTCGGGGTTATAAGTGTTATTAAATTCATCAATTCCAAATCCAAAATGTAAGTCGCTTAATGTTAATAAAGCAGTCTTTTCACTTGGCTCAACAATATTATATTCTTTTGTCTTAAATAATGGGTTATCTTTTGCTACAATATTAGCACAATCTAGCGCCAAATCTTTTATATCTTCTTTTCTAGCTTCTTTTCTGAGTTTCCTATTTAAAGCAGCTCTCTCATCGGCTATTTTAATTCTTTCTTTTTTTAATTCTTGTAATTGAACTTGAACTTCATTTTGATAATCTTCTGGTTTATCATTTAAAATTCTTGCTTTCATTTTGTTATAAACAGCCAAACCACCAAACTCTGTGTCTTGACTTTTTCTCAAACTATCTTTATTTAGGTCTAGTCCTAATAAATCACAAATGTCAGACCAATCTAAATCGTCAACTCTTTCTTCTTTCTTTTTAGAAATAAGTCTCATAACATAATCAAGTTCATCTTCATTTTCTTTTCTAAAATACTCTTTGTTCATATAATATTACCTTTCTATAATTGAAAATTGCACTAGGCTTCTAAAGTTTCCTAGTGACCATTTATTTTCCTATCCATAATAAGAAGAAATGAGTACTACCTTGAAAACCCTTGCACCACAATAGATACAAAGGTTTTCTATTTCAGTAAATTAAGAAGTGCTCATTTGATATTGTTTTCTGCTATTTAGTTCCTTAGAACAACTTGAACAATATTTCTTCTTGTTATTTGTCTTTTTTGTAAGCCTTCCACATATTTCACAATGAATAAATATTCCACCAAGATATTGTTCAAAATAATAAACCATATCTTCATTTGGTTTTAATTTTATAACAGGCTCACTTTCTTCATTTACATATTTAATAACAGAACTTTGGTTCCCTGTTGGCTCAATATAATCTTTAACGGTTAAATAATGCATCATATTTCTGCCGTCAGTTTTTCTTACATACATATCACATAGTTTAAAAATTTCGCTATCTTTTATCCCAACATAATATCTTTGAGTATGATTATTACTCATATAATATTTTGCTAAAACCAAATATACAAACATAAGTTTCTGGATTTTAAAATTTTCTTCACTTAATATTGTATCTAACTCTGCCTTTGTAATATTTATTTCTGTTGATAACTTTAGTTTTCTTTTTTTGCTTAATTTTACCATGCTGTCTATTCTTTTATAAATTTTTACTCTATTATAATCTTTAAAAGTCTTTTTCGCAATATTATGAAGTGTATCTTCTATTTCTTTATCTTTTTCGCCTTGTTTTCTAAGATAATTAGTAACTAGCTGTAGCTCAAAATATCTTTTGTTATTAATTAAACATTTGCCTTTAGATAAAACAAGTTTTGCATGTTCTTCTTCATCAAAGATTATTGACACTCAATCTTCACCTCTTTGTTTTTATATCTTTTTCCCATATAACTTATTTCACCATTATTATCTAGCAATGGCATTTTAAAATTCTTATCTGAATTGTCATAAACATTAAGAACTATCCCTTCTCCAAATATATTCCAACAAAAATCCTTAGGAGAATTTGGATATAGATAATAATTTACATACACGGCTAAATTAGCTAACACTTGTATATCTGTGCTAATATAATCATAATCCAAAGCTGATATTTCAACTACGGGTAAATCTCTATCTTCTTGTATTTCCAAACCTGCCGTTGAAGAGTTGCTTTTTTGTTTCTTATATTTTTTATACACCTTTTCCATCTCACCGACTTGTTCTTGAGTTATTTCTATATTTCTATTGAATAAAGTATCAAAAACATAATCAGGAGATTTTTTCTTAACATTTATTTTTATCTCTTTTACTTCTCTTTCCATATATTTGCAAATATTATTCATAACACAATCTGTTTCTAAAAATGGATTGAATTTATTATAATTATCTATTAATTTTTGTTGTCCTTCTGTTTTATGTTCTAGTCTAATTAATTCATCTAACCCAATTCCATATTGTCTATTACATATATATTCATATTTATCTTTGTGAGTCTTATATTGTGCTTTATAAATTGGATATAAATATTTCATAAAATATGGGCGTTTTTCTATTAGCAATTTATTGTTAAATTCTATTTCTTCTTTTGTAAACTTATCATTTGGTTTATTTGGGTTTTGCCAATTTACCCAATGTTTTGGAAAATCTTTGACAATTAAACCTTTTGCTTTCAATTGTGTACCCCCAGTCACCTGGTACTTTAACACTTTCGTGGGTTTAGACTATCTCTTCTACCATTTTAGGTAGCCATGCACTTCGTAATAAGGAATTTCACCTTAAAACTACAAGGTTACACTCATCACCTTTAGTCGTTACACCTTCTGAAAATACAGCTTGGCACGATATTATCTTAATACTTATTTATATTTCCATATATAACCAAAAGTATGATTTCTTAATCCTTTACAGCATCTACATATATATGAAGGTCTAATTCCCAATTCTCTCCATACATCGTGCATACTATTCCATTCCTTAATAAAATCACCATTCAAATTGTATTGTAAAACCTTTTTAGAATAATTCTCTTTTGCATATTTGGCTACTGCTTCTTTTTGTTTTAATGAAGATTTAGCCAAACCATTTCTATATGCATGAAGCTCGTTTTCACTTCTCGTACACCATTCTAAATTGTTAACACAATTATTTGATTTGTTACCATCAATATGATTAACCTCTGGTTTATTTTCTGGATTTGGTATGAAAGTTTTTGCTACTAAAATATGAATAGGTATAGTTTTCTGAATATTATCTTTGGATAAAGTCAACTTCAAATATCCGTGACGAATATTTCCACTTAACATCTTGCCATTATAATATTGTTGTTTATTGTTTTTATTGGTTATATATCTATTTAAACTTTTAACTTTTCCTAAATTACTAACCTGATATAATCCTTCATACCCTTTTATATCTTTCCAAATTTCTTTCATTCTATAAATCCTTTCTAAGACTTTCACCGTTAGCCGAGATTAACTCGACACCCAGCACTTACTGGTTCACATGGTTTTCACTAGCATATTTCTATGCTAGGCGACTAGCAATTAATCGATTTCATTTCCTTGTGCAACTCTACACTCTTTTAACCTATGCATTATAGTATTATATTCCTTACTTCCTTTTTTATAGTTATATAACATACACCATAATGTAGAGCTTGAATTTGTTATATATCCAATTTTACTATCAAATGATAATAAATCAGCTTTGTATAAATCCTTTGTATCTATATATTTTTTTTCTGTTGGTCTCTTTTGGTAGGTGATAGGATTTCCTTTTACCATATTATTAATAAAAACATTACAACTCGTACTCATCAAAATATCACCGGTCAAAATCCCCATCAGCGTACTGCATACAGTCTACTCCCCATACATTATGGACTATCCCTGAATATAAATATTTGTACCATTCGTTAACTTTATCATTATTTTGTAAATTCAATAAATTCGCTTCACTAGAATATGTCAAAGGTGCTCTCATAGCAACCACTTTATCAATATTTCTATTATTCCAATATTGACTATAATGTTCATGTTCTTTTAATAATCCCTTAACTTCTAACCCATAGATATGTTCGGCAAGCGCATATGGGTCTGATATCATGAATTGAAAGTTCCCATTAACCATTAACTTCCCTAGATAACTTTCTTCTATCTTTCTATTTAAACTTCTAGCAAGCTTTGTTTTTATATAAGTATCATTTATTAAATCTCTATTTAATATCAAAGCTCTAACACTTGGCTCTAATGTATTAAATATATCCATAAATTCTTCTGTTTCCATTTCATTTAATGGTTTATCACATAAGCTACCAAGTAAATAAAGCAAAGAATAATTACTATCTTGGCTTGTTATTTTATCAAACCATTCAACAGTCGGTTCACATAATTCTTTTATCTTTTCAGGAGTATCTAAATTTAACACTTGTAAAAATTGATAATTAGTAAATACCGCCGTTTTATCTTCTTTAGGTGTGAATTTTGTAACTCCCCACCTGCCACCATTCTCCTTGCAACAATCTAAATAATATTGCCAACTATCATAACCTTTCCATAATTTGAATTGACTCTCTGTAATAATCATATCAATGTTATCAGTGTCCACTTCTTTCCCATACAAATCTGTTATAATATGCTTGCCGGCAACTTCTCTTGAGAATTTATGAAAATCAAAAACACATACCATACCTTTAACAAAATAGTTCCTTATACAAAAACAACAAGGGACATAATCTAAATCTAAATCTTGAGACCATTGCTTAGCAAGTTCTGGAGAACAAATCCCCATTCCATCCCAAAGATTAAATGTTAATTCCCTTTCTTGTTCTTCGATAATATCATCGGGCTCGCTTTCAGTAACCCAATCTATTTTTTTTACCATCTGTATTTCTTTATCTGGCACAACACATACTCTGGGTTCACTAACACTATATGTTGCACTATTAGATAAAGCATAATATGCATTATATTTACTCTCTGTTATCTTTAATGGCTTATGACCATTCCTTAATATCTTATCTAATTCTTCATAAATATCTTCTTGCACAAAAAATACTGTGTTTCTTCTTGCATTACCTGCCCCACATAATAATCTCACATATTTTTTTCCATTGATTGTAAATTTGTGTTCTATCATATGTTTATAATCAGAATGTTTATCTATAACCACTGAAACATATTCTGGAATAAATAACAAGTTGTCAATATCTTTATCTATTTGTAAAATCTTTTGCTTATTTTCAATACACTTTTTTCTTCGAGTAATTCTTCTTCTTTCTTTGAATAACTCATTTACAAAATCAAGGTCTACTTTTTTACCTTTTATTTTTCTTATAGACCTTAAAACTTGGTTATCACCCAAGGCTATTAGCTCACCATTTTTTCTAGCAGACTTTATATTAATATTTATATTATATTTGTCTTTTTTTAATCTACTAGAATTAAATTTTAATACATAAAATTGTTGTAATTTTTGCATTATCTACCTCATTTTTACATTTCATATAATTCATCTTCTACCATTCTCATGGTTTCTCTTTTCTTCTTAGCTCTTTCAAACTTACGTCTACGTCTTTCTTCATCTTTCTCGGTATTATCATATGCCTTTATAGAAGTATATTCAGTTAAATCAAATTCAATATGTTGAGAACTTTTGGGAACAACCTTATCTTCACAACTAATTTCTGCAATATCAATAGACATTTTGAACTCTTGCAATTTTCTATTTATCTCAGCTTTTACTTCAGGAGATTGTTGGTGTAACCATGCATGGTTATATGCTGCCAAATTTGCGCCATTTTCTATCGTAACTTTTCCACCATCTTTTCTCTCCTTAATATGGTGATACGAGATTGTTCTGTCTAATTTTTTAAAACCCTTTATCGTTCTTTTCATTTTTTGTTCCTGAGCAGGAGTTATCTTTCTAATCCCAGCCCTTTCCATAAAACACCCTTCTCCATATTTTTCTTCTAACAACTTTCTTCCTTCTTTATTCTTCATGATACATACCTCCTTTTGAAAAAGACCATTCCTAAGCCCAATTTTCTAATTCTGTAAATATTGCTTGCGCTTCACTTTGCAAATCACTTTGGGTTATATTTTTTACAATATAATCAAATTTTTCATAATTATCTAGCGCAGTTTCGCTTATGTGTTCTTTTTGCTCTTTAGATAACTTATTATCAAATGGTTCTAAATCACTATCATATCTGTTCACTCTAACTGAATAATGGTCAACTGAAATATCATTCCAGCATTCTATCTCATTCACAAATCTTGCATCTGGTATTAACACATAGTCAAATTCACTTTTAAGTCCCATAACTATTTCCATTACGCAATTTACCCAAGCGTTTTCATTGTTTTTTCTTACAATGTCTGTCCCTACGGTTTGCAATAATGTTCTGCCAACCAAATCCTTCTGACCGTTCCAATTAAAATATTCTCTACAAACAAATTTTAATATATCGCCATATTTGATAATTAGGCATTTTTTCTTATGAACTTCCACAGTAGTCTTAAAAAAATCTGCAAATGTATCTTTACCATGTTGCGCTTTTCCAGAAATTAATATAACTTTCATTTTTTATTCCTCTTTCTTTATTTTTACCTTCAAAGGAGTAATAACAATTCCTATACCTTTAATAACTAAGCCTAACACCAAGCCTTGCAGATAAGTAAAAGTTGTCGGCATACCAAACAGGAATAGTAAGCCATTTACAACTCCCCAGCATATTAATCCAAAAAAGGCATATCCAATAACTAAGCATAGAATATCCACTGTAAATAAAGCAATTAATATCCCTACATTATCTATTTCTTCTATCATTTGGTTAAGTTTGTCAATTTCTTTGTTTTTCATTTCCTCACTCCTTATTTGTTTATAACAATACTACCTCCAGCATCTATATCACCTTTATGCCAACCATTTATCATAACTGAGCCACCACAATCTATATCTCCAACAACATTGCCTGTTATATAAACTGAACCGCCAATATCTAAATTACCGTTGATACTACCATTAACAGTAAAACTACAATCACTATCCAAGTTGTTAACATTACCTTTAAATTCGACTTCATTTACACTTTTGCTTTTTGGTACATATTCAACCCCATTAATATAGATTTTATTATTCTTTACTGTAATATTCTCATTATTTACATTAATAACTTCTTTCATAAAATTAATCTCCTTCTATATCTGCTTTATGCAACAAACACAAATCTTCAAATTCCTTTTCTCCTATTAACTGCTTTAACTTAGCATAGGATTTTTCTCGGTCTTCTTCTCTTACAAACAGTCTCATATGTAAAGCAATCAAATCAGCAACATATAATATATCATGTGTATCTGCAAACATATCAAAACTATACATAATAAACATATAAGCAGAAACATTTTCATGCCCATAATAATGTGCAACATCATCAAGTTCTCCATTTGGCTTTTGAAAAGTTTTACAAAATTCTTTGCCTATATCATGGTGCATAGCTGCCAAAACTAATTTGTTATATCTTTCACTATCTTCTATTCTCATGAAACCACTATAATAATTTACCTTCTTTACCACTTCTTTTATATGGTCACCAATACTCAATGTGTGGTGGGGATTATCATGAGATATATCACACAAATGTGCTATGAGCCATACAATATCATAATGAGTATTTTCATCTAATGCAACTTTGATTTGAATATCATTCCAACCTTCTCTAAATTGTGGTATATCAAAATTCAAATACATTCTTTTAATAACTTTATATGGCACATGTCTTTCCCTTTGAAAGTTTCTTAAAAGACATAAATTAAAATCAGTTGCAACAAATATACATATTTTTTCACATTCTATGCCTTTTATACTGTTTAAAAAAGAAATCCTTCTTTTCGCATTAATATTGGTTGCATCATATACACAATCTTCCCCTTCCCTGAGCGTTTCTCTTATTCTTCTTTGTAGTTCGTTAAATAGCTGAGAATTATCACCTTGAGCATTTTCATTTCCCCATAATTCCTTTCGTAGACTATCAGAAGAAAACACTTTGCAATTAAGCTTTTGAGCAATTGTAGATTTTCCAGAACCAGGTAAACCAACCAACATATAAAATTTATTCATATTTTTCTAACTCCTTTATTGTTTTAGAAATTATTTGACCTTTTAAATATTCTACCCAATTTGTTGTTTTTCTATCATATAATGCAAATCCCATATCGCTATCTTCAGGTAATATTTCCATAAGCTCTTTTGCGAATTCTTTTCTGTCTAAAATTCTCTCCGACAAATCCTCGATTTTTTTTTGAGCTTCTGCTAAATGTTTTTTATATTTTAAATACATTCTTTGTACTCTACTAAAATCATTTTTATATTCGGGATAATAAGCAAGGAATTCTTTATCATCTCCATTAATAATCATAGATAATATTCTCTTTGTTGTAATTACTCCATTATTTTTAATTGCATGTGCATGAATATATTTTGGAGATTTTATTTTTGCTCTATGATAATCCTTATCCACCACAACATAGCCTTCTTCACTGAATGGCAATTTACTTGCGGCTAATTTTGTATCTTCTTCGGTTTTTAAATCATATAGCTTGGGTTTTTCTATTCCTATATCTATATCCAACTCTTTTTCGGTTTTATTATCTCTTGTTCCTATATGGTATAATTTAATTTTTGGATAATCTATTACTACTTTGTTATAAGGTGAAACCAACTCAAACATATAGGTGTAATTTTTATTCAACATAGGTAAAATATCACCATCAAATATTGATACAAAAAGTTCTCCAAAATTTTTAAACATAGACTGGTCATATAATGGGGCATTAAATGCATTAATATTAGAATTAGTTGATATTCTCCATATTCCTTCACAAAACCAAAGCTTCATAAGACTTCCATCTATTTTTTCTTGAACCTTAGCACTATCCCAATCTATTTCAGCCACATTAGGCTCTCCAACATTGAAAAACTTAGTAAAAGGATAACAAACCACTTCCATTGTATCTTCTTTTAGTATAACTCCCCTAGCTTCTTGTACTATTTCATTGGAAAAATCTGAGGCTAATGTATTATATTTAAATAATATAAAACCATTATCTCTTTTTATTTCTAAAAAATATGGTTCTCTTTGAAGTAAATCTTCCCAATCATTATGTGATTTTATAAATTTCACTAATTTCATTTATTTTTGTCACCAACTTTCTATAAATATCTTTATCTTCAATATATTCTTGTCTATACAAACAATATTCTCCATTGTATAAATATTCACAATTCGCACAATTGTTTCCTTCGCACATAATCTCTCCTTCTCATATGAGAAAAGAGATTATTGTCTAAATTCTAACATCATAACATCATCTATATCTATTACATGTTCTTTGTTTTCAGTATCAGTTAAATGGTTAAATATATTTTTAAGTTCTTCATATTTTTTATCAACCATCATTTCATTTATTTTTTCAGCTTCACTCATTGGAATTTCTAACACAATTTGGGCACCAAGCTCTTCTGAACCTTTCTCTTTTCTCATTGTCATTACTATTTTTATATTTTCCATAATTTCTCCTTTCTATAATAAATTATATCACATTTCTTTACAAATGTCAAGTGTTTTTTAAAATTAATTCATAACCAACTCAACATTCTCAAGCTTTCTATTAATATATTCTAGCACTTGTGGTAAAAATTCCTCCATAATGCTATCTTCATCTGTCATCTCCATTGAACCATAATCTCTAGTATATATTGTCATTAAATTGCACTCGCATAATATATCATAAATTTCTTCTCTATCTAATTGCACTTCATTATTCATTTTGTAGCTCCTCTCTATATTCTAAATCTGCAAACTTTGACCTATCAAAAATACGTCCTTCCTCACTCTCAATAACCACACTATTATATGAGCTTGACATTATCATTCTTATTTTGCCAATAATCCTTTCCCCTTCATAAGTTTGACAAAATATCTTATCTCCAATAAATAAAGGAGTACCATTTTTATCCATAAGATTAATGTAAAAACCACAATTAGTTACTTCATAATCTTTATGATAACTTAGTCCAAAATCATAATCTTTTTGAACCCTTATATAATGAGTCATATGGCTATCTTTACCAGCCTGTGTCAAATGAGACCAATGCCAGCCATAAATCCATTCATTTTTCTCTTTTGACCAACCCTTACAATATCCTATAGGTACAAACTTAGGTCTATCCATGCTTTATCACTCCCTTTGCTTTACAAAATAAAAGTCTAATTTGGTTATATAAATATATCAAAGCATTAAAAACACAATAAGGAACAATTACAAACCCAGCCGCAATTACTAACCCACAAACTATAAAGTTGATTAACTCTATTATAAAAACTATTATTTCCATCTTTATTCTCCCAAACAAATTTTTCTTACAACTTCTTCTTTCCTTGCATTCCATTGGTCTGTGTCTACATATGTCATTTGATAATAATTTATTAAAATAAAATCAGCTAATTTATCTATCCACGATTTTAAAACTTTATTATCTTCAACTTCTTTTTCATATAACTTATTTAATTGTTCTATCATTTTCATTCTCCTTTCTAAAGCCTATTTTCATTTTTTCAGTAGGATTTTCTTTTTCAAATTTTATTTCACATATTACTTCACCATGTTTTCTAGGATTATATATTTTCTTAAATAACCCTATAGGCACACTATAATCACAAACAGGACATTGCACTAAATGGTCTACATTTCCATTCATATCTACATCATATGTGCTCTCTGCTTCTTTAAATACAAAAACCGTATTACAATTAGAACATCTTTTAACATACTCGATATCATCTGGCTTTTTACCATATTTAATTATTTTCATGCCCTTCTTCCTTTCTGATTTTATCATCTAATTCTTTTATCTTATTCATTAACCCATCCATATCATTATATTCAAATACATCTCTTTCGCATATGTCCAATGCATCACTGTTTTTTAAATATAGTGTTACTTTATTATCTCCTTCAATCATCATACTATCTATTTCGTCAGAATAAACATATACTCCGCCTCTATGTTCGTACACAACCCAAATCCTATCTCCAATACCAAAGTTAGTTTCTATTTTCATTATCTCTATCCTTTCCTGTTATAATCTCACAAATTATAACCCCTATTAATAATATACCTAATATCCAACCACCTTTAATTAGAAAAGGCAAAACAAGAACTGCTAAAATTAATGCTAAGCTTCCAATTACATACATAAAACCAGATATTAAAGCAATAATTAAACTTATCATAATTCTTCACCTTCTGTTTCTTCTAACATTTTAATTACTCTACTTAATATGTCAGTCTTTTCCATTTTACTATAATCAACATATAATGGAGTATTTATATTAAGTTTTAATATTTTAATTATTTCATTTAATTCTTCTTTATTATTGGTAATCATTTATTATATCTACCGCCTTTTTTATTAGATTTGTGTAATATCTTTGCTCTGGTCTCAAAAGGTCTGCAAAGTCTATTAAATCTTGTCTTTCTTTCATACTCATTATCTGTCTTTTAAATAACTTATCTCCTACTCCATTAAGTTTTCTTGTGGCTATTAATTCTTCATAATCAAGTTCCATTTATTTTTCCTCCTCTTTTTCAATTATGCCAGCTATCGTCAAATCGTATATTAAGCTTTGTAATTTGCCAGCTATTAAACAATTTTTATTACAACGTATTTGTAAATATCTATGTCTTTTGGTAACATATACCATATATGCAATTTCCCCATTAATTCTTCTTATATAAGCCCAAATTCCATTGTTTTCTTCAAATCCAAATTTCTTTAAAATTTCTAAATTAATATTATCTCTTACCTTTATCATTTTGTTCTCCTTTCCTAATCAATAAATATATCAAACTAGCAACAACTTCGATAGGAAATAGAACTATATCCAAAGAAACCGAAATAATTAATAACAATATATCAAAAAGCACCAATGGCACGAGATATATTATAGGAATGTTTTGCTCTCCTTCACTACCGACAATTAACCAAAATAAGAATTTCATAACTAGTGTAAAAATCATTTATTTTCTCCTTATTCTTTTATTTTTAACATGTCTATTCTCCTTTTTCATAACTAATCACAAACCACAGCCATTTATATATAGGAGGATTACATTTTAATGTTAATCTTCTGGGAATAATATAGTAGTACCATTGGCTGTGATAATATTTCGCTCTATGGATTCCTATCTTTAACATATCTATTCTTCTCCTCCTAGTAACTCTGGATTATCGTATATATTTCCAATTACCTCCATAAAATTATTCACAAAATCAACTCTCCCATAATTTTTATTCATATTTGTAACATCTATAGAAAATCCATTGTATTCATATATAACTTTTCCTATATCTTCGTCTCTATATTTGATTTTTACTACATCTCCGCTCATATATTTCTTTTCCATTCTTATCGTGTAGTCCTGTATATTGCATTAATTCAAATCTCTTTGTTGAAGTATCTTCTATATATCTATCTTGTATATCTTCAAAATAATCGAATATCGTTAAAATGTCATATGCTGGGTACCATTCTTCTCCTGAATAAGTATAGTCTGTATAATAATCCCCAGTATTAACTGTGTCTAGTAACCCTTTTACATTCTCTTGTGTTATCATTTTATTTAAGGCTCTATCCCACACTCTAAACTTTATTTCTCTATTCATCTTCTCCTCCTACTTAATAAAACCACATATTCACTCTATGTTTATAACAATATTTGAACATATTTAACCATAACTCATGCATTGTCCACTTATCACTATAAGGCAAATCTTTAATTCTTAGTTTCTTCAACTCATTATAAATTTTTTTACATTCTTCAGGTGTTAATTTTCCATCACAATCACTATGCCATAAAAATATATCTAAGTCATCATTGCATAGCTGATTCCATTGTTTAATCTCATCATCTGTAAATCCATATTTAGGAGTTAAATAAAGTTTTTCATAAATTTCTCCTAATGTTTTATTAAAAGCTTTAGCAACTTCTATTCTATAACTGCTAAATCTCACATATCCACCATGATATGTATCTTCTCTTTTTAATCCTTTTATATGAATATCTAATCCCATTATTCTCCTCCTACTTTATAGCAATTAGCCATATAGCTTTCTTTTGTTAGTATTGTTTTTATATCTTCTTCTCTAATGCTTCTATTTAAAAGTGAATCATCTTCTATAATTAAGCACCAAAAATCATTACCATATTCGTCGACATCTTCATATTTATCAATAACCAAATGTCCGTTTACTATGTCTCCAGCTTTTGTTAAATCTATTAGTTGCTTGCTGTGTTTTACTATATATTTTTTTATTTTCTCCCATTCTTCATCACTTGGATAACAAGGCGGTATTCTATAATCTATACTTTCAATAAATTTACATTGTTCTTGCCCCATCAGCAAATAATTTTCTTCTACTTCCTGTTCCTGTCCTTCTCTTTTACCTTTCGTATAATGTGGAATAAACTCTTTTATTTTTCCTATTAGTCCATCTTTTGTTTTTACATATTCTCCTACTTCAATTCTATCTTCCATATAAGCCTCCTTATTTTTCTGGCATCTCGTATATATCAAACCTTATACCTTTTTCTAAAAATTCTTTCGCAGCTCTTGCTTGCGTTCCTGCACATGAACATTTAAACAAATTGAAATTTGCATTATATGTTACTATCTCAGATAATATTTCTTTTGCTCTTTCTTCTGTATCGTATGCTCCTAAAATTATACATCCCCCATTTTGTGTCACACCCTGTAAATCATATCTTTTCACATTATCTTTTGGCGGATAAATGTTGCGTACAAAAACTCCTGTTTCAACTAAATTCTCAAAATTAAATATTCTTTTCTTGTTCTGACTTACTATTATCATTTTTAAAATTCACTCCTTCTATAAATAAAATTCTATACTTGATTTGGTAACTATCCCCCGGGGTATATGTTCTACAATATTTAAGCACTCCTATCTCTTCAAGCTTATCTAACATTCTTTGAACCTTCTTATGGTTATAAGTCTGCTTTTTATAACTATACCCTATACTGTGTAATATGGTACTGTATGTAAAAAAACTTTCTGTCCCATACATACTATACAGAGAACTTAAAAATAAATATACCTTTATTATATTTTCTATTCCAACACCATATAACTTAGATAAAATATCATATGAAACATATCTCTTATATTTCGAAATCTTCAATGTGATATTGGCTATTTCATATTGGTATTCATTTTCAACAATATAACCTAGTTCAGCTAAATTATTGAAGGCTTTATAAAATGTTCTTTTGTTTATACCTATTTTATTATATGCTCCCCTTATAGAAGACTTGTTTATAAAAAGCTTTTTCTTTATCATTGTACTATTTAATATCAACCAAACATATACTCTATCTGAAATGTCTTTGTTACCTAAAAATTTATTGTCACTAGGTATCCCCACTGTTGCCATTTCATTCAACCAATATCACCTTCTTTCATATAAGATATTTAGTAAGCTAGCGGGCGGGGCTACAAGTACGCTTTTAATTCTTATCGACCTTTCATACTAGCTTCTTTTAGTATATCATATTTCTTTATAAATGTCAATAGTTTTTTGCAAAAAAAATTCAAACAGTGCATTTTTTAATACCCAAAATATTTCAAACGGTGCATTTTTTAATACCCTGTTTTGCAAAAACAGTGCATTTTTTAATACCATAATAATTATATAATATAAATATATATATAATAATTATATATAATATAATAATGTAAAATTGAAAATTTTTGTTATTTACTAAATTTGAAAATTTTGGTTATTTACAAAAATTAATTCTATCCTTATTTGAACTACATTTTTTACTCTATCCTTACTTGGAATGTTTTGGACATACCCTTAACTCACTTGCTTCTTCAAACGATAAGAATGCCTTATGTATTTACTATATTAAAATTTGCGGCTAATTCTTATTTTGTGCTTTATTTCTAGTTTAGCAAATTTTGTGATATTTGTTATATATTTTAATATATTTTATATGTAAATTGCGAAGAAATCTCTATATTTTTAGAAATTTTGAGAAATTATTTTTACTACTTATTTATATATATACTTTTTTTAAAAAGAGATTTCGAGCTAATATATATATACTTATTTAATATATAAAGACATAGCATATCGTTTGAGCTTGGAAAGAAATTATCTCTTTACTCATTTTAAAACAATCAATCTCAAACTCTTGCTATAACTAGGTTTGAAAGATTTTAAGATATTTTAAGCATAGCACTTAAAGGGAAAATTAAATAATTAACGGAGATTTTAAGTGTCTTTAGGTGGAGAAGAGAAGTGCTAGGCGTGATATGAAAGAGAAAAAACGAACAGATATTTGGAAACCACGCCCCACCCTAGTTTACATAAGATTAAAACACGGGGCGGATTGTTTACAAAACTATAATTTTATAAACAATTTATTTTACATTATTCTAAAGTTAACATAAATAATTGATATATTTTAAAATGGAAAATTTTTCCATTTTTTAAAGTTTGATAGATTTTAGGGCTAAACTTGAAAAGGTAATACAAAAAAGAAAAATTAAGAACACCCAAAAAAACAAAAAATACTTAAGAACATTATTCACTATTCACACTTTTACACGTGGAGCAAAAAAGCACGATAACATACAATAGCGAATAAATGCGACACGATACAATATAACAAATAAAACATATTATAATATATAACATAATATAATATACTGTATTATCTAGTATTTAATACTATGTTATATGGTATAATATACAAGCTATTGAAACAATAACAATAATAAAAATAAAACAAGTGTTCAGAAAAAGCGACTTGCTAGATTGTGTTTTGGGCTTGTTTTATAATAAATTGATATAGTTATATAGATAAAATAAAAGTCGTTTATTTTAGATTATAGGGTTAATTTGGAATATATAGGTTAACATAATACGGGCGAATTTTAACAAAAAAACAAAAAAAATAAAATAGTAAAATCTAAAATATTAATACAAAAACAGAAATATTACAAATATATTACAAATATTACATTTATATTACATTTTAAGAAAAGACTTGCAATCTATAAAATTTAGGTGTATAATATCGATAGATAAAAAATAAAGGAGTGATAAAAAAATGAAAAAAAGA